CAACAACAATAACACCAACGGCAGCGGCGATGACATTAATGATGCTTGTCAAAGCGACGAGGAGTGCGCCGACCACTCCTTTTCATCTGACGCCGCCAGCCAAGACAGCAGCAGCAACAGTGAGGAAGAAGAAGACGACGACAACAACGAGGTTGGAACCATTCACGGTATCTCTTTGGCCAAGGCGATCGGTGCCGCGCTGGCCAAGGCACGACGCGAGGCCCAGGAGACGCTCACCCAGCCGCGCTTCACGGTCAATGTCATCGCCTACCCCGCAGCCGAGGCCGCCCGAAAGCACGAACCCTTTTTAATACCCGTGGCGACCGACGAAAATGGCAACGCCATTGACGAGGTCGAGGAGTGGAACCGGTGGATGAACATGACCAAGGAGGAGAAGAGAGCCATAACGGACGCCGCCAAGGCTGCCGCGGCCGAGGCGGCCGCCCGAGTGGAACTGACGCCCGAGGCAGCGCAATGGGCCGGGCGCATCTACGAGATCGATCAGGCCCTTGAACGGAACCGCGCCGAAGCCGGGCCTCTCCGCGCCCTCATGGCCGCCCTCACCGTTGACCTGCCCGACGCACCGTCGACAACAACCACACAGAGTGCGACAACAACGCCCAATGGCAACGGCGACGACGACGACGCCAAACCGATTAACGGCCGCACCAAGGCCGCCGAGGCCAAGCGCCTTCGTCACGCCCAACACGCAGCCATGCGCGACCGCGTCGCCGCCTACCTGGCCGCCAACTATCCGCATGCCGACGAGCGCGGCGGGCTGGCCGTGCGGTTTGTCAGTCCCCGCTCGGCGACGGGCGGTGCCAGCGCGCCCGTCACCTACCGCATCCGCGCCGTCGAGCGCGCCCGCAATGGCAACATGGGCGTCAGGCGCTATGCCACCGCTGCCGTGTCGGCCGCCGCGGCGTCCCTCGCCGCCGTGGGCCTCGACCCCACACGCCCCTACTCGCCGGCACGCCTCCAGCAGGCCTTTGGCGACCACGGGGTGCGCTCCCACCTCCTCGACGCCCTCAAGCGGGCCATCGCCACCGAGCGCCAGGCCTGCAAGCCGCCGCTCGCCCGCAACCTCGTCATCACCAAGGCGCCCTCGGGCAAGCGCTCCACCTAGAGCCTGTCACGTCCCTAGAAAAAAAAAGAAAAGAGGCCCACCTGTTGCATCGCAGCACGACGCAAAAAGGTCATTTATTATCATTGTAAAAGAAAAAGAAAGAGAAAGCCCTCTCGGCGATGGCGAGGCCTTGCAAAAAAGCCTTTCCGTTTCTCGGCGGGGCCGACTTTTTGAGCGACAACATCAGCGACGGCAAGAGCGGCGGACGCACGCACACACAGAAAGGATAGGGTCGCAGCCTCGACCAAAAAAATAGACAGCGGCGACGCCAAAAAATCCGTGTCGGCTTGTCTTGTCGATTTTTCCATGCCTTGATTTATCCCGGTTTTTAATAAATATATGTATGGATTTATCCCGGTTTTTCATGGATATATTCCAGTACCTCGCAAAAATTCGGGGGTCGATTTGTCGGCGCTCGCGCGCAGCGGGACGGCCGGCTTGTTGTCAGTGCGCAATTCTGGAGGGTCACCGCAAAACAACTTTGTGTTGTTGTCGGCGGCGCTCGCTGTCGGTCTTTCGACATTGCCGTCTCTTTTTCTCTGGCTTTGCGACACAGCACGCCATTGGGCCTTGGCTTCCGCCTTTTTCTTTCGCCTTTTCCGTCGCTTTTTCCTTTGCGGTTCAAATGACGACAGGGCGTGGCTGCCAGAAGCGCCGACGCGCTCGGCTCCCCAGAAGAACAAGGAAAAGCCGCAAGGAAAAAGTCCCCAAAAAATTTTCTTCTGGCCGCTTCGCGGCGATCGACTGGCTCCCGACTTTTTTTTTGAGACAAGGTCTTTCAATGCTCATGACAATCGAGGACACAGAATCGGCCTTGCGCTGTCTGCTTGACTTTTTTGTTGGTGTCAGAGACGCACAGCGGCCCTTGCGAAAAACTGCCATTGGTCGAATCTTTTTGCTAAAGAAAAGACAAAAACAATCAGAGGTAAAAACGGGGAGCAAAGGCACTTCCGTGCGAGCGTCTTGATGGCGTCTGCATCGTCCAGCGCCTCTTGGGTGGGTTCTCTTCTTTCTTGTTGTTGCTCCCGTCGATGGCGTCACGTAAAAAGGCCGCCCCTTGATGGCAAGACCGCGTCGTGATTGCCGCGCGACTGGATTGACGGCGGCCATGGAGAGCACCACCGGTGACCGCGGCGACGACAACAGCGAAAGAAGGGACTCTATGCAAGAGGACAAAGATGCGCAAGAGCGCACAACCGACAGTGAGACGGAGGACGCTCAAACCAGTGAATCATCGCGGCATTGGGCATGGATCACGCACTGCGCACGAGAGGCGTCAATGGCCTTGAAGGCGACTCGCCACAGCAGTGCGTGGGTCGGCGAAGCGGCCGCTATCCTGCGCGCCGTGTCCGCTCACCCGATCCTCGCAGCACAAGCCGGCGGCAGCACGAGCGATGATGATGACGACGATGACGATGATGACAGCGATGGTAGCGATGGCAGCGACGAGGACAGTCAAAACACAGAGAGCGTCGAGGATACGGAAAATCGCTACAGAGAAATCTTGGGCGCGCTGGGCATCCCTGCCGGCGACGGCGTGCGCGGCTGCGATCGCGCCGTCGACGCCCTCGTCGGACTGTGGAAAGAACTCGATGCCGATCGCGGCGCCATGGACATGGTGCGCGCCTACATTCGAAACTGGCCGCCGTCACGCGAGGCGCTGTCGTGGTTCCTCGTCGACGCGCGTCAGTCTTGCGGCGACGACTCTGCCGAGACCGACAGCAGCAACAGCAGCAACGACAACTCTGACAGCACAGATGGCGCCCGCAGTCACCGCATTCCGTCGCTCGTCGAGGCGCTCGGCAATGTCGCCCGCCTGGCCGCATGCAAGCGCGCACTGGCCGAAGCACAGCGGTTCTCCTTGTATCCAACGTCGGCCAGTCTGCGCGCAAATGTCGACGACGGCAGCACCAACGACGCCCAGTACCTCATTGCGTGCACGCAAGGGTACGCGTATCACGAGTACGACATGGGGGTGTTGGTGAGTTTTGCGCGCGGTGAGGCCGCCGACGGCGCCGGCACTCTGCTCGGCCGAGCCTACCGGCAGGGGGGCATCTTCAAGGACGCCGACCTGCCGCCGGTGCCGGTGCTCGGGCCGCTGCCGTTGCGGCTGCAGCCCTATGCCGGGTTCATTCCGGCGCTCCTCGCCGTTGTTCTCGACCATCGCGCCGTCCACGACGATGGCGCACAGTCGGCGCGCAATTTCGTTCGCAAGGACGAGGACGACAGCGACGACATGCTTTCGTGGGATGACGAGGACGGGGATGGGCGAGATGAATTGGTGCTGGAAGACCCGGAGCCCTTTCCGCGCTATCCGGCGCACTGGCACGACGCGGCGTCGGCGACTGTCGCATCGCTCATGATACCCGCCGTGTCGCCGGTCGACGTGCCGCCACGTGTCATCCTCGAACACATACCCATGGCGTACACGAGCCGCGTTGCTCGCTACGCCTGGATCACCGAGGGCGAATTGGAGCGCCTTCTGGCCGCCATCGCCGGACAGCACGTCCTCTCGATCATTGGACTTGCGCGTCGCACGGTGCACTCCCGACCGCCTGCCGAAACTGGGCACGTCATCTACATTGGACGACGGCACGGCAAGGCAAAGAAGACGCGTCCCGTCGCGCGTCCGGTGCGTACCTTTTGTCCCAAGACCCTGGCGGTGCAGGCGCGCGATGCTGCCGTGCGCAGTCGGACCCGCGTGGCATTGGACCCGGCCTCGCTCCCATACGAAATCGCCAACCCACTCGCACTCGCCATTTGGGTCGATGAGTGTACTATAGCAGGCGCAGCCACCGCCACGGACGACTCTGATCCTCACCGCAGCGCCGAGCGACTCTTGGACGTCGCCTGCTGTTGGGGTGTCGAACCCAGTCCCACTCAATTGCAGACGCCGCGCATCCTGTGCGGCGCACTGGCCCGCCATGCCGTCGCCCGTGGCCTGTCTGTCGATGGCGCACGCCCTGTGCCTGAATCGGTGACGAGGATCGGACCGCCACTGCTCACGACCGCCGAGCACGAGGCCATCGTCGAGGTCTGCACGGCGCCCAAGGCCAGGCGCTTCCTTTGGGCGTCTGACGATATAGGCGCCCTGGTCCGCACCGTCCTGTGGAATGATTTGTGGCTCACCCGAATCAAGAGCAACGAGCCACCCGACGGCAACGAAATCGACTTTTTCAACATCGACCCCGACGAAGACCTCTTTGCCTTTGAAGTGGGGGCCGTTGCCGAGCGCGTGCGTGCCATTTTGATCGACGCCAACGAGCGATACAATGCGAGGCCCGACGAGCAGACTCGCGCGCGCAGACGACGCACTGTGGAGACACGCATCCAAGTCATGTTGGCCATCGCCGCCGTGCGCAGCGGCCTCGCCATCTCCGCCGCCGACCTGGCCGACGCCGGCAGCGCCGCCGCCCTCTTGGCGCCTCTCGACGCCCTCTTTCCCTAATAGGAAAATGAGCATACACAAAAACATCTGTTGTCGCATCCCACACATGCTGTGCCGCCCAAAGAAGAAACTCGTTGCAAAAAAAAAGAAAATGCATTTCCCCCTCTTTTTTTTATTCCTTTGAGGCGCGCAAGGCCGCTACCAACGGCCAGGTCGACTTTTTTCATGCCGACTTTTTTGGGCGGCAGTGCGCGCGATTTCCGCTGTCTCGGGTTGTGTCCTCTTGCGCGAGGCCCTGGTATTGCCAAAAAGAGCCTCGTCCGTTTCTTGGCGGACCCGACTTTTCGAGCAACAACATCAGCGACGACGTCAGGGGAGATGACGGCGACATTGGCGGGGCCGATGCACGCGCACACAAAAAATGTGAGCGGCCCAATCTCGACCAAAAACAGACGACAACGCCAAAATATATATGTCGGTTTTTCTTGTCGATTTTTCATGCCTTGATTTATCCTAGATTATAAAATGATAATGTCTAGATTTATCCCGGTTTTTTCATGGATATATCCTGATACTTTGCGATTTTTGTGAGGGGCGATTTGGGTGTTGTTGGCGCGCGCGGCAGAGGACAGCCGACTTGTTGTCGCTGCGCGATTTTGGAGGGTCGCCGCAGAACAACTTTGTGTTGTTGTCGGCGGCGCTCGCTGCCGGTTTTTCGACATTGCCGTCTCTCTTTTTTTGGGCCTGCGACACGGCGCGCGCCATTGGACCCTGGCGTCCCGCTTTTCCCTCGCCTTTTCCCTCCCCTTTTCCTTTGCGGCTCAAATGACGACGGGCTACCGCCGCCAGAAGCGCCGACGCACTCGGCTCCCCAGAAGAGCGAGAAAAACACGCAAGGAAAAAGTCCCCAAAATTTTTTCTTTGGCCGCTTCGCGGGGATCGACTGGCTCACGACTTTTTTTTGAGACGAGGTCTCTCGATGCTCACGACAATCGAGCGCACAGACCCGGCCCTGCGCCGCCTGCTCGACTTTCTTTTGTTGGTCTCAGAGACGTACAGAGGCCCTTGCGAAAAATTGCCATTGGTCGACTCTTTTTGTTTGTCTTTTTTAAATAAAAGAAACAAAAAAGAAAGGAAGACCGCAAAAGAAAAGAGGGCCGACAGCATGCGTCCGTCAGTCGCAAGTCAGAGCCGCAATCGAGAGAGCGCCTTTCTCGTCGCCGGTCTGCGTGGTGTCATAGCACGAAAGACAGAGGGCATATCTGCGCCGTTGCTTTTGGCTCGTGCCCGCCCGCAGCCTTGGGGCGGGCACGCCAGACGGGTCAAGAGACCCTGGCGACGGCGCTCGACAGTCATGACGTCGGACGACGACGACAGGCGAACAACGACTTGGTTTTTCTTGTCGATTTTTTCATGTCTGGATTTATCCCGGTTTTTTCATGGATCTATTCAGGTACCTCGCAAAAAATTCGGGGGTCAATTTGCGTGTCGGCGCTCGCGCGCGGCGAGGCCGGGTCGGCTTGGTGTCGCGCCACAATTTTGAGGGGTCACGACAAAACAACTCTGTGTTGTTGTCGGCGACGCTCGCTGTCGGGCTCTCGGTCTTTTGCCGTCCCCTTTTTTTTGTGGCCTTGCGACAAGGCGCGCGCACGCCATTGGGCCTCGGCGTCCTCCTTTTTCTTTTCTCTTTTCCGCCTCTTTTCCTTTAGGTCTCGAAGGGACGGCGGGTCGTCGCTGCGCGAGGCGCGCGCGCACGCCCGACCCCCCAAGCACCAAAAGGAAAATCAGGCAAGGAAAAGGGTCCCAAAAATTTTTTCTCCAGCCGCTTCGCGACGATCAAATGGCTCCCGACTTCTTTTTTTTTGGTGGGCCGGGCGCCTCTCGGTGCTCACGACAACCGGGGGCAGAGCGTCGACCCTGCGTCGCCGCTCGACTTTTTTTGTTGATGATGTGGCCGGTCGCCCTCTTTTTGGTTTTGTTTTGTTTTTTGGTCCCGTCGGTCGTCGCCAACAACTTTTTTTTCCCACTTCTCTTCCCCCGGCTCTCTGCGCCAGAGGTCCTCGGCCTCCAGCCCAGTCCCCCCCCCCCCCAAAATTCCCTTTTCTTTTGTCCTCCCATCGCCCGACCCACCTCCCTTTCAGCGATGCCCATCGGTCCGTCCTTGACGGTCGCCACACAATAGACACGCCTCTGTCAAAAAAAAGAGGAAAAAAAAAGAGACGACTTTTTGGACACACCCCGCCTTCCAGGCCGCCACCGCGACGCCACCGCGCCGCAGCCACGACGACGACGACGACGCATTTCCCGCCCGTGGGGACCACCCCTGTCGCAAGCCTTTGATACAAATAAAAAGAAAAGTTTGCGACTGTCGGTCGTCTCTTGTCCGCCTCGCCCCGCCGACCTTTTCTTTGTTTGCCGGCGCCGCCGTACTTTTTTTTCTTGTGTGTTTTCTCTTTGGTTTCCTCAAAGAGCGGCAGGTTGTGCTGCCGTTTGTCGCGCTTGATTACAGCCACCACCACCCACCCACCCACCCACCCACCACAACGGCGGCGGCGGCGACAAACAAACAACAACCCCAAGGGGCATGGAGGATGACCAAGATACGACGGCGCAACGGACGGTCGGACACCGACCCGAGGCTCGCCGCGACGCCTACACGACCCTCACCCGGCACGCTCCGTGCGCGTTATGGGCCTTGTCCATGACCCGGTACAGCAGCGCGTGGGCGCACCAGGCAGCCGCCATCCTGCGCGCCGTGTCTGCCCACCCCATCCGCACGGTGGCCCGCGCCGACTCCAACGGCGCCGTGGACGACTCGATACGCGGCAGACTCGAACCAGAACCCAGCAGAGGCGATGATGATGATGACGATGTATGGACTGATGATGATGATGACGACAGTGACAGTAACACTGACAGTAACACTGACAGTGAGAATGATGATGGAAATAGTGACGATGATGACGATGACGACAACGGGCACATCGCGAATGACGCAAGAATCTGCCAACAGTCCGAGGCCATGTACAGGACCATGCTGGACAGGCTGGACATCCCTGTGGGCAATGGCGGCGCACGCGGATGCCAGCGCGCCGTCGACGCCCTCGTCGCGCTGTGGCGAGATCTCGACGCCCACCGGGCCGCTTCAGAGATGGTGCGCGCCTATCTGCGCACGTGGCCGCCATCGCGCGGCGCGTTGGTTTGCCTTCTCGACAGCGCGCGCCGTCGGCATGAGCGCGACGTCATCGGCGACCCGTCTGCGCGCCTCGACGCGAAAATCGACGGCCAAGCCGACGCGCACGGTCAGACGCCGTCGCCCGCGGCACTCATCGGTGCGCTCGCGGACGTCGCGCGCTCGGCCGCCTCGCGACGCGCACTCGACGAAGCACGGCGCCTGCGCGACGCATTAGCCCATCTGCACGCACGAGACCGCAACAGCGCCCGCCACCACGACCACCACCACGACGATGACCACGCACGACGTATCGACCACGACACATGACACCGACGACGACGACGACGACGAAAAAGACGACAGAGCCAATGACAAAGAGGGCGATGCCAGGGATGTCGATGACGAGGACGACGACGAGGACGACATGCAATACCTAGTCGCTTGCACAAGTGCTTATACCGAGCGATGCGACGTGGGCGTCCTCGTGGGCATCGCGCGCGGCGACGCCGCCAACGGCGCCGGTACGCTGTTGGGCCGAGCGTGCCCGCAGGGACCCACCGCGAGGCACCACGACCCGCCGCCGGACGCACCGCCCGCGCTCCATTCACTGCCATTGTGGCTCCGACCCTACGCCGGCTTCATCCCGGCGCTCCTCTCTGTCTTTCTCGACCACCAAACCATCAAGCACGACATGTCGCGCACGCGCGATGCCTTTTGGTGGGACCCCTCATGCGGCCTCGCCTCCCAGCGCGACGCCACCGGGAGCGCCGATGACTGCGGCGAGGAGGGCGGGAGAGCAGACGCCCTTGCCGACCCGTTTGCGCGCCATCTCGCCCAGTGGAAGCGCGCAGCGTCGGCGGCCGTGGCGTCGCTCATGCGGCCCACCGAGGCGCCGGGCGACGTGCCGCCGCGTGTCATGCTCGCGCACATGCACAGGACGACGCCGTGCAGCGAACTCTGGTACGCGTGGATCGACCGGGACCACTTGGAGCGCTTGCTCGCTGCCGTCGCCGTGCGCCACGTGCTCTCTGTCGCCGCGCTCGCGCGTCGGCCCCGCGTCGAAACCGGCCCCGCCGCACTCGACCCGGAGCAGCGCGCACGCCGCGATCGCAAAGAAGGCGCGAGCCCGACGACGGCGTGCAGGCCTTGCCCGGCGACCCTTGCCGCGCAGGCGCGCGCGGCCATTGTGCGCAGTCGCGCGCGCGTGCCCTTGGACCCGGTCTCGCTCCCGCCCGAGGTCGCCGACCCGCTGGCACTCGCCATCTGGCTCGACGAGTGCACGCGCGCGGGCGACCCCTCATACGGCGGCGTGTGCCGCCTCCACCGCCGCCACCACCGCCACGGCGATTGGGGGCGCCTCCTGGACGTTGCCCGCCATTGGGGCGTCGAGCCGAACCCTGCGCAAATGTTGGCGCCGAGCGTCCTGTGCGGCGCCTGGCACGCCACGCCGTCGCCCGCGGATTGTTGCACGGCGCCGCCACCCATCGCGTGCCGCGGCTGGTGACAAGGGTCGGGCCGCCGCTGCTCACCACCGAGGAGCACTGGGCCGTGGGCCAGGTCTGCGCCGCGCCCGAGCACAGGCGCTTCCTTTGGATCGCGCCCGACACCATCGATTCCTTGGTTCGCGACGCCGTCGCGCGCGAACACACGCGCTCCCTCTGCATCGACCCCGCCGACGCCGGCGCCCCCAATCGCATCGTCTACAGCAGCAGCAGCCGGCCATTCTTCTCCTTTACGCGCGCCGGCGCATTCGACGGGACCATCAAGCCGGGCAGCGTCGGCGACCGCGCGCGCCTCATCATCGCCGAGGCCAACGCGCGCTACAATGTGACGCCCGACGGGTCGTCGCACGCAGCCACTCTGGAGACGCACGTGCAGGTTCTCTTGGCCGTCGCTGCCGTGCGCAGCGGCCTCGCCATCCGCCCCGCCGACCTGGCCGATGCTGGCACCGCGGCCGCGCTCCTTGGCCCTCTCGCCGCCCTCTTCCCCTAGGACGCACGATTGGTGCTTGCTGACGGCTAAAACCCCTCTATAAACGACCCACTAGAGAATCAAACATAGGCGATTTTACGAAATTTTTATTGGCTCACCTGTGACAGAGTTTTAGTCGTAAGCAAGCGCTGCGCGCGATGCACGGCATTGGATGCCCACCGGACCCCGCTGACAGATTGCGCGCGCGTGTGTGTGTGTTTTGCATGCCTTTGAAAAAACAAATACAGGGCTTTGCCCCAAACCGCTGCCGACAGGCGCGGGGGGGGAGGGGCGAGACCCCCTTTTTTTGTATTTGGCGCGCCCACTGCTTGCGGGCATTAGCCGGTCATATTCGACTAACCGGCTATTTTTCTTTCTTTCTTTCTTTTTTTTTCGACTAATAGTCGACTAACTGCGACTTTGGTCGGCACCGGTGGGAATCGAACCGTCCGTCAATAAACAGCATAAAATCGATATGAAAAGGGAAATAGTTGGACAAAACCAGTTGTTCAGACTCGAACCTCGAATGCGGGCGCGACTGCGGATCGGCCGCGCTCGCATTCGGGTCCGCGCTCGCTCCCGGGTCGAAATGCACAAATCGAGGTCACTTTGCGCCCGCCTTTTTTCTTTTCTCTTTTTTTCCGTCCCTTTTTCCTTTAGGTCTCGAAAGGACGACGACCCACCACCGCGGAAGGCGCGCGCACGCGCTCGGCTGACTCCCAAGCGCCAAAAGGAAAATCGGGCAAGAAAGGAGTCCCAAAAAAATTTCTTTGGTGGGCGAGGGCCTCTCGATGCTCACGACAATCGGGGCAGGGCGCCGACCCTGTGCCGTCGCTCGACTTTCTTTTTTGTTGGTGTTGTGGACGCCAACAGCCTCCAAAAAAAAGGCCATTGGTCCATTCTTTTTTGACTGCCTTTTTTTAAACAAAGAAAAGCAAGAAAAGCAATAAAAAAGGCGGTCGGCAGCGTGCGTGCGCCCGTCGGTCAGTGGGGAGCCGGGACCGAGATGGGGGCCGCCTTTCTCGTCGTCGGCCTTTTTTATGCGGTTGCGACGCCAGCCTTTCGATCCTGTCCACCGGCATCCGTTCCCGACGACAAAGAAAAAAGAAAAAGAAAGCCCTCAAAAAAAATTTTCCTTGGGCCGCTTTGCGACAATAAATCATTCTTCTTTTTTCCTTCTTTTGGAAAAGGGGGACATCAGCCTGCTAGAGGTGGATCGCATTGTTCTCCTTGCCGTGTATGTCGTCGCTGTTGCTGCCGTTGTTGTCGGCGCAGGAGGATCGGTCGCACGGCATCGATGGCCGAGATGAGCGCGTCCACGCTCGTATCATCATTGTCGTCGTCGCTGCCACCGCCGTCGTTGTTGTTGCCAGACACGGCAGCCGTCAGTAGCCCGCGCACCGCAGTCTCCACCTTGTCGTCCGTGGCGCCCGAGCGCGCTGCCAAAGCGGGCCGTTGTGGTTGTTCGACGGCGGCGGCGCATGTCGTCTGCGTTATCGCCTTGGGCGCAATGAGATCGGCGTCGCATCCGTTTGGGGCGTCGTCGAGGCTCATGGCGCCTGCCGATGGGACCGCGTCGCACGCCAGAGAGGGCTCTGATTGTCCGATCTCGCGGGATCGCGCGTCGTCTTTTTCGTGAGACAGCCTCGGGCGCTTGAGAGCGCGCTGGTCGGCACCGCGTGCAGCGCCGCCTTCTGGCCCAGCGGCTCGCTCGTGGCCCGTCGCCGTCGTCGTCATCACGGTCGTCGTCAGCGACGCCGAAAAGTTGCGCTTGCGTGGCGATGACGACGCGCCCGCTGCGGGAGATCCACCACCGGCGGCGTCTTTGAACGCGGCCTCGATGTGGCCTCGGATGATCTGGAGCATCGCGCTTCTCCGCCCTCGCCCCTGTCCTCGCCGTCGTCCCTTCTCCATGTCGGCGTCTCGATCCGCGATGGCCCTAGCCTTGGCGCCCCGCCACACAGACACCAGGGTGTTCAGGAGGGCGGCGCGCTGAGGCTCCTCGATCCATGTCTGTAACTCGCCGAGCCTCCACTCGATCCAGTCCGCCGGTGCGCTCCATTCGCTCACAAGCCCCAGCAGGCACCGGTATGCCGACGGTGCCGTCTCTGCCGCCAACGCCGCGTCATCGCCGTCGTCTCTATGGGCGCATCGCCGTTGTCGTTGTTGTTGTTGGCCGTCGTCACAGTCGTCACCGTTCTCGTGGCAGCCGCCGCTGGCGACGCAATCGCGCAGCCCGTCTCGGGTCGCCGCCGGTGCGATCACCTGTTGAAACAGACTCGCCAGGAGGGTCTCCTTGATGGCGCGATGGGCCGCATACCGGTGTACACCCACCTCGTTGGCGCACACGTCGTCAAAGCACGCGTACACGGGTACGTCGTCGTCACCGTCGGACGGAACCGTCGAGTGGCGCGCAGAGGCCGAGGCCTCGGCTGGCGCGTCTGCTGGCGCCGCATGCCGCGAGATCGCCGTAAAGTACCGGTAGAGCCGGTGCAGCACCACGTACACTGCCGGGGGTCCCCGCGCGCCCTTGCGCGCTCCTCCGCGCGCCGCCCTCAAGGCCCTGATCTCTCGTCTCTGCACCTCGGCCCAGGGCACGTCATCTGCCGACGCCCTACAGAAGGTCACTGTCGTTTTTGTCGGTGTCGTCGACGTCACAGGAGAATCCATACTGGTGTTGTTGTTATTGTCGCGGCTTGTTGCACTGCCCCCGCCCGAGCCACAGCGATCGAAAGGGAGAAAAAGAAAATGGCGCGTGGCGACAAGCGGTCCGAGCCCCGATGGTTGGGTTCGAACCTTTGCCAGTCGGTGGGCGGCTGAGCCGCTTTTTTGTCTTTCCCTGGTCTCGGCGCCTGGCTGCACAGCCCGGCACCAATGCGTCGTTTTGGCCCTCGTCTCTTGGTTGGTCTTTAAGCGACGATTCGTCCGCAGGCGTGTCGGCAAGAAGTCGATCGAGATGCCCCCGGGCGGCCTCTCGTGGATGTTGGGCGCAAAGCGAAAAGAGGCAGCGGTCGGCCTTGGTGCCAATTGTCCTCCTTCCCCGCGGTTCTGCCGCTCGGCTGTTGTCTGTTCTTTGGGTGGTTGTGACCAATCGCGTGCGCGCGAGTGATTTGCGAGAGGAGTTGGTAAAAATGTGGCGTGGCCACAATCCGCACTGACGCGGGAGACGACCAGTTGCAGGGAGAAAAGTGCTCTTTCGCAAAAACAGCGGGTAGCCGCAGGCACACCCAGCCTCGGTCCTTGTTTCTTTTCCTGATTTCCGTCTTTTTCTCGCCGGTATCCCTCGTCCCTGGACGAGCCGACGACGACAGAAAAAAGAGAGATGCATTTTCTTTTCCCGGTTTCCGTCCTTTTCTTGTTGGTGCCCCTCGTCCCCGGACGAGCCGACGACAGAAAAAAGAGACGCATTTTCTTTTTCTGATTTCCATCCTTTTCTCGCTGGTACCCCTCGTCCCTGGACGAGCCGACGACGACAGAAAAAAGAGAGACGCATTTTCTCTTCCTGATTTCCGTCCTTTTCTCGCCGGTACCCCTCGTCCCCGGACGAGCCGACGATGACAGAAAAAGGAGAGACGCGTGGGTCCTTGGTCCGTCTTCCTGCGGTCCGGAGAAAAAATATCTGACCTCATATTCTCTTGAGAATGGGCGCGGCGGGCAGCGGGCGCAAGAGGCAACCATGGGCGCAAGCCACCTTTCCCGGCACCGCCGGCGCATCTCGCATGTTGGACGTCTTCATTGGTGCGTTGCTCATCGACTGAATTTCCTGAATCACGGGGCAACCGATGCTGGCAAAGGCCGGGCACATGGGTCGCTTTCTTTTCTTTTTGTATGGCCACAAAAAGGCGCGCGCGCTCTTGGCACAGCGCCGCACTGATATCCGCTGTTCAAAAGACCGCGAACCGATGCGCCTCATTGACAGACACAGGTTGGTTCGCGCCTGTGCGTGCTGTCGTGCCGCTTTCCCCCAAATGGCACAATGCGTTTTTCGTGTATGTACATTATACATTATAATATATACATTATATATACCCATTTTCCTTTTGTATTCTGTTGTGTCGACGAGCCGAGCCCGATCTAGTCGTGCTTTCCCGCCTGGCGTATCCAAAAGTTGCGGCACCAACGGTCGGTCTCGTGGGTGCCCTCTTGACCAAGATGGTCGTACCACACAGCGTCGATGCCGCTGGCGTCCTCGTAGCCCTCCAGTACGTAATTGCGTTCGAACCAACTTGCAAAGAGGCTGTGCGCGATTGAGCGCCGCGGGAAGACGCCATCGCCGCGGCACCGCATCACCTCGTGCGCAAGGGTGTCTGGTCGCACGCGTGTTGGGAGCAGGCTCGACGCGCGTTCGGCGCGGCCGTCGTAGCGGGCCGCCACCAGCGCGTACCGGCGCACGTCATAGAAGGGCAGACCCGCCGTCGCCATCATGCTCAGCGGTCCGCCGCCGAGCAACGCGATGGCGCTGAACACGCGCGCGTGCATGCGATAGGCGCGCCACGTGCGCCTGGCCTCGCGTCCAAGCGGCGCATGGGGTCCGTTGACGTCGTCGCCTCCAGCCGCCGCCTGGCGGGTGCAACGGACGCTGAACTCCATAATCTCAGTGTCAGGTTTGCTCGCCAACGGCGCCCTGATGGTATCGTGCGCGTACTCGGCGCATCGTGTGATGGCATCGAGCAGGTTCTTGACGACGTCCGTCACCCCGACGGCCTCGTCCCGCCAGTACCACTGACGGCTGTGGTCGCACGTGCGAATGCCCGCGACGTCGCCGCGGCCGTCGCCGATGGCATCGCACGGCACTCCGTCGACCGTGGGCCAGGCCGTGAACCGCTCACTGTACCGGGTCATGCACTCGCACAAATCTCCGTCGATGTCCACGGCGTACTGTTCTTCTCTGGCATAATCGTCGTCGGTCATGACTTTTACATGTTCGGCCCCGTCGACGTCGCCGCCGGCGCAGGTATCAGTGGCCTTTGGCGCGCGCGTTCCTCGACATGTCTTGTCCCGGTCGTCGGCCGTAGACCGCGCGCTGCTGGAGCCTTTGCGCGGCAGTGTCGCCCTTCTGCCCCTTGGTCGCTCCTCCTTGTTCTTCTCCGCGGCACTCTCTTCGTGGCCCACTTTGGTATCCGCCGTCGCCGTCTGGTCGTGCGCGCCCGGCTGGCTATACAAAAGAGCGACCCCTCGCTCGTGCGCTTCGTGTCCGGCTTTGTCGTGCCAGTAGGCGTCGCCTTGGATCACGCTGTCGATGACCCTGTCGATGACCCTGTCGACGACGTCACCGACAGCAGCGTCAGCGGTGACGGCGGTGGTAACGGCGGTCGGACGAGCGACATTGTTGTCGTGTCTGGGCATCTTGCGCGCCCTGCATCCGCATGCTTCACAGGCCGCGCAGCCCGAGGTCGAGCCGGATGCCCCTGACGCCTCCTCCTCTGCCGCACAATCGTCGTCTTGTTCGCGCGCACGCTTACTGGCCGCCTGTGCCGCCGTGTTTGAGCGGTTCCCGTCGCCGCCCTCCTCGGCTCTACGTGCACCACGGACGTGGTCGCGTGTTATATACGTCTTGCCGTCGGCCCGCATGGCCGCGCGCGCACGTCGCCAAATCGACCAGAGGGTCGCTCGTAGTTTGTGCCGCTCGGGCGCCTTGAACCATGTCATGAGTGCCTCTAGTGACCAGTCCATCCAGTCGACCCCGTCGCCATAGTCTTTGAGTGCGCGCTTGCTCACCAACGCGGTCAGGCATCGGTAGGTCGACGGGCATGCCGCCGCTGCCAACGCTCTGTCCTTGTCTGTGGCATCCGTGCCGCCTGCCGGCGCAAGCAAGACCTCGCACACGAGCGTGTAGATCAACACCTCGCGGATGCACCTGCGCACGGTCATGCAGGGGAGAGCGATCGCCTTGTCGCACACCTCCTCAAAGGAGGCGTAGCGCCATCCGGCCACCACTGGCGCTGCCGCGGCCGCGGCCGCATTGTCGGTGCCGCCGCTGCGCGACACGCCAATGAAATAGCAGCGGAGACGATGCAGCGCGTGATACAGGCCCAAGTGGTTCTTGTCCTTGGAGGCCTTGAAGTCTATCGCTTCCTTCAGGGCTTCGTCCATGGCGGCGTGCGAGGGCGCCGCCGGCAGGCGCGCCTCCTCTGCTGCTGGCGCGGTGCCGATCGCGTTGCCGTCTGTGGTCCGGGCTTGCGCCTCTCTTTCGTGCATTGCGTCCTGCATGGCCGTCGGCGCCAGAGTCGACAGAGCCTTTGTTGTGTTGTTTTGTGGGGGTGGGGTATGTTGATTGCCTGTCCACGCCCAAGATACCTGCCCCAGTCCAGGGATCGACGCGGCAGAGTCGGCCGCGCGATCCGCACGCCGCCCCCGTTACGCGCTGCGAGTCACCCCCTCCCCCCCCCCAATGCGCGTTTTGCCAGATCAGCACCTTGCGCCGCGCTTGCGCACATCCGGCATTGTCGGGTTGCCGCCTTGGTCCCGCGTGTCCTTTTGCGCCTCATCCCCCCCCCCAACCGGCCCGATCCGTTGTTCGGGCGCGCCTCTCTTCCTCTGCGTCGGCATGCCGTCCCGCCGTCGTCGGGACCCCTTGTGCGACTCTCTTTTTTTCCTCCCTTTTTTCGCTTTTGTTTGGAGGGTGGGATGGCGGTCGATTGCTGGTGCGTGCGCGCGGGCCTTGCGATCGGTTGACTCTGGTCGCCACCGTGCGCACCAGCAGCCCAGACCGGGACGCGGCTCCCTCTAAGCGAGAGGATGCGCAAATGGCTCTGGGGGAGAGAAGATTTTTTCAACCAGCATATATGCATCCTGCCTTTGTGGGGCAAGGCCATTCTTTTGTTTTTTTGCCCTCTTCTTTTCCTTCTTTTCTTTCGGCCAGCGGTCCTTGTTGTTGGCGACAAAGGCGAGCCGCCGTGGCTTGAGCAGGCGGATACGCCTGTCGACGACTAGGGCTTGACGCGCGCCAACCAGTACACGCACGACCACGGGTCGTCGGCCGTCGCCGTCGTCCTTCATCGTTGCTGTTGTCCTCGTCGTAGTCGCCTTTGTATGCTAGGCGGGGCCAACACTTTAGGTCGTCGCCATGGCGCAGCATCCCCGACATGCGCTTTCGGTGCTCGCCTGAATGGCGGCCGAGTGTGGCGTCCAATCACGCACGTCCTATGCAACTATGTGCCCCAGCGCCTGCGCGGCGACCCACAGCAAGGGCCCCAACAAAAAAAGCGTCCCCGGTGCTTCCCTATAATCCAGCAACTAAAAAGACCATCAAAGGCAACAAGAAAAAGAAGGCGGAAAAGGGCCGGCTGGCCAAAGACAGGAATGCAATCGACGCTGTCGGAGTGGGAGCGCCGGTGGCGCTTGGAGAGCGACATTGCCGACTTGGAACGCTTGCGCGACGCCGACACATGTGGCGATGGAAGCGAGTGGATCGACCGCGCGGCCGGCATCCTGCGCGCCCTGTGCGCCCGCCCGACGCTGCCGTCGCCGTCAGACAGCGAGGCAAAGGAAGAGCGCGAGTGCCGCAAGGTGTTGGAGGCGGCTGGCATCTCTTATGACAACGATGCGCGCGGGCGCGACCTCGCCATCGACGACCTCGTCGCCGTGTGGCAGGCCCTCCAGGCCGATCCCGATGCCATGGAAGCCGCCCGCGCCTATGTGAACACCTGGCCCCGTCGCGCTCGGCGTTGGCGTCGCTTGCGGACGACATGGCCCTCTCCTACGCCGCACTCGCACTTTTTCGATGCGACTGGATAGTCGCGTCCCGCGCCTCGTCGCCGCCGACGGTGCTCGTCGCGCTACTCGGAGACGCCGCGCGTACAGCAGCACACGAGCGCGCAACGGCAGAGAAGTGGCGGTTTCAGGGTCCGACGGCGTCGTGCGCCGGCGCCGACGACCAGTACCTGCTGCTCCACAGGGGGCACGACAACTATTACGAAAGGGCTGTCCTGGTGCGCATTGCGCGCGGCGACACCGCAAACGGTGTCGGCACCCTCGTCGGGCGCGTGTACCGCGAACCCGCACCCGAGAGTGCATTCGCCCTGCGTCTGCTCCCGCCTCTGACCAGTGCGTCCCTGCCGCCGCCGCTGCGCCCCTATTTCGGGTTCGTCCCCGTGCTCCTCGCCGCCGTGCTCGATGCGCACGACGCGCACGAGGGCGAGTTCTTTCCGCGGTGTCCCCACCTATGGCGTCGCACGCCCTGCACCGCAGTGCGCTCGCTCATGAGGGTCGTCGCCTCGCCAGCCGCTATCCCGCCCGCTGTCGTCAGGACCCACATGGACACGGCCGGCGCCCTTTTTGGCACTCGCTATGCGTGGCTCGGCGCGCACGAGTTGCAGGGCCTCTTGGCGGCCGCTGCGGGCTCGCATGCCGCCTCGCTGGCCCGACTGGCCCCCGCCCACGCCGACCCACCACCAACGACGACAGCGGTGGATGGTCACGATGACGACGCCATGGCTGACGAAGCCGTCCAAGGCCGAAATCACGCCCCCAATCGTACGACGCCACACGACGGCGTGACTACGACACGGCGCCCGACATGTCCACCGACTCTTGCGGCACAATCGCGCGCCGCCATTGTGCGCAGCGGCGCACGCGTACCGCTTGCAATCCTCCCCACCGAAATCGCCGATCCGCTCGCATTTGACATCTGGCTCGCCGAATGCGCGGCGGCCGACGCTGCATGGAATGGTTCTTCTGACGACCGCGAGGCCTCGGATCCCACACAGGGCGCCGACCGTCTCCTCGACGTCGCTTCCCACTGGGGCGTGCAGCCCACCACCGCCCAAGAGCGTGAGCCGCACTCGCTCTGCGGCGCGCTGGCCCACGTCGCCGTCGCTCGCGGCATGCGCGGCGGCGCCCGGTTCGTGCCCGAGTCCGTAGCCAGGGTCGGACCACTGTTGCTCACCAACGACGAGCACGCGGCCATCGCCGCCGCCTGCGCCGCGCCCAAACCCACACGCTTCCTCTGGACGGCGGACCCGGCCGGCCTCGTAGGCCGTGTCATCAACGACCATGAGTGGCTCGGCGAAATCGGTGGTGTATCGTTTGTCCATGACGTCGTCGATCGTGCACGCGCCCTCATCGTCGAGGCCAACGACACGCATAATGTCAGGCCCGACCACCCATCGGCCGCCACTGCCATCGAACCCCGTTTCCAGATCCTCATTGCCATCGCCGCCCTCCGTAGCGGTCTCACAGACCTCCGAGTCGACGACCTGGCCGACGCCGGCGCCGCCTCGGCCCGCCTCGGACCCCTCGCTGCCCTTTTTCCCTAATCCATTCTCACCGCGGCGCGCCCGCCATCACAAGGCATGGTACTCTGACAATATAGACCGCTTGGCCCGTTGAACTTGAAAGAAAAACATTACAAAATGATCTCTTAGCCCCCGTTCTATCTTCCCCTGTCTTTCGTCGGCGCCCAGAAAGGCGCCTCGGTTGGAGGCAGGGGTGAGTGGCTATTTGCTTCTCGGGGTGTCCAACTCCCCCGTGGCCCGGCGTCGGGCCTAGTTGGCGGCGGCGGCGCCGGTGTCCGAGCCTAGCGGAAATGCCTCCAGGCGGCCGATGTACCTTTCGGCATTCATGAGAAGGATGTTGCGAGCGCCGTTGGAGTCGCGATCGATGACGTAGCCGCAGTTGCGGCACTCGAACCACTTGGAGGCATTCTTCCGGAACGACTCTTCGATGTAGAGGCAGCGTCCACAGGTCATGGACGAGTAGTGCTCCGAGACGAGATGCACCTTGACGCCCATGGCCTCGGCCTTGTGCTGGAGACGCTGACGAAACTCGTAATGGGACCAGTGGAGCATCTGCCTCGTCGTCGTCTTGCTGAGAACCTGGGACGCACCGCGCGAGTTGAACTTGGGCAGGAGGATATGGTCGTAGCGTTGACACAACGCCTTGGCCGTCTTCCAGTGTGCGTCGACCTTGAGGTCGCGGCACTTGGCGTTGAGTTGTCGAACCCGCTTCCTGGCGCGCTTGCGCCTGCCCTTGTTGTTGTCGCCGTTGGCAAAGCCCTGGTTGACGAGTTGCGTGTCGATGTGGGACTTGATCCTGTCGGCGCGCTGGGCAACCTTGGTGATGCGGCCGATCTGGCCGTCGCCGACGGCTCCGAACCGTCCATCCATGTCGTACGAGGCCATAAAGGTGCGGACGCCAGGGTCGAGGGCGACGGCACGGACCGGGCGACGGTCCCGCAGTGGCACCTTGTCCGAGAGGCACTGGATCATGAGATGGTACCGACCATCGGCGTAGCGTAGGGTGGTCTGGGTTCTCGACGCTTGTTCGCCACCAGGCATTCTGGCCGTGAGGCGGTCCAGTTGTCGCTTGCGCTTGGACGGGCATCCCCACAAGGCCACCTTCTGGCGCATAAAGAGGACGCATGAACCTTCTCGACACTCTTTCGAGTCCCATCGCACAGTGTAGGGGTTGGTCTTGCTGGTCGTCTTGGCGTCGATGGAGAATGACTGCCGCGGCCTGTTTCTGTCCGGAGGCTTGACCTGTCGGGGGCGCATCTCGGTCGATCGTCCCCCGGTGAGTGTCTGCACGTCCGCATGCGCGCGACGCCATAACGGTCGGTCCTGGTACCGTCGTCGGTTTCTTCCGGGTTAGGCCGCTTTCGCTTTGCGGTCGCCGGCATTGGTGTCATTATCCTTGCCAATGGTGCGGATGCCGACGCCTGGACAGTGGGAATGAAGATGTCCTCTAGGCCCATAAGATACCTCTCGTGGGCCTGCGCTGCGCGATCCCATACCAAGGCCTTTTCCTCGACAAGGGCCTTGGTGGCGTTGATGGCCTGGCAAAACTCGATGACGGCGTTAGTGCGCACGTCGTTCTTGAGTCTGTCGCCTTTGGGGAGACGCTTCTCAAACAGAATGCGGCGCGTCGCCGGGGGCAGCGTCGTGTTTTCGATGCGCCCAACGACCTTTATACGCTTGTCCTCGGGGTCATCAGGATTGACGCGCTCGCGAGTTTGTATGTTTTCGCTGCAGATCGCCTGCTTGATCCCAAATAGCCGCTTCTTGGTGACGCCATCGCGCTGGTCGCCGACAAACTTGTAGGCTAGTCTCTTGGCCAGACATGCGATCGAAAAGGCGCGTTGAAAAAGGCGCTTCTGGGCCGCCGTGGGTCGAATCCGGAGAGCGAACACCCGACGGTCGGTCTTGGCGGGGTCGACCTTGGTATTGCACGAGGCGCTGGCGCGCTTGCCCTTGCGGCGCTTCTTTGCCGATGCGACAATCTCCTCTCTCGATAGAGAGGGTCGCTCGACGATCTCAAAATCGACCGGAACCGTAGCCGACGGTGGAGGCCGAGACATGGTCATGCGCACCCACCCGACCGGCAGGACATTCTCGGGCAGCGAAGCAAGGTCGGGTTGGTCGCAGAGGCGCCGCGCCAGGTCGGCCGTGCGTTGAGGATCAAACCACGGAGGCCTCCTGAGTTGCGCCGGCGCCGTCGATGGCCTCGTGGCGGCAGGAGGGTCCATCGAGACAGCGACGGCGTCTTTTAGGTTGTTGGTTGCGTCAGGGTGGTGCGGTGAGCGATAACCCGACGCCGCCCCTCCCGGTCTTTTATACTGTCCTTCTTTTTTTTTCACGGCCAAGCAGCGGACGCTGAGCAATCGACCAATGCAACATCACGCGCGTCGGCACGCCCGGCAAACCCCGTGCCCAACCAAAAAAAGTGCGGCCGACTGACACAGCAGCGCGACTGAGAAAAGGGGCCACGCCATCGTAGCGGTTGCCGCAGAACCCGACGGCGACGACGGCAGGCCAACAACAAAAAAGAATACGGCGACAAAAACCGACCGATCGTGCGATAGTCCATCCGGCCCATGCGAAAGAGAGAGAGAGAGAGAGAGAGAGAGAGAGAGAGTCGCCGCAAAGCGATCGGAGAAGAAATTTTTTGGGACGCTCTTCGCGCCGGCTGCAGTGGGCCACGGAGACGCCGACGTCGTCGGTCCCGCCGACAGCCGCAGCGGCAGGCGCCACCGACGCGACGTCATTTTCTTCGCCCAATAAAAAAAAGGAAACATGCGATCATACCAATGGCAGTCTCCGCCATCGCCGAGATTGCGAGAGGTCCTCTGCGATATCAGTGCGCAGGCTCTGGCCCGCGCATGTCATTGCGTGTGCAACAATGGCAAAAGCCTGTTTGATGGCGACCTCGTAAAATCACAGCATGACAAGATGGGCCGCTCACGCGCGCACGCACACACAACACGACCCCCGCCCAAAAATCGTAAAGAACCAGGATATATCCCTATAAAATCCTGGACAAAACCGACCTTTTATTTACCTAAAAATCCCGGATAAAACCATGCTCCTAAAAATCGCGCCCAACAAGCCCCCGAGCGGCCTATATTGCGCGCATACTCTGCGCGCTCGCAAAAACCGCAAACCCAAAAATCCAACAACTGATCCTGCCTTGGCGTCGGCCGGCGACATGCAAAAAGAACAAGCCGATCTGATCGACTGCTACGACGGCGACGACGACGACGACAACGGTGGACGACGACAGAGACAGCGGCAACGGCAAAACATCGCCTCGGTGACAAAAGAGGGCGGAAAGACGAGGCAAAGAACAATGATGCGCCTCAGAAAAAAGAGAACAAAAAAAGAGAGGTCGGCGCCGACGCCTCTTTGCCCGTCAAAAGAGATCACGGTCGCGGGTTCGAATCCCGACAGAGCCAATAGAGCCCCCAGGCACTCTCCTGCGCCAGAAAACACAAAATCCCGCAAAAAAGAAAAGAGAAAAACAAACCCCCCTGTTGTGCTCGCCTCTTCTTGCCGCCTGTTGTTGCCGTCAAAAAAAAAGAAAATGGGAAATCATCATGGAAATCCCGCCCTTTGCGTCGCCCTTTTTTCCCCTGTCTTTTTTTTATTGAATCGGCCCTGTCGCCATCTCGCTGGCCGCCCTTTTTTTTGGGGCCTCGATTTTTTGCTCGCCGACTTTTCTTTCTTCGTCCAGGTCTCTGGTCTCGGCCTTGCGGCCCTCTGTCCGATTTCTTTTTGTCGCTCCCCTCCCGTAGACCTCCTTTCCGAAATTCTCATTGGTCCGTCCCCTTTGTCGCCAAAAAATGGTTCGCTTTGTCGAAAAATAAAATAGATATAAAAAAAGGAAAAAAGACGACGCCTTTTTGGCCGTGCGCTTGTCGGTCTCTTGGCCTCGCGGGATGTGCACGCACGACGCCAGGGCGACGGCGCAAGGACGACGACAAGGAGACCCTTGACCACGACGGCGACAGGCATAAAAGAAAGAATAAAAAAGGAACAAGAAAGACGACATCGCCGCAAAAGAAAGACGTCCTTTCGTGTCTTGATTTATCCCGGTTTTTCGACAAGTAAATGTCTTGATTTATCCCGGTTTTTTCCTACATATATCCTGGTACCTCGCAAATTTTCACGCTCGATTTTGGGTCTTGTTGTTGTTGTCGCTCGCGCGCGTGAGCCGCCCGCTGGCCGTCATGTCGCCGCATGATTTTGCCACCTCGCCAACAAACACGGCCTTGCGTCGTGCGTGCCGCACTATCACCGCTGCCGCCTTTTTTTCCTCTCTTGGATCTTGGGCGCTGTCGATGTCCCTTTTTTCTTTTCAGGTTTTCCCCATCTTTTCCCTTTTGTCTGTCAGAGCGTCGCCCCAGAAAAAAAATGCCCCCCTCCATTTGCCGTCGTCGCCGCCAGTGCCCTCGCCCGCCCGTCTGCCCCATCCCACGCCTCGCCTCTCTCTCTCCTCTCTCTCTCTCTGTCGCCTACATGCACTCAAAAATTTTTTCTTAAAGAGGCCGCTTCGCGGCAATCGATCGTTGACCGTCTCTCTCTCTCTCTCTCTCTTCTCTCTCTTTATGTCGCCGTCTGCCCGTCTGCCTGGCGCCGTCGGCCCTTGCGTCCGCTGCCGTACTCCCGTCGATGTTGTCGTCGCCTTTGACCACAGGATGGCCCGATGGCGCCGGTGACGACGACGCCAAGGCGGAACAAAAAAGACACTTTATGTTGCTGATCGTGACCAACGTCGACTGTCACCACGACCACAACAAGAGACCTTGACGTGTGCAAAAAAAGACGGCGACGACGCCCTTTTGCCCGACTCCAAACCCGCCGACGACGTCAACGACGACCTTGCAGGCAATGGGCGAAAAAAGGTCAGCGACCGCGTCGCAGACGACGCCAAGGCTCGCGAATTGGCGACCTCACTGCGCAATCTCTATGCAGCGACCTCGATTGCCGCACCTTTTAGGCGCTTGGGGGCTTGTTCCACCGCCCGCCTTTTGCCACCGTCTCCTCGTCGCCGTCGTCCCCGCTGTTGTTGTCGGGCGTCGTTGTCGGGCGTCGTCGGCATGGGTGCGCACGCGACCGACGCCTGACCCTTGGTGCCTCTTGTTTCGACCTCTCTTCTTCTATCTCTTTGCCCGCGCCCGTCTGTGCCATCCACGAGGCCCCTTTTCTTCTTCTTCTGGTAGTCGTCGGCCAGTCGGTTGCCTGTCGCTGGCCGACCTCCACACCCCACCCGTCTCCACCGCCCTCGCCACCAGTCCCACCTCCGACGCGAAAGCAACAAGTGGAAAAAAACCAGGAGCGCCGGCGAGCGCGCCACTAACCCGACACCCCAAGCCAATCGACCGACCCACGAGAAACCACCAACAAAGGCACCCCTTTTTATCCGTCGCCAAGCGGCCCAAAGAGAAAATTTTTTTTGACGCCCTTTTCTTCCCGTCTTTGCCGACGAGGGCGCCCTCGTCGCCAGCGCCAGACGCCTCGCACACAGAGATTGCCTCGCCAAAAAGAAAAGTCCCGTCCGCCCGCCGCATCGGCGACGACGCCGAGAGCAGACACAAAGAAATGGCAAGCGAAAAATCACAAGGGAAAATTGGCGCGAAAGGCCCGCTGCCCAATGGCCGCGGGTGATCGCCCCCCTGACAACCCCAAAGGCCAACGGAAAAATACACACCGCCACCAACGACCGCGCTATGACCACACACACACGACAAGTTTTGTCGCCACCCTCCAAATTGCGCCCCGACAACAACGAGGCCGCCCCGCCCGCCCCTCGCGCGCGCACGCACACAACCCCACCCCCCCGTCTAGAATTTTCCAAAGAACCACGATATATCCACAAAAAATCCCTCATAAAACCCTGTTCCCAAAAATCTCTGCCCAACAAGCCCCCGAGCGACTATATCGCGCGCGTATGCCGCACTGACCGCAAAAATCGCAAACCCAAAAATCCAACAACCGCTGATCCTGCCTTGGCGCCGACCGTCAGATGTCCATACGCGAGGGCAAGCCGACGACCTCACCGACTGTCGCGACAAGGACAGAGACAATGACGACGCTGCCAAAGAAGGGCGGAAAAAGAAGACAACAACCTCGCAAAAGAAGGGCGCCTTTTTATGACGCCTTTTGTCTCAGTTTTCAATCGTAAATATCTGGATTTTATCCCGGTTTTTTCATGGACATATCCCTGTACCTCGCAACTTTTTAAGGCCCGATTTGGGTGTTGTTGTCGCTCTACCGTCTGCCCGGCCCTGTGTCGTTGCTCCATTTTGCCCCCTTCCCAACAAACACACTCTCATGTGTTGTTGTTGTCGTGCGCACCCACGCTGTCGGCTCATCGCCGCCGTGCTTTTTCCTCTCTCTTGGACCTCGGGCGCTTTGGGTGTTCCTTTTTCCTTTGGGTTTCCTCTTTTTCCTCATCTTTTCCCCTCTCTTTGCTGTTCTTGCCGCCGGCGCCGCCCGTGTCCCCTTCTCGTGCCCTTTTGTGTCCCCTTTTTCAAAAAAACACTTAAAACTTTTTCAAAAAGACCCTCTGCGCCAACCCACAGGCCCCTTTTTCCCTTCAAAAAAATGTGTCTGTCTGTCGCCTCGTCCGCTCGCCCACTTCCTCTTGTTGTCGCAATCGGCGTCGCCTCGGTCCCGTACACGCCCTCACGACCGCCCGTCGTCTCTGCCGCGCTGCAAGGCGACATCGCCGCCGTCGTTGTGGTCGCTGTCGCGGCCGACGGCGGCGATGTCGTCGCACCCGCCCTCGCCAGCCCAAGATGGCGCGCCGCCTGTCCACTCAGTCTGCTGATCCGCCACGCATTGCCATGGTGGCGCTCTCATCCTCGCCGTCGTCGTCGGCACTGTCGCCCGAGTCGCTGCCGCCATAGTCCATACCATCTTCATCGTCGATGTTGCCACTATCGCCGTCACTGTCGTCGTCGTTGTCCGAGTCTCCGTCGCTGCCACTGTGGTCGCTGTAGTCATCCTCCTCCTCGTCCGCGCGATCGTCCGACATCATGCGCCGCGCCCACGCCATCGCCTGCGCTCGCGTCTTGTCGTCGCAGGGGCACCCGTTGGTCACCAGCCAGTAGCGCACGCCGTGCGGTATGTCGCACATTCTACACAACTCTTCGTCCCATGGACACACGCCGCTGTCGCGCAGCCACGCCAGGGCCTCGATATTCGAGTATTCGGCGGCCGCGTCGCACAACCGCTCCTCCCACGGGCAGTCGTGGTCGTAGAGCCATTGGAGTGTCTGAGCGCTGGCATCGCACGCGCCTTGACCGAGGTAAAGGCGTCCCATGGACACCCGTTGGCACGCAGATATTCGAGCACGTGCACGTGGCCCGAACCCGCCGCTTCCGCGCACGCCATCGCATTCCATGGACATCCATTCTCCCTGGCCCAGCGCAGCACCTCCAAGTCGCCTGCGCCAGCGGCCGCCGCGCACGTGTCCTCATCCCACGGACACCCGTTGGCCCGCGCCCACTGGAGCATATCCAAATGGCCGCCGGCGGCGGCGGCCTGGCACGTCTCCTCGTCCCACGGCATCCATTAGTCCTGGCCCATTGCAGTATGTCGAGATGGCCCCCGGCGGCGGCCATGTAGCAGGTCATCTCATCCCATGGACACCCTTCGCCCACGGCCCACTGAATCATCTCTAGATTGCCCGCAAAGGCAGCGCACGCGCACACACCGTCGTCCTCGTCCTCGTCGTCATCATCGTCACTTGATAGGTATCCACCTTCATTCCATGGACACCCGTTGGCGGCGCGCCATTGAAGCACGCCAGGTGACCCGACCTCGCGGCCGCGTCGCATGTGCCACTGTCCCATGGACACTCGTTGGCTCGCAGCCAGCGCAATACCTTGAGATGCCCGCCGCTGGCTGCGGCGCGCACAGTCCTGGCGTCCCACGGGCACCCACTAGCCCGCAGCCAGCGCAACACCTCTAGGTGCCCGCCGGCGGCTGCATTTGCGCATGCCTCCATGTCGCACGGCCACTGTCGCTCGCGCAGCCACTGCACCACCTCTAGGTGCCCGCCGCCCGCCCGCATCCCACATGACCACTCGTCTTGCGCGCACCCGTCCTCCTCCACCAGCCACTTCACCACGTGCAAATGGCCGCCCTCGGCTGCACGGCCGCACACTGTCCTGTCCCACGGCGACCCGTTTGCCCGCAGCCACTGCAGGACGTCTAGGTGGCCGCCTGCTGCCGCTTCGCGCGACGCCACATTGTCCCACGGCCACCCTCGCCGCGTAGCACATGCAGGGTCGCCAGGTGTCCACCCTTGGCCGCCGCGGCGCAGGTGCCGTCTGGCTGCGCATAAGCATTGCCATTGTGGTCTGCCCACCGCACGATCCTGATGCGTTCCTCCCTGGCGGCCGAGGCCGTACCCCATGGGCACGTGCTCTCCTTGAGCCATTCGAGCACGCCAATGTGGCCGCCGCCGGCCGCGCGCACCGCCACGTCCCTGTCCCACGGGACCCTGTCTCTGCCAGCCACATGAGCACATCCAGGCGGCCGGCGCCGGCCGCCGCGGCGCATGCGCCCTTGCCCCACGGGCACCCGTTGGCCCGCGCCCACTTGGAGGCACCACCAGGTGGCCCCGCGCCGCCAGTGCCGCCAGATAGTCGATCTCGGCACCACCACCCGAAGCCGGCTGTGTCGTCGTCGAGCACGCCCACCACTGCCGCCCGGTCCATCGCGCTGCCACAGCGTCCACCCGATCCAGGTGGCCGAGAATCAAAGACAGGATCTCGGCGGGCAGGGATGCGATCGAATATGCGCCATCGCCGTCTCTGTCGTCTTGCTGGGCGTCTTCTAAAGACGTACCCATCACCTGTTTGTATTCGCAGGCGGCACGCTCTTCACGACGGCGCCGTCTCTGTCTCTGCGCCTTGCTCCTTCTTCTCGTCCGAGGCATCCCGACACCGTGTCTATCTTGTATTTTTTTTAAATTGAATGGTTGCATGCTCGCGCAGCCGCCTTCCCTCTTTTTTCTTTCCTGGCGGCTATCGCAGACTCTGGCCTGGACGTTCTGTTTTTCATGTCCTCTTTTGCCTGTGTTTTTTTTCTATGCTGGCACATCTCGATGTACTGGCGATTTTTTCTTGGGTCTATGGATGTACTCTCAAGATTCCGTAAGGCCCCTGCGACGCCATCAACGCCCTCGGCATGGAGGTCACCGGCCGACGACGTGTGTGCCATGTCGCGCTCCCCCCCCCCCCTTTTCTCAACGCTTGCGACAACAATCTTTCTATTGCCCTTGTCCTCTGTCGCGCTTTGGCCTTGGTAGGGTTTCCCTTGTCCTCATTGCCGCCGCCACTGGATTTTTCCTTTTTTTTTGTCACACCTCCCGTCGACACTAATAAAACCCCATCCCAAAGGTCTTTCTCTGGCCACGCTCCTCAATGGCCGACTCTTTTTTTTTTCATCGACTGGCCCTTGTCGTCGATTTCGTCTCGGTCTCTCTGTCGTCCATCCTTTTTGTCCCTGCGGCCTTTTCTTTTGGCATGTTTGCCTCGCCGGCACCTTTTTGAACATTCTCATTGGTCCATGCCTTCTTTTGTGGCTTTTTTAATAATATATTTTTTTCTCTGTCTTTTTTTTCGCTTCTTGATGGCCACCGCCTCCTCCTTAGTGTTCTCTGGCTCGCTCGCCGCCCTCCCCCTCCCCAATGAACTCCTCGCGGCCGTGCTCTCTTTTCTTGATCCTGTCGATTCTGTTGCCGCATCGAGGATACAACGCCTCTGGCGCGCCTTTGCTCCCCCTCCGTGCGCCTTTGGCCCTGCCTATGCCGCCCAACTCGCCGCCCGTGGCCATCTCGATGTTCTCCAATGGGCGAGGCTGATGGCTGCCCCTGCGACACCGTCGCCGCCTCTGCGGCTGCCCGAGCCGGTCACTTGCACATCCTACGGTGGCTCTACAATAACAAATGCCCCTGGAACGGCGATGCCTGCGACGAGGCCGTCAAAGGTGGGCATCTTGACGTCCTCCAATGGCTGCGCGCCAACGGCTGTCCCTGGGACCCATGGCTCTGCTGCGTACGAGCAGCAGACCATGGCCATCTTGACGTCCTCCAGTGGCTGCATGCCAATGGATGTCCATTGAGCGAGTCGGCCTGCATCGGTGCCGCCGAACACGGCCATCTCGACGTCCTCCAGTGGCTTTGCGCCAACGGGTGTCCCTGGGACAAAAGGGTCGCTGTTCGTGCCGCCGCAGGTGGACACTTGGATGTGCTCCAATGGCTCCATGCCAATGGATGCGCTCCAAATGCCGACGCATGCTTTGCCGCCGCCATGAGGGGCCACCTGCAGGTGATCCAGTGGCTGCGCGCCAACAACTGGCCGTGGGACCATAACGTCTGCTTTCGTGTTGTCGTGAACGGTCACTTGGAGGTACTCCAGTGGCTTCATGCCAACGGCTGCCCGTGGTACGACGGCGCTAGCGTGTGCGCCGCCCGGTGCGGTCAGTGGGCGGTCCTCAAGTGGCTCTGTGCCAACGGATTCTCTTGGGACGCCGATGACGTCGACAATGGCGGTGCGTGCGCCAAGGCCGCCCAAGAAGGCCGCCTGGATATGTTGCAGTGGCTGCATGCAAGAGGCCGCTATTCGTGGGACACGGACGTCTGTGCCGAGGCCGCCGCTGGCGGGCATCTCGACGTCCTCCAATGGCTCTACGCCAACGGCTGTCCTTGGGACGCCCATGCCTGTGCCGAGGCTGCACGGGAGGGCCATCTAGAGGTCCTCCAGTGGCTTCGCGCCAACGGCTGCCCCTGGGACGAGCGTGCTTGTAAGCGCGCTGTCAGAGAGGGCCACCTGGAGATCGTGCGATGGCTTTGGGCCAACGGTTGCCCACGAAACACCGACGCCTGCACACGCGCCGCCCTCATGAGCGCCGTCGATACCATCCGCTGGATCAAGCGGGGGGACAATGGGGCTGATGAGCACATGCGTGCTTTTGCCGACATGCGCAACCGCCTGGCAGTGCTCAGGTGGTTGCGCGCCAACGGCTGCCCCTGGCATCGATGGACCTGCGCCAACGCTGGCCTGTCCCGCTATGCAGACACGCTTTGCCGCGCTGTCGAGCGCATCTCTGATCCCTAGAAATCCCGTGGCTGCCGCTTCTCTTTTTTCCCTCATCTTGCCTTTGATGCCGCGGCCTCTGTGCCTTTGCCCGCTGCACGATGAGCCTCTGGTTTTTTCTTTTCGTTGTTTTTCTATTTCAAAAAAAAAGACACAAATCTTTTTTGTTGGACTTTTCTCTATAATCAGCAAACATTTATTATGTAGAAAAAAAAGAAATGCACAAATCCAACCTACATTGTTGTGGTCGTCTCCTCAGACACCGCCTTATTTGTCTGCCTTTGCCTGTCCTTTTTTCCCTCTCGCGCCCCTGCGTCGCTGTCGGCGTGGCCTCGTCTCTTGTTTTTGGTTGCGCAGGGCCTCGGCCGTCTTTTGCTGCCTGTGCGCCTTGGCCTCGTCGAGCGGCGCGTACCGTATTTTGATGCCGCTGCTCAGCACCATGCGATGATCCCAGCCGTCGCTGTCACACGACGTCTGGAGTGACGGCGACACGCCGCAAAAGACGGCCTCTGGGTCGAGCGGGATGCCAAAGGCGTCCTCGGTGCGGTGACGCTCCTCCTGGGCCATCCCGCTGTAGACGACCCAATTTGGCGAGGCGTGCTCATGAAACATGCGGTTCGACCGCGCCACGAGAATGTCGGTGTACAGGCGCTTGGCGCTCGCCGATTTGGCCTCGGCGCACGGCAGGACGAGGTTGTACTGGGTGACGAGCCCCGCGTCGGCCGGGGCCTCTCGATAGGCTCCCGTCGGACGGCGCGCCAGGAGCACGCCTGCGCCGATGGTGCGGACCGACGCAGTCAAGGCCTCGTGCAAGTATGGTCTGTCCATCTGCCATTGGATTTCGCCCAGCGCCTCAATTACGCCCCTGTACTTGTCGCGATGCTCTTGTAGCCACACGTCGCTGTCCGTCGCTTCCACCATTTTGTCCTTTGTCGTCGCGCCGTCGCTCTTTTCTAGAGAACCGAGGTTTTTGTACTGCCTGGTGCAATGTATTTTTCTTGTCTGGTTGGTGGTCCGTGCCTGCCGCGCTTATGAAAAAAAGGCAAAAAAACTGTGCAGGCCAGCCGCACGTCTGTCCACGAACAAGAAAAAAAGTTGCTCCTGCAGATTGTTAAGAAAAAACAGTATCGTTGTCGCAGGCGGCCGGTCTTGTGTGCAATCGAGTTTTTTTGTTCCCTAGAAATTGTTTCCTACACTCGTACATTGTGCCATACACGCCACTGATCTTCGCTGTCGTCATCGATGGCCTTGCTGTTGGCTTTTGTCTCGCCGTCAGTGTCGTCGATTTTGTTTGCGTGGGTTGTTGTCGTACGTCGCCTTTTCAGACAGAGAGCGAGCAGGTCGCTCGGCTTTGTCGGCGGATAATCGACTTCAATGGGCGACTGGAGTCCGCTCTGCCCGTCGGTCCACGCCTCGTCTTCGTCCTCTGTCTCGGTGCCCTCATCCTCGGCGTCGCCCCGACCGGTCCACTTTCTCTTGGTTGAGTCTCTTGAGTTGTCGCCCTCCTCTTTGACCTCGACCTTTACGTGGCCGTTATCCTTTTCACCGTCGTCGTCGTCGTCGTCGCGCAAGGGCGGCGGATCGTTGAGGTCCAACTCGATCGCGCCTGTGGTGCCCTCGCCGAAAAAGGCGTTGATAGCACTGTCGTCATCGCCGTCGTCGTCTAGCCATATGGGATTGTCAGAGTTGTTGCTGATGTTGTTGCCGCCACTTGTTTGTGTCGTCTGCTCTTGCGCGGTTATCGACTGTAGTGGCGCCGTCGATCGCGGCTCGTGTGTGGGGCAAAAGAACTCGCCATGGCCGGCATTGTCGACGACGTCGGGGCTCATCACGTGGACAAACTCGTGTTGACCAGGGCCGTCTGTAGGCGTGGTAATGTGCGGTAGCGGCGTTGTTGGCGTGTGCGTGGTACCCTTGGAGATCGGCGGACGTAGATCATACGGCATGATGGTGGGAAGAGGTGGTCGATGTTGAGGCACAGAAGTTGCCGGTGCAGCATGGGACGTCGCGGGTTCGGCTGCATGCAGAACCGTCGCAGGTGCGACGACAGCCGGCACCACTGCAAACTGCATATCGAGACCATAGGGCGTCTGCACAGGTGTGGCGTGGTCTGTGTCGTCGCCCAGCGTATTTTCCTGGCGGCCGAGGAGGAGCATCGCGTGGGCGGTGCTGCCCCAGTAGGCGGCCACCGAGGCACGCTCGGGCTCGTTGGCCAAAGTGACCGTCAGGGCGCTGATCAGAGGGGCCAGCAGGCCGAGATCGACCACGCGCTCGCGCCGGCTCGACTCGGCCCTCTTCCTGGCAAAGCACCAGCCGGCCGATTCGAGGGCGGCAATGACCCTGGTCACGATCTCACGCCCGTGCTCGCCTCGATCCGACCCCGAGATTTGTCGGACGAGGTCGGCCAACGATACACACTTGCCGTCGTCTGTCTTGCGCACGCGGTCCGCCGCCACGTACGTCTGCCCGTGTTGTGCCGCCAAGTTGGCCGCGCACTGTCGGTCCCAATAGGAGCGGCACCATTTCGTCGTCATTGCTGCTGCGCGCGGCGGTAGCATTTTGTGCCAGGCATGCCGCGCCATCTTGACGCTGGCCTTGAGACCGTGGGCGCTGGCGCCCGACTTGAGGTACCATGCCTCAAACAGGTCCTGAGGCGAGCGCATGTCCTTGGGGTCGCCCACCATGGGCTGGGCGCCGGGCTTTCTTTTGCCGAGCGACGCCTGCCGTTGTTGTTGTTGCTGTTCGGCATCAGCCGTTGCATGGGCGGTCGCCGGCGCAAGTTCCTCTGGCACTGTGGCTTGCATTCTTTTGGTAGGTTCTGGTGGCAGGGATGGATGCAGTCGGTGCCTTGTTCACCACTCTCTTTCTGTACTTGGCCGCCGTCTCTTCTTTTTGCAACTGCAGCCCTGGGTTTTTATGTCCCTCTTGCATTGTCTCACTTTTTTCGTATTGGCGTGCATTTTTCACGGTCCAATCCTCTCTCTTCTTCCTCATTTGCGCATTCGCATTTTTATTGTATCCTTTGTGTGTTGATGCTGACCACTTTTGAGAGAGAAAACCACATCAAAAACAGCGCAACAACGGCACCAGACAGCATATAGGTGCCACCGGCAGAGACATTTAACAAAAAAGAAAGGTACATGGACGCTGAAAAAAAGTGCACCAACCGCGACACCATGTATGGGCCGCGAGAGCAAGAAGCCATCGCCGAAGCCGCCCGCACGGGCGTGCTGCCATTTGCGCGCGACGCCGTCGCCGCCCGAGAGGACGCCTTTGATCGTGCCGTCGTGCGCGCCGATTTGGCCAAGATGGTCGACATCCTCAAAGCCATGCCCGGCCACGGAGAACCACCGGCTGACCCATTGGGTCCGGTCGGCGAGGACCTGCCGGTGCCGCCCACCTTGCGCATGCGCGGCGACTTTGGACATGGCACGTCGCTGTGCGCGTCGCTCCTACCAGACGGTTCAGGTTGGTCGGTCTACCGTTACGAACACGCCGCGGTGAAATCGCGGGATATCGCTGTCACCGGCATGCCCTGGTGTTTGCACTGCCGCAAACTCCTTTGACCTCTTCCTCTTCATCATCCTCCTCGGGTTCACCACCGCAAGAGTGCGGTGCGTGCGCCGCCTGGAGCGCCACCGAGGAACCGACCCACTCGACCAACGCAGACCCGTGGCGCCATCCCATCGGTGTGGCCTGGACATGGACTCACGCCGAGATGGAAGACTACAATCTGGCCCTCCGTCGTGCATCGGTCCACTCTTCATGGCACGCCAGCAATTGGCGCTGTGTGCGCCAATACGGTGACTGCACAGACGTCTCCTTTTCGACGTGGTATCGCGGTGACCCCGACGTGAAAGAGCATCACACGCTGCACTCTTTCACCGACTTGTGGGCCAGCCGCGTGGTGCGCCGGCTCGTCGGACACAATCCCTACATCCACAGCACGCGCGAGAACGAGGTCGCGCCCGCGGTTCCGCTGGATGCGCACGCGTGCGTCGTCGACCTGGCCGAGGCGCGCGCCGCCGCCGAGCGCCTCGCCTTTGCCGCCGAGGCCAACCGGGCCCATGTCGACTGGGGCCGCGAGCAGCCCGACTTTGGCGTCTGGTGTGCGTGGTCGCTGTTGCGCGGGTGGATCGCTGCCGTCGAGGCCCTCTTGCGCGACGAGACCTTTTACTTGGGGCGCGTGGCACCTTATGAGGCGCGCCTCATCGAGGCCACCTCCAATGGGCTCGTGTCGGCCAACTAAAGCGCCACAGAGGCATTGTCACCGATCGTGGCTTTTGTCCTTTTTTTTTGTTTCCTCCTTTTGTGCGCACTTCTTTGGCGTGGGGGTCCGTGAATGTATCTGTGTCCACAAATAAACCAGTGCGCCGTCGGAAAGGAGCGGCAAAAACGCTCTTTTAAAAAGGCTATTTTTTCTTTTAGGGCCTGCGTTTTTATATGAGGGAAAGGACACAAAGGAAAGATGTTGGGTCGGTGGCTAGTCGGCGGCAATGTCGGCTGCGGCTGCCGACAAGAGACCGCACAGAGCCATCTCCCATGCGGGCATAGGCGCCTCTAGAAATTTGCGCACATAGACGTCGACCACGTTGGCGGCGGGAATGTGCTCAAAGGCCGGCGCTGCGCCGTGTTCAAACAGGGTCGCTCCCTCGGCTGCGCCGTCGACGATCAGGGTGCTCGCCCTTGTCGCCGATTTGAAGTTGATCGTATCCTGTGGTGACATGAGGATCGTAAAAGGCCATGCGCCGACCACGTGCGACGCTACCAACAAGAGCGCAGCCATTGTAAAGGCCGACGCAGGGATGGGGCAAGAGCCGTCGTACGGCGAGGCGTTGGCCGGCGTAGCGACAGAGATATCGGCCACTTCGATCATGATCTCGGCGGCGTACTCTAGGTTGTCGCTCCAGGCGACGAGACCACTATCGCGTACCCATCGTGCGGCCTCGGGACCAGTGGGTGCATGTTTCTTTGTCGTCAACCACTGCAAAAAGGATGCCACCACCTCGGCCTTGGTCCTCTGTGGGTCGTCTGCAGAGAGGGCCGTCACGCGCGTCGCTGGGTCGGGTCCAAGAAGATCTAGGACGGCAGGCGCTACGCCCGAGTCGTCGGCAATGTCGGCAATGCCGGCAAGGTCGCGTGGGTCGTGTTCCATGCTTGGGTTGTTGTTGTTGCCTCTTTTGCCGTTATTCTTTCAATGCCTTTTGTACAAAAGAAATGTCGCTGGGCGCTTTTCTAGTCGCCGGCCAGCCTTGGGCCAATGCCACGGCAGGAGCATGCTGCCCAAAAAAGTATCGTAAATGCACCCCTGGCGGAAATTTGGTGTGGGGACAATGTTTACGCGTGCGCCTTGCGTGAGGGCCGACCACCGGCCGTCCCTTTATTGTCCATCCTGTTGCTCCTGCATTTTTTTGTGTTTCTGGCGTGGTCTTGCCCGCGCAGTGCGGCCCGCGCCCAACATGTAAAGCCAAAACTGGATCACTTGTTCTTTTTTTATGGTATTTTGTTTTCTCCCTTTTTTTTCCTTTGATAGCCGCCAAAAAGGGCGACCTTGAAGATATCACATTGCAAACACATATACATTCAAATAAAAGGACGACATCAGGATTCATCGCACTGGTCAGGGTCCCACCGGTTGGCGCCGCCCCCAATGTCATCGCCATCATCGTCACCGTCATCAGTGTCGCTGTTGCCTAGATCGTAGGGAAAGCAGTCGTCGCAGACGCCAACGACCATGTCGGCCCTGTAAAGACTGATGGCCGCGGTGAGACGGCGCTGGTTGCTGTCATAGGGCGCGGCGCCGAGGCAAAAGGCGCAGCCATCGGTCGACGTGTCGGCGTCGGCGACGCAGACCCCGCATAGGTCCCACACATCGCCGTCGGTAGTAAACAGCATGTGGCCGTTGGCGTCGTCCTTGGGCGTGACCTCGCACTGGTGACACATGCCGCACAGCCCGAGCGGTTTGGCGAGCGTCTCGGATGCACCGGCGGAAGGAGACGAGGTCTGCATGTCTTTTGGCGCCTGCGCGTCTATCGACGGATTTAACCTCAAAGCAGAAAAGAGGGCGTCCGTGCGCGGGCAGTGGCGTCGGATAGCGGCCTTTTGGTGGCGTGTCCTCCTAATCCCCTTTTTTTTCTATCCATGTTTTTTCGCCATGCAATTGCTTTCGGGTCTGCGGTAGACAGCACGCAAATGGCCGACGTCCAGCCACGATAGGTCGCTCATGTTGCGGCAACCTCGACCGTCCGTGCGTTGAAAGAGGGGAAGGAGCGCCCCCAATGCTTGTACCAACAGCAAAGAGGGAGCGACGGGCGCGTGCGTTATTGACCCACCAGACAAACAAAGAGGCAGTTTCAACGCAAAAACAGAAGCCAGGGCGAATTGAGTGAAGGAAAGAATTGAGAGCATAGTTGTGACCGTTGGAAACACCGCCTTTTGTTAGTCTCGCCATTGTCCTCTGCGAGGGCTGCACATTACTGGTGGCCGCGCGGGTCGGCAATTCTTTTCTCTAGCCGTCAATGTGCGGCTGTGAGCGTGCAGGTTCAGCCGGTGGCGCGTGCGCGCCGAAACAGTCGCCCTTGCTGTCGTCGCTCGTGGCCGCCACTTCTCCCTTTTGTCGCTGGTCGCTTGACGCGGGCGCCAAGACAAACTCGCCGTGGAGGATGTCGCCGGGCCGTGCAGACACGCCATCGGCCATGTGGCGATTCCACGTCCCTCGGATGATCGACTCTCCATCGGCATCCAGCGCAAACACGCCTCGAAACTCAAACGACTGTCGGCCGACGCCAACGACGCCAAGGCGGTCGATGTAGGTCTGTGACCAGGCCAGCCTTGTGGTGCCATCGGGCACACAGGGGTTGGCGCAGCCGCGCACGTCAAATAGGCCGAGGCTATCAAACCCGCTGCCGGTAAACCAGAATGTGCCCGCGCCCACGTAGACCCACTGCCTGACTCGCCATGCGTGGTGGCACAGAGCCGGATCGCGCTGCGGTCGTCCGCACCAGGTACACCCGCTGAGCGCCTCAAAGGCGGCGTTGGCGCGCGCGAGGCCGATCACGCTGCCCAGGTCCAGATTGGTTGTAAAGTGCACATAGTCAATTTGGTCGGCAAGGACACGCTTGTCGACTTTGTCTGCTAGGACGGCCCCAGAGGGCTCTAGAAAGGAGCCGAGGATGAGACCGGCGAGGAGCAGCGCGGGCGTGCCGATGGCCACGCCAAACATGGCCTTGATCAAGAGGTTCACGACGAGTTGGCGCTGTTGTTGGTCGTCTGGGTCGTGTGACGGCTCGTGAGCGACGACGCCAGGGCAATGGCGAGCGCCAACTCGACCGCAATGCCTGTGGCGATGCAGGCTGCAATCGCCCACCGCACCCGATTCAACGACAAACAACGCATGGGTTACGTTTCTCTTTCCTCCTGCTCGGTCTCTTTCTTCTGACGTACTTTTTTCTCGATTGCGCGGCCCCATCTTTTCTTTTTTTTGTGTCTTTTCGTGCGCCTCCAATAGGCAAGCATCGACCTGTTCATTGGAAGCGCGCGAAAAGAAGGAAGCGACAGCGTCCGCCAAGCGACGGGCCACCAACCGACAATGGCGGGGTCATGCAGGCGGTGCGTCGCTTCCTGGCTGACCGACAAAGGCCGCATCCGTTAATAATAATAATAAAAAAAGTATGGAATGAATGTGCTAGCCTCTCTGAGAGAGCAACTTGTTTTGCTGTCGTTGGCATTGTTATTATTGTTCCTTGTTGCCATCTCGGTGTCCTAGACAATGGTCGCGTCAGGGATGAGCGACGACTGTGGATGGACCGATCTGGCAAATGGCAAAGAGACCGACGACGTAGCCGTCTCAGTGCGCACGCGTGGGCCAGGCACCAAGACGAAATCGCCGTGAACAATGTCGCCAGGTCGTGAGCCGAGGCCGTCGGCCGTGTGGCGGTCCCAGGTGCCGCTGATGGTGGTGGGCGCATTGGTCGAGTCGACTGTGAGCGTGCCGCGAAACTCGTACGAAAACCGTTCAGGGCGCTGGACGTCCTCGTGGTCGTGATAGGTCTGCGTCCACGCCAACAATGTTGTGCCGTCGGGCACGCAGGGGTTGGCACAACCGCGGACGTCAAATGAACCCAGACCGTCAAAGCCGTTGCCGGCAAACCAAAAGATGCCTGAAGTGAGGTGGCCCCACTGATTAACACGCCACGCATGATGGCAGAGCCCCGGATCGCGCTGTGGCCGCCCGCACCAAGTGTGGCCGCCGAGCGCGCCCATGATCGTCTCGGCGCGCACCAGGTCCACGTCCACGCTATATGTATCCTCGACGTCTGGGACGGCGGCAGAAAAGACGTGATCGATTTGGGCGGCGAGAACGCGCGTGCCGAGTTGCTCCTTTGCAGCGGCGCCGGCGAACGCAAAGCCGAGCACGAGTGCAACAGGCACGCACACGCCCACGGCACACATGGCCACAACCAGACGCCCGACGACGAGTTTCTGATGTTGATGGGCAGTCGGATCGTGCGCGGGCCTGCTCACGACGACGGCGAGGGAGACCGCAAGGGCCAACTCGGCTGCGATGCCGACAACGACGCAGGCCATGGCCACTGACCGCGCCCGACGCATCCCATCGCGCCGCATCGCCCCGTGTTTTTCTTTCTCTACCCGTCCTTTTTCCTTGTCTTTGTGCCCCTCTTTGGCGTCAATCTTTTTTCCGAGTTTTTACGCGCCTTTTGGGTGGTCGCGGGTGGCTGTGAGTCACTCGGCCATCTCGCGGCCGTCGCGCCAGCGCCAAGATATTTAAAAAAAAGAAACCATGCAACCTCGGCCATTGGCTGTGGCTTCTTGTCAGCCAACGAAACCGGCCCCCAGTTTGTCTTGGGAAGAAAAAGGTCAAGAACGACGACCAAAAAAGAGGCTCGGTGCACGCTCCATGGCACGACCCTCTGGGCAGTTCGAACGGCAAAAAGGGGGCGCGCCCTGTCGGCATTCGTTGCCAATTAGCGTTTTCTGATTTTTTCTTTTCTCTTTTCTTTTGCAATCGACAATGGCAACACCAACCACGCGAATGGACGCAGGGCAACGGCGCCGTCATAGAGTGCCCACGTTGGTCGCGTTGGCCTTGAGCGCATTAGAGGCAGCCGGACGGCTTGCCGAGGTGCCCGTGTTGCGCGTGTCGCGTCGTGACTGTCGGCGCCTCACGGCGCCTGATCCCTTGACTCGACGTCCGCCTCTAGTCGCGCTGCGCGGCCTCGCCGAGATTCAACTGAGCGGCCTCGGTCTCGGTCGGGTGCCATCGGCGCTTGCCGCTCTGCCGCCCGCCCTCGCCGTCTTGGACCTCTCGCGTAACCGCCTCACCGACATACCCCGATGGGTGGGCCGTTTTACGAGGCTGCGCGTGTTGGACGTCTCTAGCAACCGCCTTGCGCATGTGCCGCCGTGTGTGGGCGACCTCACGGCGCTCGCCCGCCTGGACCTGTCGCAGAACCAAATTGAGGCCATACCAACATGGTTTGGACCCGCCCTCGCCGGCCTGCGCCAACTCAACCTGTGCTCGACCTTTCCGCGGGGGCCGCGCCTCCCGCCCTCCTTTGCCGCCCTCGTCGGCCTGCGCCACCTGTCACTGTGCTGTTCACCGACGCTGGCGCCCGGCTTTGACTCGTGGGAAGATCCCAAAGCCGACTCTATGTCTCACCCGCTGTGGCCACCCATCTATGGGCTCACGGGCCTGCGCGGCCTGGTCGTGCATAACACGTCTGTCAGCGAGGTCGACGCGCGCATTGGGCGTCTGCGCAACCTCACGCGCATCGAGGGCCTCTATCTTTTGGGCCACATGCCGCCCGAGTTGGCTCAGATACGTGGTCTCGCGCGTATGGACACGTGCCACTTTGCCGTGCCCACGGTGCCGCACGAGTTTTACGCACTTGCCCGACAGATGCGACCCCGGTGTCGGCCGCTTGTTGATGGCACCACAGACCACGACAATACCACCACAGAACCCATGTGTCGATGGTCGCTCCCGTCGCTGGTCGACCTGTGCCTCACGGCATTGTGCGTCTCGACCAGGGCCGACGCTCCCGACGGACTTGGCGGTGTCTGCGCACATGATACACGTGGCCTGTGCGACAGTGTCGCGGTCGATCAAGCCGACCACGATCACAACCATGCTATGGATCATGGAGAGGACGATGATGACCACGACGACTGGGACGACTCGGACGATGGTCGGCGACTTGGCGCTAGGCGGGTATGGGCGAGCGGTGGCGGGCCTTTTGCGCGCGACCACGATCCGGGCCTGTTTTACATCGACGACAACGAGTTTGGCGAGGCCGATGCCGCCCTCCTTGGCCTGCCCTGGTACGACGACAGGGGCGATCTCCCCACGTCTTTCACTGCCGCCACTACGCCCATGTCCACTGTCGGTGAGAGCAACCACAGGCATCCGCTACCTGAACAGGTGCGCTCACTTTTGCCCGTCGAATTGGTCGAGCGCGCCGAGACGACATGGTCACGTACGTGCGCCTCGTGTGCACGTCCGATCATCGGTGCGGCGTCGCTCGTTGACATGGTCCGTGCCCGGTCACCGCGGTTCCCGCTTTGGGGTCGTGCCCATGCCGATTCCTTTCTTGGCGTCGAGCAGGCTTTTGCCCGCGCTGCGCCCCGAGCGTCGCCGCCGCCTCACGCGCGTCGCCTTGAAACCCATCAAAAAAGCAGAGGGGCACCAAAAAGAAAAAAAAAGAGAAAAATTTGGATTTTGTTTTGTATTGCGAAAAAAGAAGACACAACCAATGGTTACGTCGCAAATGGCATCACACAAACAATCGACCACGGCCGATGGGCGCAGCGCACCCGACGAGATGCGGTGACGCCCTTTTTTTCCGCTCCTCTGCATGTCTGGTCGGCGGCCTAATTTTGGCCCACTCGGCGGGCAGACCCGGCGAAAAAACACGCAACTGGCCAAAATCCAAAGGACCAAAGAACCTTTGAGAAAAAAAGAGGACGCCTCAAAAGCCTTTTCGATTTCGGTGTGCATTGTCGCCACGTCGGCTTGCTGCTTCTTGTTTTTTGTCAAAAACAAATCTTTTTCAATTTGCACGCACGCGACGATGAAGAGGTCGCATGCAGAAAGAACCGGTCTGTGCGTGCCCCAAGCCGCGACCGCCCTATCGGCCGCCGCGTCGCCGACAGCCAAGAGACGGCGCGACGATGATGCAGACGACGTGTACGACGACGATTTGTATGATGATGGCGACCACGACGATGACGTATATGATAACACTGACGCATATGGCGATGATGGCGACGACATATACGCGGTCAAAGATTGCGAGCGACCGCCATTGCCGTCGGGCGATTTGTTTGAGCGCCTGCCAGACGAGATCCTTTACATGCTTTTCAATGGCGTGCCCGACCGGGGCCGGTTTTACTTGGAGCCGCGGTGGCGCGCCGTGGCGGCAATGACCTGCCGCCGCTGGCGACGCATCCTGTCGTCGCCGTCATTGACCGCCGTCGCCCTGCTTGAACGTGCCCGCCCTCATAGGGCGTCACCGGTGACATGGTCACGCGGTCGGGCCTTTTGTGCGTCGGCCCTCCGCGACGCCGTCGCCCTGCTGCCGTCCGACACGGGCGTCGCTTACTGGTGGCTGGCGTTGGTGCCCGACCGATGCAGCGAGTGGCCGGGTCAGCGCACGTCCGATGCTCTGCGTGATGACTTGACTCTGGGCACCGTGGCGGCGGTGATGGCCTCGGGCAACCTGGCCGCCATGCGCGACGCGTGGTCTCGCCACCTCGCTCATCCGCACATCGTCGGCAAGGCCATTGTTGGCGACTGGTTTGATGTGGACGAGGCGCATCGCAGGGGTCTTGCCTATTGCACAGCAAACCTGGGCGACGCCATGCTGCATGCGGCATGCCGTGCCGCGAGGCCGACCGCAGCGCTCTGGCTTATTGAGCGTTGCGAGGCCGCGCTCACGCTGAGCGCGCCCATGCGTTGTGACATGCTCGCCCTACTTGCCGACGTAGACAGCGACAATGTCGACAGTGCCACCAAGACCTTTGACGTGCTTTTGGGCCTTGGCGTCGGGCGCCGCCGTGGCGCGAGGCCCTGTATGTGTGTTTGCAGGCGCGGTCGCATGAAGCCTCTGACCTCTTGGCGACGCATCTGTTTGCCATGGTCGACCGTGGCACCATTGTGGTCGAGACCCGCGAGACAGCGGCACGCGCCAGGACCCGCAAGACGATGATGAGGACCGTCGACTTTGTTGTGTGGAACAGACAGGCCACGGCGTGGTGCGCCGAGTCCTTTTTCCGGGACCGACCTCGCGTGGCGGCGGCCGCAATCGCCCGCTGGGGCGTGCCGACCCTGGCCCCGACCGCCTACTCATTCAATGGTGTCATTCACCGAGGCGATGACACCCATGGCGACGACAGTAATGACTATGACGACTGGATTTGGCAGGCCAACAGCAGTTTTTTGGACGACACAGATGACTTTAGTTTGTGGGACGAGGACGAGCATCGGCCGGCATCGTCGCAGGCGGGCTTTTGGGAGGCAGCGCTGGCGGGCGCGATCGCCGGCGGCGCAACGGCCTCGATCGCCTGGTTGTTGGCCGAGGGCGCACCGGCAGGGGCTATTGTGACGACGCCGGCTGCGGCTCTGGCCATTCTCCTGTGCGCCTCGTACGTGACCCCGCCGACACTGCGCGCTCTCGACATCACGCCGGCGCCGTGCGCTCTCGATATCTTGTCTGGCGCGCGTGTCCTTGCCCGCATGTGCGAGGTCGCACGTCCACCCACACACTTGCTGCGTGCCGCCATGCGAGTGTGCGCGCGAGGTTTTGGCGTCGACCGTGCGGCCCATGCCCTCTTTATTGTCTCGCTGGGCCTCTGGCCCGACCACGTTGCTACCTGCGGCGGCGACATTGACGACGCACTTTGCGGTCTCTTGCACGCGCAGGTCTGGAGTGCCGTCGACGCCGCCGTCGATGCGTTGGACCGCGCGTCGCCAGGCCTCTTTGACGACGTCGACCTGTGGCGTATTGGGGCCTTGGGCCACCATGGCCTTCTTGGGAGACGCACAACAGATGCGGCCTTTGACGCACCATCTGGCCTCGCCTTTTTGGCCCTGCGTGTCGGCGCCCTCGCCCCCGAGACCATTTGCATCGATATCGATACGACCGTAAGACGCCATCCGCTGGCGCCCGCCATCGACTGCTGGCGCCGTTGGTGCCGACCTCGACCTGTGACGGTCAACCGGTGTGCGGCGGCCGGCGAGGTCCCTGACGGCGCGTGGACAACGCTTGAGGGGGCGGGGCTCTTGTGCCATCGCCCGATGCCGTGCGATGACGGCTTTTGCAATGGCATCCATACCGCCGACTGCGTGTATGCGTGATCCTTTCTCTCTGTTTATTTTATATTTTTTTTATTTGTTTTTATTTTTCGGTTGTTTTTTCTCCTACGCCTTGCGGTGGCCAAGAAAACAAAAAGAAGAAAAAGAAAAGTTCTCTTTTTTTTACGGCGGGTCCTTGGCGAGTGATCGATCAATCGAAAAAAAATGTGTGCACATGTGGACTACAAACAAAAAGGATCGGCATAGGGCGGCGACAGGGCGCGGGATCGTGGGAGCCGCAAGAGATACGCCGACACGGGCCGACCTGCCGATGCGGCCGCTCGCACGGCATCAAGGCGACCCCGCAGGCATGTTGCCATTTCTTGGTCGTGTTCGTCGTCATAAAGGTCATTGTCTGCGATGGTGACGGTGTCTTGTCCATCGGTGTTGTCAACGCCATTGCCGCAATCGCCGCCGTCACGATCGAACAAGCACAAATGGCAAACATGTATCGTGTCGGACAAGCCAAGAGTGTGGTCGTCCTCCAGGTCCGTGCGGTCGCCTAAATGTTGGTCCATGTTGTCGCTGTCGACAGTGTACGGCGGATCGTACGGCGGCGCGTTGGGCGTGGAGCCGTCGCACACGACAAGGATCGCGCCTGGTAGAACCGCAGCGGCGTGGTCGATCATGAGCGCCATGTCATCTGCCGCGTGTCGCGTGGGATCGTCTGTCCCGCGAGACTCGGCATCTTGATCGCCCATCATAGTCTTTGCGGGCCGCGGCAATGTACAGTCGAGCACGACAATGTCTGCAGACCGCGACACCAATATCTTTTGGGATTGTGTGAATCCCCAGCCAAACCCGTCGTCTTCTGTGTGGTCTCTCGTTGTTGTCATCGATGTTGTTGATCCCGCCAGCGGCCGTTGAAACACTCTGAGCAGACGATCGAGGTTGGCCTGGCCAACGTTATCGGTCCCCAAGGAAGGGCTGGGGTCGAGTGCGACCGGCCCGCACTCGACAATCGCGCCAAAACGGCCACGTACGACGCCCATTGCGCCGGCGAGATCACGATAGTAGATTGACGCTGCGCGTGCATGACCCAATGCCATATGACGCATGGCGCGATGGGCGTACGGACCGCGACCGAGGGGCTCGACAGAGAGCACAAGGCCCAGCCAGAGATTGGCCAGGTGGCCCAGTTGCACAAAGGCGGCACGCGCAAACTGCGCATAGGCCTCGATGGCCAACAGCGAGCCCCACCCGCCAATGACCCCGCGCAGCACGGGTGGCATGTCGCGTGGATCGAGTACGGGCACGGGTTCGATATCGTGAGCGCGCAGCGTTGACATGAGCACCCTGTAATAGTGCATGACGTCGAGATCGATGATCGCCTCGGCCGTCGGGAGATCCGCCCAGGCGTCGGCGTGAATTGCGCGCCAGCGCGGGTCGTCGTGCGGCCAAGAGGCCACGTCGTCGTCCGCCACTGGCCGAGCGCATGGGTCGGGTCCACGACAAGGTGCGAGGTCGTTGTCGTCAAGAGGCATCGCGGGCTCGTCGTGATAAAAGGTGGTTGATGTGACCACGCGGCTCCACCGCAGCGGAAAGCGATAGGCCCTGACGCCGCGCCGTGCCAGCAATGCATAGTCGGGCTGGCGGTCGTGGTCGACAGCAACGCCCACGACAAAATCCATGCCCCCTTCCTCGGCCATTTTTCCCTCTCAAAGCCCTCTTGGTGGCCGCTGCCTTGCGCCGAGGTCCTTTTTTCTTGTCGGTTTGCCTTTTTTTCTTTTTTTTTCTACAAGTTGTTGCGGTCTTGAAGAGCCACACAGGAGTATCTTACGCCTTTTTGGTTGCAATCTTTTTGGTTGTTGTTGTTGTTGTTCAAAGGGACCCAAGGCCAAGAGGCGGTCGCTCGCCGTTGGGCGTGGATAGGTCGAGGGTCCTGTAGCGCATGCCTATTGGGCAATAGGAAAACTTTCTAAAAATGGATCAGTTGCGCCCGTGGCCTGTCTTTTTTCTTGGGGCCGTCCGATTCCGTCACCGTCAATTTGGACGACAGGGAATAAAGGGCGCCGGCACCCTCTTGTGGGTGCTGCTAAAGGCAGACAAAAATTTGCCTCTTTTTTTTGGTTTGCCTGGAACCACGGGCAAAAGAAGCGGCGAACGGGGAAAAAAGAAGGATCGCTAAGGGGCAAAGGCAGGCGCAGGATGGACGACAGCGGCGTCAATGGCACAGTTGATGCTGGCGAGGCGACGCCACATGCTGACGCGATCACTCTGGACATCGGCGGTACGCGCGTGACCACGCACCGCTCGACTCTGACCATGACCTACCCCGACTCGCTGTTGGCGCGCGCCTTTGCCCCCGATGGCGATCCGCGCTGGCGACTGCCTCGGCGGCCTGACGGAGCATCCTTCTTGGACCTCAACCCGGTGCACTTTCTTGGTGTGCTCGACGTGCTACGCCACGGCACGACTGCGTTGTCGACCTTGGAGCCGCACGTCGAACGCGGCGTGGCGCTGGTCGCCGACTATCTCAACATGCCGGCGCTGGCTGCGGCCTGTACCGCCGATCTCGGGCGACGCGAGATCGCCGCTGCCAAGCCGGCGCGCGTCAAGACCGTCGCCGTGGCCGTCATCGGGTCCGATGGCACGCTGCCGGTCGTCGGGTTCGACATGTGCGATTGGAGCGCGTGCCGCCAGGTGCATGTGCTGGACTCGTGGTCCCTGGTCCGGGTGCGTGACGTGGTCGCCGCCGACGTGGGCATCGAACCGCGGCGCATGGAGGTGCACGTATGTGGAAGGTGTACTACAGGGTCCATTCGCCCGCATGCACACGTGGCGTTGGACGATTGCGATATGCCCTTTCGCCAGATCAAGTGGCGCGGTTCCAACACCAAGGCCGTTGCCGGTGATGCGCGCTGGATAGTGCGCGACATGCGCCACGTGCCCGAGGGCGAGGCGACGACCGCCGTGGCGCCATCGGGCACGCATGTGCCGTTCGAGCCCCGCGCCGAGTGTATCGGTGCCGTGTTCAAGCGTTACGACTGTGCCACTGGCACGATCGGCAAATGTGTTGTTGTGGGGGTGGAACCTGACGCCACCATCGAGTCGGTTCTGCCAAAGGCCATATCGCGTCTGGACATGGCCAGCGACGCTCAATCCGTGTGCGTGTACCGCGAGTAGGGACTTGAAGTCAAGAAGTTTGACCGCAAAAAGACCTTTGCGGGCGCCTACTTTTCAATCTTTTGGCTTGCCGACGGCGACGCGGGCAATGTGCCGCCGACCTCTGCCATCCCCAAGCCTGCTCACCTCCCGTCGTCATCGTGATCATTGCTGCAGCCGTCGCCGCTCGTCGTGCTGGCGCGCAATACCGCAAGGGCCACCGCGCGCACCGCCAGCATCCCCTTTTTTGTTTTTCCTTTGAATGAAAAAATAAAAAATGCATTTTTATGTGTGTTGGACACAGGCTACAAAAAAGTGCGAGAGCAACAGAAAAAGTTTAGCGGGTCTTGCGGTCGACATCGTCACCGGCAGCGAGTCGGGCGGTGACCTCGTCGAGAGTGGTGCGATTGGCGCTGCGGTAGCCCAAGAGATGGTAGGCAGCCAGGGCGCTGCCGAGCGACAGCGCAGGAAGGGCGAGCAGCCAGTAGGTCGACTCTGGCGCATCGAGGTGGACGCGCGCGACCAAAATCGCGAGCAAAAGGGGTGCCGTTAGACAGATCGAGAGCGAGTGGACCCACCAAAAGGCGAGTTCGTTGCGCTTCCATCGATCAAACAGGACGCTGGCGTTGCCGCCCAGGGGCAGAATGAGCGCGTCGGCCTCACCGACCATGGCCCGGAGGACGAGCGTCTTGCTGGTGTCATAGATTGACGCGGCGACGGCGCAGACCAAAACAGGCGCCGATGACGACCTCGACCCAGTGGGAGCGGCCACCCCCGGTGTCGTTGTTGTTGCTGCTGCTGCTGTTGCCGGCATGATGTAGGTGCAGACCTCCCCGATGTCATTTGGTTGATGACATAGAGGTCCCACAGGGACGGTCCGTGGTGGCATGCGCAGTGGCCGGCCCCGTGCGGACGCTCGACGGTGGGTTCGGGGTAGACGTAGGCGCGGATGGCGGCCACCTTGGCAGCAGCGGCGGCAGTCGGGGATGTAGTTGGTCGGTCGCTCATTGGGTTTAGGCGTAGTAGGCGTAGGCGCAAATGAAATGGGCAATCGACAGGTTCTGGTGGCGGGCAGGACGGAAAATAGTCTGGTGCGATAGCCGCCGCCACCTTTTTATGTGGACCCTCTAGACGGGTCGACGAAAAAAAAAGAGAGGAAGGCGCCGTTGTCATTGGTTGCACCGCTGGACAGCGCGGAACAGTAAAAAGGAAAAACCCCACAAGAAAAATCCCCTATTTTGAAAAAGAAAGAAGAAAAGAGCGCGTACAAAGAAAACTTGTCTTTCTTTTTGCTATAGTTTATTTTGTCGGGTTTTTGGAAAAAGGGGCTCGCTTTCTTGTGGGGTTTGAGGTGCCTTTGCCGGTTTGTGTCTCTTGGCGGGGACACGGCGGGTGGGCAAAGCCTGCTTGACAAAAAAGTTGGGACGGTCGCGATTTGCACGGCGCATGCCGTCCCTTTGGCCCAAGACGCGGGCCGCGCGTCAGAGGCTCCCTTTTCGCCCGAACCGCGGCTCACCTTTTTTCGCCTGATTGGCCAATGTTTGTGGCGAAAAAAGAAGGCCAGCCACGACCGACGTGGTTGGCTCTGTGCGCCAGCGCTGTGGGCCATAAAAGGACTGGTTACGTCTAAAAAGTTTTCATCCTCATAGCCGTCGAGCACAAGCATCGGGACCTACCCTTGACTGCCACCATCAATAACACTGTTCGTCGTTCTTTTCTTTCTTGCCGTCCATCATGACCGCTCCGTTGCCCATCGACGCCACGACGCACACCGTCAGGGTGAGGCTGTCGTCGGCCGCCAAGAACGTGATCAAGACCTTTGACGTCCCACTGGAGCGCTTTAGCATCTACCGCACCGGATACCTCACGGGCAAGGTCGTTGATGCGCTCGCCTGCGGAGCGCACTGCAAGGATCGCGTCATCCCAGTCAACGTGTGCTTGCTGCCCTCTGTCATGTGCATCGCGGATGCCGACCGCCTTATGGAACTGGTCGGCCTGACACCGCTGGCGGGTGCCGAGCCCACGCTGGACGAGGTCGTGCGCCTGTGGCCGGCGCTCAGGATGCTCGAAGCGCGCCATGCCATCGACCGCTGCTACGCGTCGCTGGTCAGCGGCATCACGCTCGACCGCGCCGATTCGATTCTTGCCGTCTACCTGTTTGACGGCATGTGTACCGAGCAGAGTGTGCGCTGCCACCTCGGGCGCGACAATGTGCTCGCGCCGCTGATGCCCATGGGCGGTTCGACCGATGCGACGCCGAGCGGTTCTGCACAGTCGATCATTGACTATATGACCCTACGCGATCGTCTGATCGACCTGGCCATGGCGATCGAAAGCGAGGCCTTGTCGTCATCAAAGACTGTGACCGTACCTGACGAGGCTACGACCCCAGAGGGCAAGCATGACATGAGGCGTACGATGGTGGCCATGGTGGCCGAGAATCGGTCGCGCGCCCAAAAGGCCGTTGCCGAGGCGCTGCGCGACTGGTCGCTCCCGCTGCACGCCATCGACCAGGTGTTTGCGACCGACTTTAGCATGGCCCAGCCGCTGACCGACGCCGGCGCCCGATGGCTCATGACGGGCGATGCGACATTGACGATTCCGTTTGAACAAACCATTCGCGACGTCTGCCCCGCCTTTGCCGACGTGCTTCTCGGCAAGACTGGAATTCTAGCGGCCGGCGACGCTGTCATGGCCGGCGGCGCCGTCGTCCACGCCATCCAGAGGCCCGAGCAGCGCCGCTGGTTGTCCGGATCAGACATTGATCTGTGGATCGTCGGCGTCGACCATGCAGAGCGCACCAAGGCCTTTGGGCGCACTGTCAGGGCCTTGTTTGACGCTGCGCCCGGCTGCTATGCGACCATTGCGGGTTCCGTGGTCACTGTCCAACCGCCGGTCACCGTCACTGCCACCGGCGATCGGATGTCGGCACCCGTCCAGGTGATCCTCACGCCGTATCACTCGGCCTCGCAGGTCGTCTGCGGGTTTGACATGTCGCACGCGTGCGCCTACTATGATGGCACCAACGTCCATGCCACTTGGTCGTGCGTATGCGCCAGTGTGACCCGCGTCGCGCGTGCCCTCCCCGGCATGACCGCCAAGGTCGCGCGTGTGATCAAGGCCAAGGCCAAGGGATTCGACTATGTTGGAGCGCCACCGGCGCAACCGCGCTCTGATCCCAACGACGGCAGAGCCGACCCTGCACTCTCGGCGAGCCAGGCGGCCAAAACGGAAGCCGCGCCTGCTGTGACGCTCCATTCCTCGGCTGACGCTGTCATCAACGGGGCCTTTTGCTTTCGGCCGCTGACGAGCGGTGACTATGCGGTCACTGACGACATCGATGGCGATACCAAACCGATCGAGCGCGCCACGAGATACGGTGCCGTGCCGCTGACTAAGCGCTTTGCCGTAACAATGCCCCTGATGACGATTGCCTGGCGCGCACCCAAGTCGCCGTACAGCGGCACCTGTGCCGAGTCGATCGGCTTTCGCCTGCTCGACGCCAAGGACGCCGGTGCCAGCGTCTCGTGCCACCGCGCCGACGCCATGAGCGACTATTGCGAGGCTCGCAAAAACATTGCAGCGTCTGCCTTGGCCGACCTGGGCCGTCTGCTGCCGTCTCTCGCTTCGCCCCGGCGCATGATGGCATTGTCCCAGATCCGTGATGTCGCGCAAAAGCCGGGCCGCTTTGCCGAGAATGGATTCGAGTTTGTGACGGTGCACCCTCGCGGTCCGTCCTGCATCGTCGACGGCATCACGGGAGCGCCTATGCGCATCGAAGACCTCGACGCCTCTCGTCAGGTGTTTTCCGGCACGATGAGCCTCGGCGTCGGACTGATGGGCCTCACTGCGTCGGCGTCTGGCGACATCTATTGTTCCAAGCGCATGGAGCGCCTCCGTGTCTACCCGCGTGCCTTTGTCTCGACGGCCGCCCGCGTCATGGCCTCGGCGGCCATCATTGCTGCTGACCGCTTTGCCGACAGCGCGCCGACGGCCGAAACCCAGTGAGTCGCCGGTGGCCTCGACGACCGTGATTGATCTGGCCAGGGCGCAGCGCATGCCCCAGTCCAGCCGTCTTTTTTTTCCCTCTTTCTTCCTTGCCGTTGCATGCTTGCCTTTTGTTCCAACTTTGTGCTGCATAACCGACGACGCCCATTAAAATTGTCTTTTCTCCATCTCATTGTTTTTCGATTTTTTGTTTCAATGTGCTCTTGAAACTTTGGCGCCTTGTGGTCGGTTCCCCTTTTTTTGCGCAGACAAGAGGGTGCTACAAAAGTGGAGCCGCCGAGGCCGACGAGATCGGCCGGCGGGCGTCGAGCGGGCAGTCGTCCGAGAAAAAAGACCCCGCCGTACCCTCTTGCCCTTGCCAAAAACAAAAACAGTAAAAAATACAAAACTGGTGTTTATATTCGACTTGTTGGCGCGAACCCGAGCCGTTTGTTTGATCGATCGGGAAAAAGCCGTATGCTCATGCACGAGGACGACCCATGCGACGAGGGCGTGCCGCGGCAGAGAGACTCTGTCGACGATGCCGTCTGCCGGCTCTACCTCTTGTGCCGGCACGCCCGTGCAGGCGACGCCGATGCCATGACTTTACTCGCCCCTTATCTAGCGTCTTTCCCCGTGGGTGGGCTCTCGGGATCAGGGCAAGGCAACATTGTCCTTCCCCATCCGGCGCGTCTGGCGCGGTACTATCGACACTGCTGGACAGCCTCTATCAACGCTGACTGTGTCGCAGCGACAACCGTCGGCAACGGCGTGCCCGTTCCGACGGTTTCGGGCACCGCACACGAGACACACGGCCGTGCCGACATATGCACAAGCGCGCGTGATAACAAGGCGCCGATCTCTGGGGTGCCCAAGACTGTGGAACAGTGCGCATACGACGTCCCTGCGTTGGTCGCGGCCGACAACGACAATCATGAACACATACACGTGGACAATGTGGACGACCGCGGGTGGACTTATCATGTGATGGTGGGCCACGGTGTGGCTGAAAACGATGTTGTTCTCTTTGGACTCGACCGTGGTGGTCGCGTCTGCTATGAGACGGGCTACTATGTGATCCCGCACAGTCAAGACCCCGACCCGATCGGCGGCCGCTCGGCAGGTCAGCGACTCGGCCATGCCGGACGCCGGCCCATGCCACGGGCGATCGCTGCCCATGCGTCGGCGCTCCCCTCACTGCTCCAAGCCGTGGCGGCCTCAACATGCGCCGAGGCACAGGCAACATTGTGCGATCAGAGGCCGCCCGAGCCGGTTCTCTCTTTTTGCGATCAAACACAAACCACGACGCGGAAGAAATACACCGCACACGACGACGACCTGCAGATGATGCATCCAATGACATCAACGCCAATGTCCATAATCGTGACCGTAATGCCCAGTATAGTGGCCGACGTGTCGGCGTCATGCTCGGCGCCATCTCGCTTCGATCCATTCTTGTGTCGCTACTACGTGTTGCCGACCTGCCGCTGGCGATTGTGGCCTATATAAACGACAATGAGCCTGACGCCGACCATCTGTGGCTGGGTGGCCGGCCAGTGTCGGTAGCGTCTCTTGGTCGCCGTCCGATGGCTCTGGCATTGCGCCTCTATGCCGGACACATGGCAGGCCGGCGTGCGTCGTGGCTCTTTGGTCGGCCATCGACGTTGGCGGGAATGGCCGCCCGCGTGTGCGCCGCTGCCGCAGTACCGCTTGATCGGCGGCGCGCGCCCGCCGAGGCGTTGGCCCTTGTGGGTGCCCATATATGGCACCTGGTCTGCGCCGACGACCCCCTGCCGAATGGGCGCCTTCCGCGGGCAACACGATTGTTGGACGCGGCACGCGTGCTCGATGTGATCCCCACGGCTGCCGAGTTGCGCCTGCCTGAACTGTTGTGCGCCACGCTGACCGCGCCGGCCCTCTTGTGTGCCGGTGCCTCTGGCGAGACCTGTGCGCCTTGGAGCGCCGTGGCCATGGCGGCGCAAAAGAGTCTTTGATGCCGCGCCGTCTCTGCTGTCGCCTCAAAAAAAACAAATCCTTTCTTCTTTTGGCGAGTGCCCACCTCAAGAAAAAAAATGCAGAGCGCCCGTGCTCGACAAAAGACGCCAAAGCCAGCATGTGCGCACAAAAAATGCAGGTGCTACCCAAGGTTGCAACATCCAAAATGGGTTTGCCGACACATAGAGTGAGGGCAATCCGGCGGTCGTCGCACACGATTATTCTTTTTGCACACATGCAATCTCAAAAACAGACGCAAAAATGTGTCTTTGTGTTGGCGCTCTCTCGGTCTCAAATCGCCGCCTTGTTGGCGGCCCACCCGTGTTGGTCACAAAAACAAACAAAAAAAAGATTCGGTCCTCTTTTCGCCGTATGTCAGAGGCAGGCCTGTATTTGCCGGCCCCGCCGCGACCGAGCGCAGGCCTCTGATGAAAAACAAGATGGGCGTGCACGAGTCTGTTTTTGCGCCCTCCAGGTATTTCCCTGCAAACATTCCTTTTTTTCGAAAAAAATAAAGATAATAAACGGATTGGTCGGACCGTAAATTGCGGGCATTGCCGGGTCGCCTTGGACAGGTCTTTTTTTTGCTGAGAAGCAGACGAGGAACAGAAGAAGAATAAAAAAAAGAAGAAACCACCGAGAGCAATGGCATCGACTGTGGGCCTGGACAATCTGCCCGACGAAATCATCGTTCACATTCTGGGCTACTTGACGCGCCTGCGCGATCTCGCGGCATGCGCGGCGGCCTCATCGACACTGACCGTCGAGCCTCTTGCGAATGCTGCCGCGCGCCTTGCTGGCGTGACTTTGGGCAAACTTTTGGAGGCATGTGCGCCTCTCGACGTCGTGCGCGCCGTCTATGCCCACCGCGGCCCTACGTCCATACCGCCCGACTGGATCGTTGCGGTAGTCCACGTCGGTTCCAACGAGGTGCTGGAATGGGCGTGTGCTGTGCCCGAATGGACGCTCGTCCTCCGAACGGCGACGCACCGCGATGGCGCCGGCCCGGCACCGAGGCCGTATAAAAGGGTCAAAAAGGGCGATCCCGTCGACGATGCCCTTTATCTGTCAATTGAATGCGGCCGATTCGAGATGCTTGCCTGGCTCTTGGCACATTGCAACACGGGACCAACAAGTTTGTATTGCCGCCTCGACGCCTCATTTGTCCAATCGCTTCTCATCAAGGCCGTGCGTGCACCCGGCGCCCCGTTGGACGTCATCATGCGCCTACATGATTACTCGCTACTGCCAAATGACGGCGAAACCGCGTGCACGACACAAGTCGAGCGCGCGGCGCTGGATGCCGACCGCGCCGATGTGCTCGAATGGGTGCATGCGCGTGGCTGTCGGTGTCTCTCGCCCAGCAATCTGTCGCATGCGGCTCATTCTTTTGCGTGCGCCGTGCGCGCGGGGTCGGCGGCGGCTGCCCGTTGGGTGTACACCAACGCGGCCCCTCAGACGACGCCAGCAACTACGCTGCGTGATCACTGCGACGCGAGCAAGACGATGAAGGCCATGGTCGGTGCTGCCTCTGGTGGCCATGTCCGTGCGTTGGCCATGTTGTGCCGCCTCGGGTTCGGCCCTCTCCCGCTCGACGTGCTGGTGGCCGCTGCGCGCGGCGGGCATCTCCATGTCCTTCAGTGGGCCATGACTGATCCCGCGACCAACATCCAAGACGACGTGGACGGCGACAATGACAACGATGACGGCACGCCCATGGACCTGGCCGACGGCGATATGCATTCCAGTCGACCGCCTGCCGTGGTCGTCCAAGGGTGGCCGTCGTTGCTCATAGGATACGCGGCCGCCCTGGAAGGCCACGAGCACATTGTGCGCTGGCTGGCGCGCAGACCCGACGCACTCCGTAATCTATCCGTGGGCGCGGCCAGAGCCGCCCTGAAAAAAGGCCATATCGGCGTGGTTCTGGCCCTGGACGAGGTCGGGATCGCGCCCTTTGATCAGTGGGACCCGTTGCGCACGGCAACGCGCAGCAACTCTGTCGCGGTCGTGGCTGCCATCGCCGGCCGCACCGCCGTATGCAGCCCCTGCACGCTGACCTCGGCCCTCTTTTGTCGCAACGAGGGCGTCATCCAGTTTCTGTGCGAGCGCTACGGCACCGATCATCTTCAGGCGGTTGTCGATGCAGTCGCTGGCCGATCCCTTGCCAGGGCGCCCCTCCTCTGGGTGAGGGACAATGTACCGAGCGTCTGCGTGGCGAGCGCCTGCGCCTATCTCTACGCAGCCCGTTTGTGCGACCGCACTGCCATGGACCGCGACCACTTGTGCCGGTGCAACCGCTGTCTTTGACAACCTTGACATGACGACAACATATCCCATGGCGCCAAAGAATTGTTTGTGCCATCGGCACACAGCATCTTGTCACAAGACAAAATAAAAAATAAAAAAAAGAGAGTGGCAAAAGGACATGGCGCCCTGTTGTCCAGGACGATGGGCCAGCGCCACTTTTATATCAAGTTGCTTGGGGGCGTCTCTTTTTTTTAGTTGGGGAGGGGGTGTACAAACAATGTTTTTATTGAACAACGAGGACAGAGGGTCATGGCGAGGCGCCCATGGCAGTGGCGAGTTGTGCACAGACTCTGGCGCGCGGTGTGTTGGCCGCCTCGTAGACCAACGTCGCCAGTCGCACAGACAGGCGCGTGCTCATCATCGGGTCACCCTCACTGGTGAGGTGACGACGACACAGCGCAAAGAGGCCGCTGTCGACGATGGTGACGGCACCGGGAGACGTTGGGGACATGGAAGCGCCTACGGTGACGGCCGTCGCCGGCGACAAGAGGGCCTGGGCGACGAGGGCAACTACCCGGTCGCGTTCGATCCACTCTTCCTTGGGACCGGGCGCCGGCCTGTGCGGGTCGGCGCGCCCGCCCACCACCTCCCACATGCCGGCAATCTCGTGCGACGCCACGACGGCGAGGCTCAGTCGGCACACGCCGTTGCGCGTCTCCCATATGCGCACCGGGCCGCCGGCATCGGCGCGCTCCACGACATCGCTGGCCACCCTGCGATTCCACTTGCGCTCAAATGCCACCTGCTGTCGCCGTCCGTCGTCGACGTCTTGATCCTGCTGGCCGTCGCCGTCGTCGGCCACATTCTCTTCGTCGCCGCTGTGCGCTTTTTCGCTCTTGACGTGTGCGTGAGCGCTGCCGTCGTCATCCATACCATCCATGCTGTGGGTGCGGCGTCCATCAAGGTCGGTGGCAGCGACGGCGGGCAAGGCCCACTGGGCAAAGTCACCGCGGCGATCGTCGGCCTTGCCGCGCGCAATCTCGGCGGCCGGCGCAAAGTGTCTAGCGTGAGATAACGCAGCGGCCGGCGTGGGGCAGTCCCTGTCGCTGTCGTCGACAAAGCCATCTGCAGGACGTCGGTCGGTCGGCGGGTCTGTCCATGCTCTTTCAGCGGCCCAGCGCGGCACAGGTGGTGCGCGACGACGCGTGCGACGGCGCCGTGCGGACCGTTCGGTATCATCATCGTCACTCTTGCCGTCATCGTCTCTTGTGCTGCCGTCGGCTCCAGACGAGGTTGCGGCGGTATGGGAGCGGGGCCGCTTGCGCGACGGTGCGCTCGGCTGCGGCACGTTGGTCTCGGTCGCGCTGTCGCCAACGTGGTCATCATCATCATCGTCATCATGAGCGTCGATGCCATCGGCATCGTCACTGGACCCATGGCCGATAATGGTCGGCACGACGTGAATGTCCGAGACCGAGTCTTGGTCAACGTCCCCGTCGGCCCAAGGAGTAGTCGGTTCCTCCGAGAGCGGGTCCTCTTCGCCCAGGCGGTAGGCGACCGGCGATCCGGGTCCCGACGGCGCGGGATCACAGAGGCGTGCCTTGTACCGTGCGGCCAGCAAAGCCGCCGCTCCGGCGTCGGCGGGATGCACGATATCCGCGACGACGTCGATGAATCTGGGGAGGCGCGAGACGTGGATGCCCGACGTCTTGGTGTGTCGGACGCGATTGGAACCGGCCACATGTCGACCGGGGAGCAATACGCGGTCAAGTTTGTCCACGCGGCGATTGACGGTGGCCATCACGCGGCGCGTAACCGTGTGCTCGTCCCTGTCGCGTAGGTGGCTGGCCATGACGCGCACAATGTCAATGGCCGACAGCCAGCGGCCGTCGGGCGACCGCCGTATCGCGCGCGTCGCCTCTCGGAAGAGGCTCGTATCGGCGTCACCGCGACTTGGCTCTGCGCTATGCGCGGCCAAAGTAGGCGACTGGTCGATGTCATTGGCCCTGTAAATGGTCGTCGACATGGGTCGCGCAGGCTGCTCACGACGGCGCGAACAAAGGGGTTTGTGCGATCGTGTAGTACGGCCGGTCGAACCGCGCACGACAACAGCCAGGGGTTTCGCCGAGTCGTGACGTGATAGCGCCTCGACCACCTGCATCCACACATCGTGATGGTGACGATGAGACATGATCAAACCTGGACGGCAAAGACATGTATGCGTATATATACGAAAAAAGGTATACAATAATTTAAAAAAAAGGGAAAAAGACGACGGGCGAACCTTGTCGCCGGCGGCGAGCACGGTGCCGTGCGAGTCGGTGAGATCGTGACCGACGATGGTGGGCGCGGCAGTCGAGGCGAAATGCAGGACAGGACGTGTGGGGTACTTTTTCGCGTGGACCGCGGCAATGCGCTTGTGGAGGAGCGCCACGGTGGCGTCCTTGGGGAGGCCCTTGACCGACACGAGCGCCGGCCGCGCCGCCGTACCACCTCCGTTGACCTCGACCGTGTATTCAAGCGTCCCAAAGGCCGGCTTCATGCTGTCTCTCTGTCTGTCTCTCGTCGGGCGTGTCCCTATATCTCTTTTTTGGCTGCCGAACCGCGAGCGATGAGAACAAAGTCGGATGTTGTCGGTCCCCTCGATTGGCTCTTGTGTCCTTTTTTTTCGCCTGCACAATGAAAAGCAAAAAGTAAACCGTCGGCCGTGTCGGCTTTCTGGCTGCGCTTTTGGTCCCGACGTTGTCGACATTTTGTCGCCAGAAAATCAAAGCCAATCAGAGCATCGAGTCGGTATATGGTCCCAAAAGATAATTTTACAATTTCTCTTGCCCCGGCATGTTGGCCGCCTTTTTTTGTCCCCATGAAAAGCAGAGGGCGTACAGGTCGCAGGCGGCGCCCACAAAAAGCGTGATGCTTCCGTCGTCGACATAAATCTGGCGCCAGATTCGTCCACTCTTCCACATCTTTTTCTCTTGTGTATTTGTTTTTTTCCGATTCATTTTCTTTTTGGCGATTGCATACAAAGAATTGCGCCTGGGCGTTGACAAAAAAAAGAGACTGGTTTTTATTTTGTGATGTTTTTTGTCCTATTGTCTCGCAAAGAGCCTGGTGGTTGGACCGTGCACACGAGGCACGGCAGAGGGCAACAAACATTGCCAACGTATTTGGTTTCGATAGTGCCCCCTTTTTGGATGAGGACCTGTCCGTTGATCGCGTGACCACACGGCTTGTGTATTTTTATTTTTTTGTCGGCAACAGCAACATTTTTCCCAAAAAGGGATCACTCTGCCGATTGGGTCTGAAAAGTCGACTCCTTTTCATCATTGGGCCTGTCATTTGTGTCGACGTCATAGACGGCGGGTTAAAAAAAGGTCAGGGTCGCCTCTCTTTTTTTTACACCCTTTTTACGGCTCGGTCAAGTGGCACCATCAAATTCCCATAGCGACTCTTTTTTTTTACGCCAGTCACAGCAAGCGCCCGTGTACTGGAACCGCTAGACAGCGACGACGACAATAGCAACAAAGAAAGAATGGAGACGGCGACAACGACACTGACCGTGGCAGCGACGACGATGGTGGGCTCTGCGGGAAAACTGGTCCAGTCGACGGCTGCGGTAGCGTCCACGCCCGCTGCGCTGTGCGGCATCACGGCCGCCGTCTTGGCATGGCTGCGCACACGACGGCGCCACGACGATAGCCTGGTGCGTGCCTTGCATGTCGCATCCCACGCCGCATGCGCCATTACGGGGTTTGCCGCTGCTATGGCCCTGTGTCGACAACAGCCGACATCGTTGCTCGCCTGTGCCGCGGCGTCTATCGCCGTCGAAGAGGCCACTGCCGCGCTGTTGACCCATGGACCACTTGGAATGCTCGGCTTCCCAGTGACTGCGCTGGCGCGCATCGCCACGTCGATCTCGGCCGCCGCCGTCATCTGGTGCGCGTGGAACCTGTGCTTTGTCGGGCCGGCATCCATCATCTCGCCCCCGCTCATCGCCCTTCGCGCCTGCCATGGCACGCTCGTGTGGGTGGTGATGGTCGCGCCGGCCGTCTACCCTCTTGTCGCCCTGTGCCATCGCGGGCTGCGTGCCGTAGCCTCTTTTGCCGCCGCCGCACCACCATCTTGATTTTCTTGTGTTTTTTTTACAACGAGCCACACACACACCTGCCTTTTATAAATTCTTGCTCCCGACCTATCCTTTTGGCGACAGTCTTTCCTTGGCCCCGTCTTGCAGGCCTAGATCTTTTCCCCTGTCGAGTTGCACGGGAAGGACCTTTTCTGGCACGTGTCCGTTTTCGTTTGTGCTTGTTTTTTTTTCCAACACCCTGCCCCGTCCGACTGTCGATGTCTTTTTTTAAAAAAAAAGAGTCAATCGAGCCCAAGAAGGAAGGGGGACGCTGTCGGCGCCGAGGTCCAAGGCAGACTGGGCGGTCGGGTCGCCGACGCGATTTGTATTTTGTTGTTGCAGACAAAGGAAAAAAAAGGGTGTTTGTGTGGTGTGGGCACGACCCCTAGTGCGCGGTGCCATACAAGAGGGCGTCGGCTAGACGACGGCATTCGGCGCTGTGGGGTGCGTCGTCTGCGGCCACGGCGGCGCGGGCCAGGCGTACGGCGAGCCGCGCGACCAAACCCTGATGTTGTAGGCGATCGGTGTCGTGCGCATGGGCCAGGCGTTGACGCGCCGTCACCGAGAGCCACATGTTGCCAAAGGCCAGGGCGTCTGCGTCCTCGGCAAAGCAAAACGCGCCAGGCGGCGGCTCGCAATCGACGCTGGTTGCCACGGCAGTGATCCCGGCGGGCGACGCCATGTGCGCGCGCGCCTGTTGGATCATCCTGCCGCGGTCCACCCATACGGGACCCGTGTTGGCGACAGCCTCTCGGCCGTCGCCGTCGCTGTTGGTGCGTGACTCGGCAGAACCCGCCACGATGCGCCACGGTCGTTGGGGATGCGCGCCTGGACGTACGGCAAACACAAGACGCCACATGCCGCCTCGGCATTCCCACACGCATAGGGGTCGATCGGCGCGTGCCTTGTCGGCCAGACGCTCAAGAACGGTCGTGTCATACACGCGCTCGCTCTCGCTGTCTGACTCTAGAGCGTGCACGTCTGTGTCTCTGCCGTTGTGGCTGTCAAAGACGATATGCGCGTCTGTTGCCATGGGTGCAACGTGCGGCTCCATGCGGGCGCTGGTGGACACAGTCTCGGCGCCGTTACCGTCATCGCCGAGCATAGGACCGCTTGCATCGGCCGGTTCCAATTTGATCGGCTCCAGTTTGACCGGTTCCAACTTGACCGGGTCCGGCTCGACCGCACGCGGGACGGTGTCGTGGTGTGGGCGAGAAGAGGCCGCTGCGAGTCGACGATGGTTGTCACGAGCGCACTCGATACGCTCGACGAGGGCGGCAAAACCGGGCGTCAAGTGGTAGCACTTGAGGCGTCCGCCATAGGGGGACCCGCCGATGGCGTTGGCGCCGGCCAGGAGAAAGTTGACCAAGTCGTCGGCCTGCACGACCGACGACGGCGTCTGATCGCCAGAAAAGGGTTCGGCCGCAAACACCCAGCCGCGACGGGTGAGCGTGCGCAAGATGGTGGTCGAGATTTGGCGCCCGTGTTGACCGCGCGCACCGGTGGCATTGCGCACGAGGTCGAGCGCCGAGACGGCTTCGCCATCGGTGGTAATGCGCGGTGGCACCTCGCCGTGAAAGGGCCGATCGCGTTGTGGACGGGGCGACCGCCCGCCTTGTGTGTGCCTGGCGTCGGGCGTGGGCGACTGCGACGAGTCGCGTCGCGGTCCTGATGCCGTGCGGACGAGGCCCTGAAACCAATCCCCGTCGTCGCGGTCATGGTTTGACAAATGTCGATCGCGTTGTTGACGGTCGTGGTGGCGGTCGTTGCGATGGCTGTCGCGATGGTCACGACGGTCATCGCGGTTGTGGTGGTAGTGGAAATACCGTCGGCCTTGCCCGGTGTCTCTTTGTGCTCGCGTGCCGGCATGGTGGGTCCGGTCGGATTCCATTGTGGTCGCACACGCGCGCCCGAATTGTTGCCTCTTTTGCCTGCGCGCAAGCCTCAACCGAAAGAAGAAGAAAAAAGCCAAAGTATTGGCGCCGACTTCTTTCTTTGTCCCTTTTTTTTTGAAATGTATGCCTTGGCTTGCGGCCAACCCGATGCAGCCTTGGTCGGCAAGGTGATCGTGAAAAATCAGGTCGCTCAAAAATGGATGGTTCCTGCGTGCAAGGGCCAGCGTCCTCCTTGGCGCCGTCGTTGATTTTTTGTCTGCACAACAACAACGGCAGCGGCCGGCCATCAGCGCCAGTCTCTGTTGCGATTGGTCGATCTTTTTTTTTGCGTCATTAGGGATGGGTCGGCGTGGTCGAGCGCGCTTTTTTTATCTTGTTGTTGGTTGCGGGGGACGTGCCGGCGGCATGTGCGCCCGCGCCTCACGAGGCCGCGGCATCGCAACGAGACCGCCTGCCACACCAGAGCCCACGCAACTCGAAAGAAAAAAAACATAAAGGAGAGAGGAAAAAGACGCATAAAGGACCGACAAAAACCAAAATAACCTGAAAGAAAATCCAAGAAAACCTCTTGTCGAGCGCGGGAAATGTCACGCCGGCGGCCCGCACGCGCAGACGACGCACAAAAAGAGGCGCAATGTGGCGGTTCAGGTCCGTCGGTCAAGCGTGCGCGCCTTTGTACCTCGGACAAGGCCAACGCTGGCGACCGCCCCACCGTCCACCACCACCATGACAGAGAGACGCATGACGATAGCGGCGACAGCGTACGAGGTCTCTTGTCGTTGCCGCCTGAAATTCTTGCCATGATCAAGGACTGGCTCGACCCTGTGTCGTCCCTCTGGTTCCGATCGTCCAGCGTCCTGTTGCGCTCGCTGACAACGGCGGCCGATCGCCGGTGGGACACCGAGACGGGACCCATCAATCATTGTGTGGCAAGGGTGCTCCCCCCTGATCGGGATCGACGCTGCCCGGCTCGTCGATGTTGACCGCCCTGTAGTGAGCAAAAAGCGTTGGCCGCCCGTACACATGACCGGGCGCCAGGCGCCCATCGACGAGCCCACGCTCAAGCGCTATGCGCTCAACGCCGCCCTGCTGCGCTATCTTGCGCACCGGGGCGTTGCCGACGTCACCGACGCCTTTGGCCAGCCGTGGGACGAATCCGTGCGCGGTCAAGTGGCCGACAAGAAGCGATGGAATATTCTGCGCTTGCCGGCGCCGCGCGACACACTCTACAGTCCCAACGCCGTGTGCACCTTGACCTTTGCCTTTGACATGCAGGGCGGCGACTATAAGAGATCGCTCTTTGCACAGACCAAGGGCGCCAACATGGCCGGCATCGACACGTGCTTTGAGCAGGCGACGGCCGTCTATACACGTGCTCTTGGACGGGCCTTTGGCGCGCGCGCGCCGTCTCGTTCCTGCTGGCGCCCGACCTCTATGGCGGGCCGACGCCGTGCATCACGGCCGCCGGCGCACGCTGCAAGGCGGTTCGCTTTGGCGGCGCCGGTTGATGTCGCCCTGGCACGCCCACCTGTGGGCCCATCTCCTGGTCACCCGCCCACTCACAAAGAAAGATAAAATGGGAGGAAAAAGAAACTCATTGCCCAAACGTTGCCATGGTGCGCCGTGCATGCTTTTTGCCCTCTTTTTCATTTTCTTTTTGATCGCCTTGGCCGACACGATCCGATTGTTGTCGGGTCTCTTTTGTGGCTCGTGTCTGGCGTGCGCGCATGCACGTGGCACCGCCATGCAGAAAAGGAAAAAAGCGACTATAAAAATATATTTTTTTTATCATTGACAAGGGATGGGGAAAGAACGGTCAGGCGTTGACGCTGCGGGGACCGGGCTGTGACCAGGTGCCGAGGTGAAGGGCCAGCGCGTCCGGCGCCTCGGGCATGTCCATAGCGCCCAGCCATCCGACGACGACCGGGCGGCCGTGCGGCGTGCATCCGAGCGGCGCCGGTCGCTCGGGCTTTGGGCCGCGGTTTTTTGCGTGCTCGCGCATGGCCACCATAAAAGCGGCCATGGGCGCGCCCCACATGTGCTCGTCATAGTCGCTGCCGGCCATGACGGCCTCGGCCCCGGTGCCGATTTCGTGCGCCCATGTCGCCGCCTCGCCGTCCGACCACGCGAGGCGCCGCCAACCGAGTGTGCCCATCGGTTTGGCACCGGCGGCCACGGCCCCCTGGCCGGGACGATCCGCCATGACCGTGAGGGTGAGACGTCGGTCGAGAAAGGGCCACCCGCGGGCGCGCGCCTCGTCGCGCACGCCCTCGATCTGGACCACGACGACAGCGGTGGCGTCCGCCGGCATCCCAGCCGCTGCCGCGACGTGCGCGGCCTCGTTCATGAGATGTACGCGCGGCACATAGGGCCGGGTGGGAGGGACCGTCGCCTCGAACCGCGCCGACCACACTGCCCTGTTGCCATGGCCTTTTGCTCCTTTGATGTGCTCCATACTGCAATCACCCTCGACCAAGATATCCTCTGTTGTTGCTGTTTCTTTTTTTTCCCTCTACACAGCAAAGAGTCGTCTTTGTGTATGGGCATTGTCGGCCAGAGCCGCCAACACCCCTCGCCCTCAAAAAAACACAAAAAGTGCACGGCCGACGAGAAAACAAGACGGTCGCAAGGACCTCTTGCTGTTTGTCCCTGTCAGGGTGGTTGGCCCCCCTGAGTGAGTTTTTCTCTCTGTTTTTTGTCAACTTGCCTTTTTGAGACGGCGACGCGGCCACACGAGGAAAATAGGCCCGCAAAAACTCGCTGACATGTTTAAAAAAAAAGAATAGAATTAAAAAAGTGAAAAAATGCATTGTGTTTTTTTTTGAAAAAAAAAGGTGCGCGGTGGTGCGCCGGAAAAAAAGGACAGGCGAGACGGGGGACAATGGCGACAAAAGCAAGCGCCAGCCGGGTCGACATCCGCCAGTGGATGGTGCCTAGCGGCGCCTCGACTTGGCGGCCTGGGCCTTGGCCGCGAGCAGGGCCATCTTGCGCTTGCGGCTGCGCCTGTCGTCCTCCTGGCCATCCTCTTCCTCATCTTGATTGTCATCCTCCTCATCATCCTGGAGGTCGCGACCTTCCTCTTCCTCCTCCAGGATCTCCTCGTCATCATCTTCTTCTTCCTCATCGGTCGTTCGTCCATCATCTCATCGACCTCGTCGTCGATAAAGTCGCGGGCCGACATGCGGCGCGGCTTGGTGGCCGGGGTCCGGGTCGTGCGGGCGCGCTTGGCCGGCGGACGCGGCGAGGTGGCGGCCGACGACGACGTCGACGAGACCTCGCCCTTGGCGGCTCCCGCTCTGCGCGACGAAGACGATGATTTGGCGCGAGCATTGTCGGGCAAGGCCGCAATCTCGGCGACCTCGGGGTCCGACCGCCGCGGCGGCCAGGGCCGGGTGCGAGAGGGCCACGGTGCGCACGTGGCGCGAGGGCATCGACGCCATCTGCGGGCGTATCGGGCAGCCGCGCGCGTCGACCGGCGGCGAAAACTGCTGGTGGAACCGGCGCGCCGTGTCGTGAAAGAAGCGCGCCATGCGGATGCGCTCCACGACGAGCGAGGCGTTGGCACGCGCCTCGGCCTCGGCCAACTCGTCGGGATCGGTGGGCACGCCGCGCCCGACGCGCGCCGCCCGCCCGCCGGCGATGGTCTCCTTGTAGAGGCACGCCATGTGGTAGTGGATAAAGCCCCACGCGCGCACCCACATGCTGGCCTGCGTGATGCCCGCCGTCTTGGCGCGCGCGCGGTCGGCGCGCGTGGGTCCGGCGGCCTCCATGGCCTCGCGCTGCGCCGTCTCGAGTTGGCGCCAGTGCTCCTCGGCCTTGGCCAACACCCGGCCGGCCTCGTCGACCAGCGCACCGCGGCGCTCGGCGCTCATCGCCCATGGCTCGTCGGGCAGCGGTTCGATGACGCGTGCATCCTCTGCGGCATCGGCGCCGCGTCCTCGCCCGCCGCGCCTGGTCTCGGCGGCAAGGCGGGCCTTTTTCTCGGCAGCGAGCCGTGCCTCGGCGTCGGCCTTGGCCTTGGCCATCTCTTGCAACTGGCGCCTCAGTGCCGCCACCATGTCGTCGTCTCCTGCGGGTGCAGGGGTCGTCGAGTCGATTGGCTTGCCCTGGACGTCACCATCGTGCGTGACACGACCAGTGGTCTGGGCGACATTGATGGGGTTCTCGGCCCGACCGACACTGTCGTCATCACCGCTATTGTCGTCGTCGTCGTCGGCGATCCTTCGCTTGCGCTTGCGCGAGTCGGGTTGCGGCCCCACATCGGCCTTGCGCGGCGATGATTCGCCGTCGCGGCCCTTTGGGTCGACGAGAGTGGGTTCGGTGGCGGGTTCGACAGCGGCACTCATGACGAAAAATGGAAAATACGACCGAGGCAATCTAGGATCGGCGATACAAAAAGGCAGTGCAGGCGCCTGATCGCTATAGTGGCGTTGGCGATGGCGTCGGTAGACAAGTGTACGAGACTGGGTCGGCTGGCGAGAATCGAGTCGGAAACTCGGTGCGTCCATGGGTCCCTTTTGTGTGCGCGTGCGCGCGCGCGCAACTACACGCACCGCGCGTGCACGGCACCCCCGCAGTCGGTCTCGTGAGGGCCAATGGCGGCCGAGTTTGTGGCGCCGCCCTCGCCGACGACGACGTCCAACCAAAAAGAAAGGGAATGAGACTGCACACAGACAGCCGGCGTTGCCCGTGCCCCCGCCGCGGGGGGGGGCAGCCGTCCTCCAATGGCGCCCGCTGTCAGGAATTTTGGAAGAAATTACCTTTTTTGTCAAGGAGAGAAAAGAAGATTCCGATTGGTTGACGACAAAAAGTCGACAGAAATCGCATTGGACGGTGCAAGCATGAAAACCGGCGGCTCGTGAGCGATTTCAAAAACACGCACAGCAGAGCACGCCCCTGCACACGCATACCCGACACTCTCTCGAATTATTATTCGGAACGCCGTCGCCTCTGCAAGAGACAACAAGGCATCTTCTACACATCCACGAGAACCGTCTTTGACCGCCACCACCACCACCAGCAACTTTCCTTTGCCATCGTCGCCGAGAGATCCGACAAGGAAAAAAGAACAGAGACAACAATATCAATGCAAGAAACCCAACGCCAGCATAGGAGACCTAGGGACGACATGAACGTCGTCGACAGCCGCCGCTATCGCCGCCACCGGAGCCTTTCACCCGATCATCGCTTGACGGCCCACACCACGGTGGTGCACCGACGCAAGCGTTCACCGAGCCCCGAGCCCCGACAGCACCATGTCTCGCCGTCGGCATCGTCGGACCGTCGGCGCCGTTCGCCGGCACCCAGCCGGTCACGCACGCCATCACCCGCGCGCGACTCGACCGACGAGCGTCGCTGCGCCAAGCGTACACGGTTCTCGGAACACGAGCGGACGTCCCCCGACCGACACTGCGCCGAACAGGGCGACGATCCCATACAGGTGCCCCGAGACGACGCCGATGACGACGATGACAATGATGATGCATCAGACGACAGCGGCAAGGACAGCCAGTCAGAAGACGATGCCGAAGACGGTACTCGCGACGATCACAATGCCCATCGCACAGACGTGTCTGTCGCCAACAGAGTCAATGAGAAGGGCACGCGCGCACACGCGCCCGCCCGGTCCCTGGTGGTTGCGCAGCACAGGCGCGCCACTGGCAATGCGCACACACGCCGACGCCGCCAACAGCGCGACAGGCGCGCCCTCCTCCAGGCTCTCGAACTCATCGGTGCCCAACGTATGCCAATGGAGCGAGGCGGCGGCGGTGTCAACATTGGCGGTCGGGGCGGTGCGAGGCGCAATATCGATCGCGGCGCCGACACTGCCGTGCCGCGTCGGGACAGGGAGGCCCATCCTCGTCGTCGTCGTCGTCGGTGCCGCGCGATCGCAACAGAGACCGTCCCGACAGAGGGGCATATACTGGAGGCCGGCGCCGCACCGACGTCGATCCGATCCGACCCGTCGCAAACCGAAATGCACACCGCCAGCGTGTGTCGTTGATCGACGCCAAGGCACAGGTCAGTGCCTACCACGAGGCGTGTCGCAGGGCATGTCGCGACAAGATGCCCCCTCCTCCTCCGCCGCCCGAATACTGTTTCAACCTCATCGATGACGCGGTGCAAGCCTACCTGGGTTCGGGGGGCGACGCCGGTGATCAGACTCGGTAGCACGCATCGCAATATAGGTGTGTGCGCCGACCAACCCTTGCCACGACGCACTACAGTGCCAATGTCTTTTTTTTATATATTTTTTATTCATTAAAAAATTGCTTGTTTACATTCACGTCTTGCAAAAAAATGCAAACCTTTTTGTCGGATAAAAAAGACTGCACCGTCCGACCACGATGGAGTTGCGCGGGCTCCAGTGTCTGTGTGTCGGGCAATGCCAGGCGCTCCCGACGTCGAGGGTGCAGATTTTTGATGCCAACGGCAACGCAAGGACAAACCAGGCCGCCTTGGAGTGGCAGCAGCAGCAAAAAGGCACCGCAAAAGGCAGCCCCGCACCAGTGCGCCCATCTTTTTTTGTCAACCTTTTTTTTTATTTACGCAAAGAAAAAAAAAGAAAATCAGGTTGTCGGTAGGGTTTTCTTTTCTTTCTTTGATGCGGCCGAGGCGGGAACATTCTGTTGGTTGCGAGGTCGCCAGTCAAAAAGAGGCGGCCTTGTGGACCCGAGAAGGCGCCAGGAAGGCGGCGCCGTGCCTGCACAAATTTTTACCGCCCTTGCAATGCTCTGGCAACCTCACTTTGCACCGACCGCTGCCCAAGTAAAGTTTTGGGGTCCTATTTTTTCCATTGGTCGGTGCCAAAAAGGCACATCAAACAAGGAACGACAACCAACATTGATTTTATGCGTGTAGTGCAAGAAAAAAAAGTAGGGGGACACAGACAGAGGCCATTGTTTGGCATCCTTTGTCCAGACTTGTCTCCCCCCTTTTTTGTGCGGCGCTTTTGGTTGCCGCTCCCCATCGAGTTTTTTGGTGGCCTTTGCCCCTGTCTTTGGTCAACGACATGCCGAGGGAACCCAACCGGTCATCGACGCAGCGGCAACGGCCCGTCGACTCGGCGCCCATGCTGGCCGCGGCGCGCCGACAGCACCGTCATCGCGATACTGTCGGCCCTCGACGCTTTCGCCTAAGAAGCACTGCGCCAGTTCGCGAGTCGGATTTACGCGTGGGACCGCTGGCGGCACGACGCGCGGCCTTTACCGCCTCTGCGCCTTGCGCGCCCGCAACCGTCGGAGACGGAAATGTTGACTGCGACCCGCGCGATTATGGCCGTCGCGTCGGCGATGATGAAATTATGAATGATGATGGTGATGATGATGACTATGATCTATTGGACCAAGTCGCCGAAGCGGGCAGCGACGACGACCGCCTGGCCGAACCCATCGACAGCGATGATGATGACGACGCGACATCGGCCGAGGCGTGGCGCCGGGCACGCGCTCGTCGCTGGCGCCGGTCCACTCGGCACCCCCTCACGCTGGCTCTTGTGCTCCCCTTTAATCGCGATCGCACGTGGCCTGTCGGAGGCGCGTCCGTCTCGGTCGACGACAGTCAATAACAACCATAATAATCATAATAATAATAATCATAATAAAGAAAAAGAAAAACACCAAACAAAAAGTTGGCAACAAAAAAGGTTGAGGCGCTGGTCGGTATCGCGCCGGCGAAAAGGGCCGAGAGGGGGGGGGGGACATCAAACTCAGGGGATGGGACAGGGCGGGGATGAGATCGCTTCCGGCGCGCGAGCACCGCAGAGAAAAAAAGGCGGTGGGCCGCGCGCCAGGAGGCGTCGTCCTCTGCGGGCGCCACATGCGCACGTTGTCGGTGCGGCAGGGCGGCGCTTGACCGACGCGGCGCAGGGAGCCGCGCGCCCCCAAGGAGTAAAGCACACTCGCCGCCGCCCTCGCGAGAGCAGACCTCGAAATAAAAACAGCGCCCCACCAAGAGGAAAAAAAGGAGGAATCCAGCAAGGACAGGAGGAGCGACAGCAACAGCGGCAGCAACAGCGACAGCCACCGCCACGCTCCCGCTCCCGCCCACACCATGACCGATCCGCGCCTCCGCTACCCTTACCGCCACGGCGTTGAGCCCGAGGGCTTTGTCGGCACCGGCGCCGTGTGGCGCGGCACCGCTCCGCCGCTTGCCCGTGAACTCGCCCGCGTCCCTGGTGGCATGCCCCTCGCGTGGCAACAGCAACAGCCGCGCCCGTACCAGTCGTCGCCCTTTGCCGTTCCGCAGCAGCAACTGCACTATGCCTATAGCGACGCCGGCAGCGCCAGTGACGACGACGGCGATGATGATAATGATGACGACGATGGTGGCCAGGATGGGAGCGAATACGGCGAGGGCAGTGACGTCGAGTATTCCGGCGACGAGTATTCGCCACCGGCCAGCCCGGCCTGGGGCGGCAATGGCGGGGGCTACGTGTCGGCGCCGACGCGTCCCCGCTGGTGAGTCGTGCCCTTGAGGCGCCACCATCATCGCCATCATCACCACGACGATCGACGGGCGCCCCACCCACGCCCTCCTCTTGTTTCCTTGCTCTTTTTTTTTCCGCCCCCTTTGATGCCGTCTGCTGCGCGCACGACAGAGCAACGAGCCATCGTGGAACAAAAGAGGGGGTCGCACCGGCGCCCACAAGGCGACATGCGTAGACACGAAAAAAAAACCAACAGAGGGCCAGGAGCAATGTCGTTTTTCTTTTTTTTTTTTAACTTTTAACTATGCCTGCATACCATCGAAAAAAAAATTTAGGAGAAACAAAGGACAACTGCCTCTTGTTTTGTTGATGGGCGTGCGCATTGAGGACGACGCCGTCTTTTTCATTGGAGTGGGGCATGATGGACAGGCGTGCTGAGCATCTCTACCCACGAAAGGTCCTCCTCGGTGGAACCGCGACGGGCCACGCCGCGAGCGTCGCTCCCGCACCGCATTGTTGTTGTCGTCGTGTCCATGGGCGCAGACTCTTGCGCCTGTTGTTGCTGTTGTTGGCTCCAAGGCTGCTGGTGGTGGGGTGGTTGTTGTTGTTGCTGTGCTGCTGTGGGCGGAATGGTGTTGCACGGCCAGCGCGGCATGGGGCGAGCGATCGCCGGCAAGAGGCGCATGCCAAAGTTGGTGCGCCACGAGGGCCGCATCGGCCAGACGGCAAAAGGCCCCGTGGGTGCGCTCGATACGACGCCACACGCCCGTTGGCTGCAGCCAGCGACGGATGGCCGCCACCATGTCCGGGCCGATCCACGGCGCACCCTCGACACATCGCATCACCTCGGCCACCAGCCTCTGGCGCTTGGCGACGTGAAAGCGCTCCAGGTTGGCGCGTCCGGCGAGTGCGCGCGCCAAGGGCGACGGCATGGGCGACGACCCGGTCGACATGGTCTTGGGATCGATAAAGCCAGTGTCGCGCAGGTCGCCCAGGTCGGCCATTGAGGGCGGGCACGCCGGCCATTTATGCGCCCACAGGGGGTCGTTGCGCACGTAGGCCTCGCAGCGCTGTGAGGCACGCTCGTGCCTCGGCCAGTCGGCCGTGTGACGCCACGGGCCGTGCTCGGGCGCCTCGTGCCAATAGATGCGCGCAGCCTCGCGCTCTGCCCACCAGGCATGCACCTCGCCGAGATCCGCATCTGCCAGCACCTGACCGTCCTCGGCGACGACGGGCACCGCCGGGCACTTGCGCAACTCGGCCGGCGGCGGGTCGAAATCGACCGACAGCGTGTTGTAGGGCGCCACCGAGATGCCCGAGTCCACGTGCGATGCCGAAGACGATGCATCGTCACAGACGCCCTGGACGGCAATGCGTTGCGCGCGCGATGTCGGCATCACGCGCTCGCACAGGTAGCACCACACGGTACCGCACGCGCAAAAGTCGACCGCGGTCGAATAGGCGCCGGCCAGTCGGCGAGCGTGTGCATCCATTGCTGCGGCGTCGCCCGCCTCGCGCGCCCGCGCAAGAGCCTCGGTGGCGGCAGCGACCGTGTGCGCACGCGCCTCGCCCAGGTTGGCACGACGGTGGCATGTCGGACACCGCTGGGTCGATCCGTTGCGGTCGGCACGCAAGAGGCATTCGGCAATACGCGCTGCGATGGCGAGCCGCACGCCGGCGCCACCGGTCGTGTCGAGCAGAATCTGGAGTGACGTGCGTGCGCTCTGTGCGTCCAGGGCGCCGGCGTCGGAGCGCGCGGGTCGGTTCGGGTCCGACGCGGCGGCTGCCGTCGCCGGATCGCGCAAAAAGCGGCCCAGAAAGTGCACGTCGTCGGTACTAAACCACGGCGCGTGCCGATGGTCATAACACTCGTGCATGTGCTTGGTCAAGGTCTCGGGGTCGCAACCGTCAATGCCCTTGCGACAGCCCGAACAGCGGAGGCGCCTACACTGGGTGCAGGTGATACATACGACGCCAAAGGCGCGCGTGCGATCGACGTGCGTGGGCACGTGACAGTCTCCATAGGGGCACACCGACACCCAGTATTGCGGGTTGGTGGCCGTGGCGTGCCGGCGGTACTCGACCTCGGCCGTGGCCATGAGGCGTGCGAGGCCCTTTTGCCGCGTGAATCGGAGGGCGCGCCGCCCGATCGAGTTGATTGCACGCGTGTCATTGTTGTCGTCGTCGTCGTCCTCATCGGCTCCGCGTTCAATCTCGTCGTCGTCCTCGTCGCGATCATAGAGATCCGAGTCGATATCGTCGTCGGGCAGCGCGCAGACATGCGCATCCTTTGCGCACTCTGCTTTGGCCATGGCAAAAGTGCCGCCGAGGGCGTGGCGCACGTCCGCCGGCGGACAGCGCTCGACAAGTGCCCGTGCAAAGCGTGGCCCGACCACAAACGGACACCGCGTGATCGTGGCCATCGCGGCCGCGGTCGGATCGATCGTGGCCACGGTGGCACCGGGCGGCAACGGGCACATCCCCACCGACGGCGGCGCATCTAGCCACACTCGTACAGCACCGGGACAGCGGACAGGCCAACGACCGGCAAGTTGCGCGTCCATGGCGGCGCATCCCTCCTCGGAAAAGTCGCTGTCGTCCACGCCAACAACAGGCGTATCGAGTTGGAGGTGTCCCAAGAGGCACCGCGCGCAATAGGCATGGTGCTCGCCGTGGATCGGGCACACAAAGCCCTCGATGGGCATGCCCTCGGCGGCACGCGCCAGTCGGTCCTCGCCGTCGAGCATGTCATCGGGATCGACCGACGCGTTGGCATCCACCGCCTCTCGCGTTGTTATGCCCGTACATCCGATAAGCGAGTTTTGCGCCAAACAGGCAAAGGAGCGACCGCATCCAGGGGTCACGCAAGTGTACATGCGCTCTTCGGCGAGCGGTTCCAGCGTGCGGCGAAAACAAAGAGCCGGCGGGAGCGACGCATCGTCGGCGGCCGACAGACGCACATTGTCAGCGTCGACTGCGTTGCGTCCGTCGGTATCGCGCTGCATGGCATCGAGCCTCGTACGCACCACGCGCGCGACGCACTCTTCGCGAACGTGCGCATCGGGTGCATTACGCACGAATCGCTTAAACATGACCGGTCGCCGGCGTTGGCCGTTGGCGCGACCGGGCGGGCGACCTCGGGGACGCCGCGGCGCATCGGGCGCCGCCGGACCGCGATGGCGCTTGGGCTGTGGTTCGTTCTCGGCACCGGGACGGGTACGCGTGGCTGCCGCGCCTGCGCCATCCTGCTGTTGCTGCCGCCCGAGGCTGATGACTCAGTGTCGCCCGACGGCGACGTGCCAATCTGGCCATCGGCGTTAAACCCCAATTGACCCTGGGCGGCGAGCATGTTGAGATGGCCGGCAAGGATGCTGTCGAGGTCAATGTCTAAATCGCTATCGTCATTGTCGCTGCCATTATCCCCGTCATCGTTATCATTGGCGTCGTTGCCAGTGTGGCTGTGGTCACCGCTGTCGGCACCGACGCTGACCTCATTGTGCGCGACGTCCACAGCACAAAAGGCCAAAGGCGCGTCGTAGGTGTGGGGCTCGGCCGGTGCGCCCTCTGGCACGGTCGCCTGCCGGGCAGGGTCTTGCTCCATTGCATCGGAGACCGCGTGCGCATGGCTGTGCTCAGGGTTGTGGCCACGATCATGGCCATGGGGGCCGGCGCCGGTGTCAATAGGATTGTCGTTGCTATTGTTGTTGTTGTTGGCGACGCTGGCACTCTCTGCGACACCGCCATTGTCTGCTGGGGCATTGGCAGCGGCGTCGGGGCTCGGATGGGTCGCGTTGGTGCCATCCAGACTCTCTGAGGGGTCGACGGCGGTCTTGTCTTGTTCCATAACCAATACACGTGGGCGGTACGAGTTGACCCGAATGGAAAAAACGAGAGAGAGAGAGACAGGGAGGTGTTGACCGACCAAAAAGAAAAGCAGGGCGACTAGAGCGGGGCGCTGAAAGGCTGTGGCGGCAAAAAAGTGTATCGACACAGACCACCTTTTTTTTTCCTTTATTCGAGGCCACAACCAATGGCAAGCATACAGTCTCTAGGCCATTGGTGGTTACTTTTGTTACCATAAAAGGAAATTCAAATGCGCAAATAGGGCGCGATGACGACAAAAAAGAAGAAAAGGCCGAGTGTGGGCGGCGCATTGTCGGCTTCTCTGCCTGGTCTGTGCTTGCCCTCTTTGCTCTCTTTGCACTCTTTAATATCTCTGCCATCGCCATCCCTTTTTTGTTTTGGTGGTCGCCCTAAACTTTGGCTGCCGCTGGCCGCGCCGAGACAAGGGGAAAAACACGAAACAAAACACGAAACAAAACGGGGAAAAAAGAAAAGGCGGCAAACCCCGACGGCATGATGCTCTACGGTGCCGACGACACTCTAGAGGTTCTGGCGGGCCGCGATGCCTTTTGGCGCGTGGCCGATAATGCGCAAGGCGACGCTATCGCCCTCGGCGTGCTGACAGCCGCATTCTTCTCGGTCCTCGCCACGATCGTCGGTGCGCTGCGCGTGTGCGCCCTCGTCTGTGGCACTGCACCGACGCGACGCCCCGCACGGCCCTCTTTGCCGATGCAACCGTCTTTGGTTGTGCCGCCGCTATCGTCACCACGACAACAACAACAGCCGTCGTGTTTGCCCCTACGTCCACACGCAGAGACCCTGCCCTCGCCACCGGGGTCGGGGCAATATCAACAACAACAACACCGCCATTTGCAGCAGCCGGCTGTATCATGGGAGACCAAATGGGCGCCGGCCGCCGCCGACGAAAGGGCCGTTGCCGCCGCGCGCATCGGGGCGCGCAAAGCCGCGCGACGCAAGCCTGCTGTGCCTCACGAAAAGCCTCTGCCGCGCCGCGTGCTCGCGGCCCTTGACCGCGTCTCGGCGCGCGTCGCCTCCCTCCCCGACCCCCACTGACCGTTCGTGCCGCCTCTTTTTTTTTCTCTTCTTTTTGTTGTGCTTTTTTTTACAGAACCGCAAGAAGCATTGCCTGTCGATTCATTTTTTTTCCTTGGAGGGAGGGGTGGATGCTGCGGCCCGAAAGGGTTTGGTTAAAAGCGACGGTGAAAAAAAGGAGACTGGCCAACCGTTTTTTTCGAGCGCGCGACGACAAAGGCGGGCTTCTCTTTTGCCCCCTTTTTGCCAGTGGCACGGAAGAAAAGGGGAACCGAGCGACGATGGCGACGCCGCACGGGACCTTGCAAAAAAAATTTCTCAGTGGCCATAGCGCCCAGAAAGAGCGTACGCTCAAAAAAAACAAAAGGGCGCGGCACTCACGAAAAAAAATACCATCGCCCAGCGAGGACAAGTGGACGCCCAACATTTTTGGGTTCCCTCATTGGCCAGTCTTGTTCTTCTGCCGTATGGATTTTTTTCCTATGCGCATACTCGTGCAAGGCCTCCCTTTTTGCTGGAGAAGAGAAAAAACCAGGTATAGGAAAAAAAAAGAAAAATAGGAAACCTTATGGGAGGGTCGCCGAGTCGCGCACACGAATCCAACCGCTACCTCGTGCGAGTCTGGGTAGCCTTGCGCGACGCCGCCGTCGCAGCGGCAGAGCCAAAGGGCAGACAACGCGTGCACCCCGGCGCGGTCGGTCTCGCCGACATGCCGCCCGAAGTGTTGTCGTTGGTCTGGAGCCACATGGCGCCGCTCGACGCCGCCATGGCGTTGGCCCGGTGCGCGAGGACATGCCGTGCCCTGGCCGCTTTCTCGCGCCAGGAGATGGCCCGCACGCTCGCGCGCCCGCTCCTCGCCATGGTACCGCACGGGCGCGGCTGTAGCCTGTTGGGCCTCCACGGTGAGTTGGATGGCTCTGACACCAAAGTCGACGCCAGGGTCGCCCATGTCCTGTTGCCGGTGCTGTACGGCGCGTGTGCGCGGTGCCTGTAACGCTGGTATCGCCACACGCCGAGGGGTTTGCCGGCGACGAGGAATTGATAGCCGCCATCCGCGCGTGGTACCTCGCGCGCGCCACGTCCACCGACTTGGCCTTTGCGCGCGACGCTGCCCATGGCGTCTATCGCCGCTGTGGCCGTGCCGTGATGATGCGCGATGCGCTAGTGCCCATGGGCCGCCGCGGCATCGGACCAGCGCGCATACGGTCCGGTGACGTGCGTCCTCTAGACACCCTGGACCACATGCCGACTCTGTTTGCATCGGGCGTGCGCACGCGCCGACGCTGGTACATGCTGCCCACCAACATCGTCCTGTGCCATGACATTGTCGTCGTGTGCATGTGCGCGCGCCTATCGGCATGGCCCTGCCGAGGCGGCGTGCCCGTGCCGCCTCGTTGCCGGTGCACCGAGCATCGATGTCCAACCGTGTCTGTGGCCATCGCTGCCTACGCGGCCGACCGGATCGAACTCGACGGCGACGGCGGGTCGGACAGCAGCAGCGACAGCGACTTTTACTAGGCGATGCCGACAGGACCCTATCTGCGCCAGGAACCATGCCACCGCCTCTTTTGTTGTTGTTGTTGTTGTTTATTGTCGTTGCTGATCACTAATTGCTGCTTGTGCCCAAAATCCCCAAAGCAAGTTGCTATGTTTTATCCCTTTTTTCTTTATCTTTGCTGTTTTTCTTTGTGCTTTGGCGGCTGGCTGGTGTTGGTGCGGCGCGCGCCGTGTGTGCGGCCACACAAAAAAAAAGAGAGCCTGTGCCGTGCGCGTGCGTAAAAGGGGCAGCCTCGCCTCGCCGGGAGGCCCTTGTCGGGCGCCCATTCTTTGGGCACCAAAAGACAATTGAAAAAGAAAAAGATGGCAGGCGCTATCGAGGCGGAATGGCAAGCGCGCATTCGGCCTTTTTTGGTGCATTGTGTTGTCTGTCTGTCTGTCGTCGTCGGCAGAACCATTTTTTTGCCGATCAATGGGACAAGAAAGCACACAAAGAGCACAGCGCCTGTTGCATATTCTTGTGGGGTCTTTTGAGGTCTCCTTTTGGTCTTTGGATTTTTGGCGAAAGACACACATGCATAAATAAGGGGCCGGAGCAAGAGTCGCGCTTGGGGTCCTCAACGGAGGGCGCCGTAAGTTAAGTGGTAAAATTTCCTGCTTCGGGTGCAGGAGGCCCCGGTTCGATTCGCGGGCGCCCACCATTCTTTTTTTGTGCGTAAAAAAATACATCGGCTTTTCTCTGTGCGTCCATGCGGTTGCCGCCTTGCGCGCGCGCACGTACACTTTTTTCATGCAAAAGAGGCACTGCTCACATGCGCAACACCACTCTGGGTATGGGCGCGGCCTAGTCGCGTCCAGCAAGATCCGTGCCACGTAGCGCATTCTTTTAGGCCTCGGTGACCTGATTTTGCCATACGGAGGACCGTCTCTTTGGGCGTCACTGGCTCGGGCGAGCCACACGGCAAAATCAGGGACGTCTTTTGTTGTGGGTGCCATCCACCAAAATGTCCAACGGCAGAGGCCATGGACGTCTTTGAATCGCAAAACCGAAAATCGTCTGCGTCGCCTATTCGCTATTTTAATTCTCACTGGACGGCACAATGTAGTGACAAGAACAGAGAGGGGTGGGGGCTATAAAAACTTTGGTGGGCGTCCACACAACAGACCCACATTCTCTACCCGACCCTTGTCCATTCCGGCGCACCGCACCACCATGACCACCGGAACAACTGCAACCGCCGCTGCCCCAGCGTCTGATCCGACCCCCGCGCCCATTGTCGCGGCGCCGGCTACCGAGACGCTCGACATCGTCGACGAGACGCTCACCATTGCCGGCCTGTGCGATCTCTTGCGTGGTCTTGCCGACCCCGATACATGTGTCGCGGGCACATCCAAGGCCAACATGATCACCCTTTCGTTTAGCGCTCCCGACGGCAAGGCCATCCGGCAACACGATACGTGGAGTCCCAAGGTCAAGACTGCCACGCTGGCCGAGTGCTTGGGCGACCACACGGCAGTATCGTTCAGTGGCGGCACCATGAGTGCCCGCGCACTACTCGCCGCACTCGAACCCTGCGTGGAGACGCACGGTCAAGCGCGAGTGTGCATGGGTGGGACGCGCGCCGTCGCCGGGCGTTTGCCTCACGCCGTTGTGTCTATCGCGACGGACGGCCTACTCTTTGGCGCGGACTCGCGCGCGACAGCCGGTCTCATCAAGCAAAAGGAGGCCGTGCGCTTGGCCGAGGCCCTCGTTGCATCGCGCAGGCTCGATCTGCAGGTCATCGCCGAGACCGCGTCAGACTTTATGCCCGTACAATGGACCGAGACGCGCTATTGGCTGGAGGGCACCCTCGTGGCCTCGGTCCATGATCGTCTCCCAGGCATCACGACCAAAGAAATTGACATGCTCTTTAAGCCGGCCGGACCCACCAAGGAGCAGGCTGCTGAGGGCAAGCACGGTCGCTTCGTCATTATGACGCCGATCGCTGGTCTCACCTATGAGGCTCTTGTCGAAGCGTATGGACCCGAAACCCATCACCTGTCCAAGGCCGACCGCCTCATGGCCACCGCCGCCGCCGCCAACGCGACCGCTACCGTAGAGGCCAAGCCCACCGCCGAGTCCCCAGCGGCCTAGTCGTCACATCGTGGCACCCCCCCCCCTATCGCGCCGACGCGACCAGCGCGTCTGCATTTTATTTCTTGGTTCATTTATATTGAATTGTTTTTGGAGAGCCCTTGTGCGTTTATTTTAGGCGCTATCTTTTGGCGCTGTATTGGCGGTGTTTTTAACAAACAAAAAAAGGACGATTTCCCCCATCATCATCAATCGATCGCATGGACGGGTTTGTCATTGCTTTCAAAGCGTGTGGTGGTGTGCGTGTGCTTGCAGCGCAGCGTCTGCACTGTGTTGGTCCACCGACAGCGGTAGATCGAGAGGAAAGATTGCTGCATCGCAGGCACATAACACACGGCGATCCAGTTTAGCAACGGCGGCGATCAACTAGATCAATGCATCGAGGGATTTGGAAAAAAGGGGCACGTGCAGTCGGATGTCTGTTGTTTCGCTCTTTCTCCTCCCGCCACAGAGTCGCTCGGGTGCGCATCGCCAGCGACGAGCGGGTTGTGATAATAAAAAAAAGTATTCTTTTTTTGATCGTCAACAGCGGGACTTTTTTTGGGAATGTTGCAAGAGGGACCACGCCATACAGATTTGCGATCCCCAGGGGGATGGTCGCTGATAGCGCTGGCGGTAGCCACGACAAGAGGACAATGAGGAGACAAAAAAAAAGAACAGAGGGAATGGGAGGAGGAGAGCGTCGATAAAAGATTCACGAGCCATAGAGCCACTGGCCCGATGTGAGGGTCTTGCCGTCGGCGCTGCGGCACTCGCGCCACACGTTGTAGGTGACAAAGCGCACCACCATGCGGTCGAGGGTGTCGCGGTCGAGCCGGCCGCGAAAGACCAGCGCCGTCTCGATGCCGGTCAGGTCGAGCACACCCGGCGCGATGGCCTGGCCGTGAATGCGTGCGCGGCGCACGATCGACAGCGCACGGTAGAGGCGATCGCCCGCCGCACCCGCGGGCCAGCGAGATGGCCTAGAGTCGGCGTCGCACACGTCGCCCATCTCCAAGAGGCCCCCCACCGAGTGAGGCTCGATGACGGCGCCGTCGACCGCCAGGCAAAACTCACATGGTGCGCCGATGACGCGCACCGACTCGACGGGGCGTGTCAGCCAAAAGCGCACCGCCGTACGCGTCGGGTTGACACCGTCTCCATCTGCGGCACCGTCCAGGTCACTGTCGGCCGGCAGTTTCCACGGACCACCGAGCGTGATCTCGCGGGCCACCGGTCGGTCGATGACGCGTCCACACGGCGACACCTGCACGCCGCAGGCGCCCGGCAGGCGGCGATGGCCAGCCCTGTGCTCATCGGGCGGCGGAGGCGGGTAGACGGGCGTCTCTCTTGCAGGGGGCCCTTGTTTGTGCGACGCTGTGTGCACCGGCTCTTTGTTTGTGCATAACAGGTCCCTGGTTATGACGGCGTCGACCGCCGTTGTTGTTCCGTCACGGCGATCTTGCTTTTGATTGCGCAGCCTAGAAGGGTCGACTCGGTCGGGCGACGACTTGGTGCAACTCTCGGTGTTGTCTCTTTGTGGCCACGCGCTGTCGGCGGGTTCGGGGGCCGGGTCGGCATCGTACGGGGGCGGCGTCGGTGTGCGTGCGTGTTCGCATTCGATCTGTGTCGCAAAAGGCATGGCAGTCGCTGCCCGATGATCGTCCCCAAGGATAGGCATGATGTTGCCATCCGTCTCTTGGTCCATGGCATCGTCGTCATTGTCGTCGTCGGTACGTCTTCGCTTGGCATGATGTATGGGATCGCATTCCACTTTAACGGCGTCTTGATCGATGGAATCGGCAGACACGGTGGCATCACTCGTAGTGTCAGAGCCAGACAGTTGGGCGCCAAGGACGTCCTTGTCGGTGGCATGATTGGCCTCCGATTGCACCATGGGGGTGCAAGGCAATGGCGTCACCGCGCGGTCGAGCGAGTCGGTCGGCATGTGTGCGGCGTCTTGCGCAACGGGCTCGACACCAGGAGACATCGAGGCGTCTTTTTTAGAGGCTGTCAAAGTGGCCGTCGGCATCGGGGCGGGTGCCGCCACGGGCACCAAAGGCGTGCTGTCGGCGACACGAGACAAACCAGAGACAGCCGACAGCGCCGAGTCGGTGGATACCGGCGTGTGGTACGTTGCTGTCGGCGCGATTATTGCCGATGGCGTTGGCATCGGCGGTTCGATCAACCGGGGCGATGCCGATACGTGTGGCTGTTTTGCCGACGCCACAACCGTCGACACAGGCTCCCGTACCGGCGCAGTTGGTCGTGCAGCGATGGGCGCAACCTTTGCAGGCGGCAAGGTCGTCCCAGTTGCAGCCATCGCTTGTGGATTTGGCACTCGTGTCGGCAATGTTTGCCGACGCACCACGGTGGTCGGTCCGACCAGAGGCAACGTCGTATTTGGCGTGACCGTCGATGCGACCAAGGGTGTTGGCACGACAGTAGATACCGGCCGCTGGCCTTGTGCGACGACAACGGGCTGTGCGAGATTTGGCGGTGTGCTGGTAGACACCGTTGGCACGTGTGCACGGGATGCCGTCACAACGTTGGATCCAATGGCCTGCTTTGGTTGTATGGGGGCCACGACAGCCGGCGGGCGTTGGACCGGCGCCGTCGACGGACGGATGGGCGCTGTTGACGGTCGTATGGTCGAGGCGGCAGTACCATTGGTCGCGCGTACGACAGCCGTCGTGGGGACGATTGTGCTTTTGATGGGCGGCGCTGTCGACGGCCGTATCGGTTGCGCCCGCTGAGGTTGCGGTCGGGCCTGCGCCGGCTGTTGTTGTGGCTGTGGCTGTTGCATGACTTTGACCAAGACCAAGGGCGCGTAGCGAGGGCGCTTTACGAGCGACGACGACCGTCTGGGTACGGCCGGCGAGCGAGGACGCTTGTGCGGTGAGGGGCTGTCGGTGCGGCCGGGCGACGTGCACTCGTCGTACTCGATCCGGCCCTGTTTTTGAGTTTGTTTAGGATCTTTCTGTCGCTGTTGTCGCTGTTGATCACCAGGGAAAAGAGATTCCTGTGCGACCCCGGTGTTGGACCGCTGTGGCGCCTGGTGCGCTGGATTGCCGCTCGTAAAGACGAGCGGACAAAAGAGGCGGCTCTGGCGAGGGCCGTGCGTGGTTGTATTTTTGTGGAGAAAAAACAAGACTCGTATGGCGCAAGGAGCACCAATGCAAAATTCGCCCTGCTGCAGAGTCGGCGGCGCACCAAAACCAAAAACAAAAGGAGACGCCAACAGGTGCAAAAGAATCGGGCCGCCGTGGTCTTGTGGGATCGTGATAGAATCGATTTTTTTATTTCCAAAAACAAAAAGGCAATGGCAGCGCCAAAAAGCCCCTCTGACCAATGGCGACACTTTGTCGGCATTTGCGCTCTTTTTTTTGGCCAACGAAACCAAACCGCACTGTCGCCCTCGGCCTTGTCTGCCGACGGCTTTTGTGTCTCCTTTTTGGCGGCCCCTTTTGTATTGCTCGTCGGCAATTAAAAAAAAATAGGGCACCCCGCCCCAACAAAAAAGCACAGGGCCTCTGTAGTCGGGAAAAAGAACAAATGTTTGTTTATTGTACAGAGGGGGAGCGATGGAATCGCCACAGCAAGAAAAACAAAAAGGGAAAAGAAAAAAGAAAAAAGAAAACGTCGAATGTGACGGCGCAAGTTACGCGCCAGCAAAAGAGGCACGCACCAACGGGCCAGGGAAAAGGGTGAGAGCGGCGCGTTGCCGTTGACGCTCTTGGACGAGGCGCGCACAGCCAGGGGGTCAACGGGCAGGCCGCGCGCATACCAGTGTCGCGTGCCGTCGGCCTCGATAATGGCCGGAAGGCGGACGCAGGCATTGCCGGCGCAGGTCGGATCACCGGGCGCGCAGTCGCACCGGTGGCGCAGACCGTCGACGTACCAGTCGCGCTGGCCGTCGGGCCACTCGATGGCTGGGAGCGACCGACACCGCAGAGTTGGGTCGGGCAGCGAGTGTAGCCGGCTTTCGCGATAGCGCTCTACGCGCACCGAACCGTCGGCGTCATGTACCGCCACCGTGCCTGTGCACATGCGGCGCCACTCGTCGGCGGAAATGCGGCGCACGATCCTGAGCGCATCCGTAGCAATGCATCCGCCGTCGCACACGACAATACCAGTGGCCTCTACCTCGACAAAGGCCAGGTCGAGCGGTGGGAACGACCGTGCGAGGGCGGCGCGCACGCGCATGTCGACGGCGCAGTCGAGCGGCGTGCGCCCATAGTGGAGGCCCGCGTGGCCGGGTCGGATCGAGGCCGTCGCCGGCAGGGTCGTGGTGGCGCCTACACTATAGGCACACGACGGGTCGATGAGTGCGGTCATGTCGGCGCGCAGGACCTTGTAGCCCTTGGTGGGCGCCACGCTGTCGCAAAAGCGGTTCCTCATGGCGCTCGGGCGTCGACGCCGACTCGATGTCGGTTGCGTGTTGTTGTCGCTATTGGTGGCGGTGGCCATTCTTGATCGAGCGGGTACAGTGCTTTTTTGTATTTGTTTTCCCTTTTCTCGACTGGGGGTTCTCCTCTTTTATATATATAGGGACAATGGCAAAGTGTAGGCAGTCACAATGAGTGCGGGGGCTTTGTGGGCCGACAAAAAATCAAGGGACGTGATGAACAGCGCCTCTTTTGGCTCACATTGTTGTCGACTTGGAACAACCGTTGCTGTCTTGCCATAGGCCCACAAGGAGCATCTCCTTTTTGCGCAATTGGAAGCATTCGCACTGAAGGGCTTGTGCTCTTTTGGGCGTGCCGTGTTTGTCTGCGCACTGCGCGTGCGCCCCGGACCCAGAGGCTAGCCGCAGCGCGCTCTTTTGTTTCTTTCTGTTCCTTTCGCATCATAGAAAAAAGAATCGAAAAATAAAAAAAGGAAAAGGGTGGTCCAATCAACGTGCCTGTTTTTTTCTTGGCGGGCCTGCAGAGGATCGAGCACCGACAAAGCATAAGCGAGGTCGGTGCGCCGACGGCATCACAAAAAAAAAAAGAAGTGGGCCGTGGGGCCCGCCCCACGGGACAAAAGGGACAAGCAAAAGGGTGTGCACTGCTCCAAACAATCACGGACCGTCGACCGCGCGCTTTGGTGTCGCCTTTTTTTTCTCCTTTGTCGGCTTCCCCTTTTGCTGCCCGACACTGTTGCTTGCGCACCACAAATTGTCGGGCCACGACGCGACGGCCTGCACACAAACCGCACACCATGGCCGAACCCTTTACGACCACCAACCAAGACAGCATGGCGATGGTGCAAGAGACGCACACTCGAGGCGCCCACCGTCAGGCGCCCGTGATACTCCTGGATCGCCTGCCCACGATCATGACGACAATGACGGACGCAATGACGACCGTGATGGCACTGACGATCTGACGGTCGACAGCAGAGTCGTCGCCCAGATGCGTCGGCCCGAAGAGCCACGGAGGCGCATGCGCCGCTACAAGATGTTCAAGGACCCCATTCACGGCCTGATCTCGCTGCCCATCGGGCTGGTCAAGTTTATTGACACGCCCGAGTTTCAGCGCCTGCGTCGTATCAAGCAACTCGCCGGTGCGCGCCTTTTTTCTTCTCTTTTTTTTATTATTATTTCTAGTGCGTCGCTTTTTTGGTGTATGTTTTTCTCGCGCGTCGTATCTGCATATCTGACGGGCGCGGCCGGTCAGCGCAGCGTGCTACCTGGTCTATGACGGCGCGACGCACACGCGATTCGAACACTCGCTGGGCACGTGCCACATGGCAGGCCGGTGGATGGCGCACTTTGTGCAACAGCAGGCCTTTGTCGCCGAGCGACTGGCCGGGCTGCGCCTCAAGGCCGCCGCACTCGAGTGCACCATCGACCGCGCCAAAGACCGCGCCGCCGCGCTGTCCCCGGACGCATTGGCCGACGCCGTGAGGTGTCTTGATCGCACGCGCCTCAAGATCGCCAGCCTGGAGGACCGCGTCGTGGCCATCAGCAAGGACGACGTGTTTCTCGTGCAGGTGGCCGCCCTGTGCCATGACCTCGGTGCGTCTCCCTTTTTTCTCCCTTTTTTCTCCATTTTTTCTGTCCTCTTTTTGACCCTTTTTTTTACGGGGATCCGGCTTTTTTTGTTTATTTGTTTGGAAAACAAATGGGCATGCGTGTGGCGTGTATGTGTTGGCATACACGTCTAGGACACGGCCCATTCAGCCACGCCTTTGAGCAGATTGTCAACGAGCGCCCGCGCCACACCCGTTGGCACCATGAAGAGATCTCGTGCGCGCTCGTGCGTCGCATCAACGAGCGCGTGGGCGTGCTCACGATGGACGAGGTGGAGCGCGTCGAGGCCATGATCCGTGGTCATGTGCTCGAAGAGCGCCGCGCCTTCCTCTACCGTGTGGTGCACAATGCGCTCAACAGCGTCGACGCCGACAAGTTTGACTATTTGCTGCGCGACTCGCACGCGACGGGCATGCAGGTGCAGTGCGACGCCGACCGCCTCATCGCCTACAGCCGCATCGAGGGCGGCGAGATCTGCTTTCGCGAGAGCGAGTACAGCAACCTGCTGCGCATGTTTCGCAGCCGCCTGGACATGCACCGTCAGGTCTACTCGCACCCGGTAGGCAAGGCCGTCGAACTCATGATCGGTGACGTGCTGCGCGATGCCGAGGGCGCGCTCGGTCTCTTTGCCGCCATTGAGCGCGACGATCCCGACGCCTTTCTGGCGTCGACCGACGACATCCTGGGCGAGATCCGCCGACGGGCCGTCTGCGGCGAGCGGGCCTTTGGCTCTGCCGCCACCCTGCTGGATCGTATCGACCGGCATGACCTCTACGTGCCCGTCGCCGAAATACGCATGCCCAGCACCGACGAGGCTCCCGCACAGCGGGTGCTGCCGACCGTGTGGGCGGCGCTCGCCGCAGCGAGTCTGAGCGCTCGCGCAAGGGTGGTCGTCGTCACGCTCGACTATGCCATGGGCACGGCCAATCCGCTCAAGCGCGTGCCCTTTTACGAGTCGGAATGGCACCCGGCGCGCGCCGGCGGCAGCGCCAGCAGCGAGGCCTTTGAGGCCGCCGTGCCCGACCTGGCGCGCGGCAGCACGGTCCACGTCTATGCGACGACGGCCGACGCGGTCGCGCCCGTGCGGGGCGCCCTCGACCGGTGGAACATTGCCATCGGCCTGCGCGAGGGCTATCGCCTTTTGGTGTCGCCCAAGTTGCAGGACCTCCCATCGCTCCGCCGTTGAAGCGAGACCACATCCGTCCCACTGTCGACCCGCGCGTGGGCGCGACCCATCCCTCTGTCTGCGCCCCCCCCCCCCAATTGCCCTGTGCCACTTTGCAGAAAGAACAAAAAAGAAAAAACCCACATGTCAATCGCACAAGCGCCCTTGCGTCGTGGTCCTCGACATTGTTGTGCTATGTTGGCCGGCGACGGCAACAACACCGACGACAATAATAAAATGTGAAAAGGATGCGCCTTTTTGTCCGAGGTCCAACAGGCAATGTGCGCTTGCGACAGTGGGTATCTATGGGTCCGGCTGGCAACGCGCTGTGCGCCTCTTTGCCCCAAAAAATCAAAGAAAAAAAAACAGGGAAAATAGTCGCGGTCTGCTGTGCTAGCGGAGCGTCTCTTTTTTTTTGTTTTTTCTTCTGTCCTCGGGGAAAAATAGTACATGCCATGCAAAAAGGAAGAGGAGGCGGGTCAAGGGTGGCGCCGGCAAGACCGCGCCAGGAACCCGACACCGCCGGGCTTGGCTCGGTCGTCGCGATCGCCGTCGGGGTTGTCTTCTCTGTGCGCCGAATCGTGTCCCAGACCGACAAAGTCGAAAAAGCCGTCCCAAAGTCGTGGGTCGGCCATGTCAAAGCCTGGGGGTGCGTCGGCCAGGGGGCGCAGGGGTTCGGGACCCAAGAGGCGGGCGATGACGTCGAAAGGGGCGTGCTTGGCAGCCATCCGTGAATAAAGGCGTGAGGGCGGTGCGCTTTGACGTCACCCGATAGGCTGTGCTTTATTTCCTTGAGGGGCCGACGACAAAAAAAAGGTGGTCATCACCGTTCAGCGTGGCAAAGGCGAGCGAGCGCCTGCCTCTCCCTGACCGTGCGTCTGGGCCAGGCCAGTGCACAACAGCGCTGGCCTCGGCCGGAGGCTTGCCCTCTGCACCAACGCCAAAGAGAGACCGCCCATGAGAGGAGGGAAAAGATGGGAAAAAACAAATGATGTTGTATTGTTTGTCTTGTCGTCTTTCCTTGTTGCACTGTGCTCTGGAGCAAATGAAAAAAATGGAATAGGGGTACCGAGTGCCCATGGACCCACCTGGGTCGCGTGGCACGCTGCAACCCGCCGCCGATGTCATCTGTGCTCGGGCTGGGCGTTGCCGGCCACGCCAAAGGGTGACAACAAAAAAAGTCTGACCCGTGCAGCGATGAGAGACGCCAAGAGAGATGGAGCATGGCGACAGGCCATGAAAAAGGAACCAAATTTTTTTTTAAGGGACGGGGTCGCATTGCGCTAGGGCGCACCGCGCGTGGCGGCGAGGGCCAGCGCCTGCTCGATGGCCTCTGAGCGCGGTTGGAAAAAGAGCCACACGCGCCCATCGCGCCGCGCCAAGAGCGCACGGCTCCCCGTGAGGAGCCAGGCAAAGGGCGGCACGACATTGGACGGCAAAAAGTAGGCCCGACAGATGTAGGGCTCGATGGCAGTCTGCATGTCATCGAGAAGGGCGTGGAGGGCGTCCCTTCCGTCGACGTTATCATTTTGTATACGATCCTCAATGTTTTGGCCGTCGGCGTCTACATCGAGTGGGCGGCCAGCAATCCAATCCTCCAGTTCAGGTATCTCGTCGTCGGGATCGTCGAGCATGGGGCGCAACCACTCGATTGCGTTGTCTGGGGGCACCGGCCCCACGAGCCGCATGGCGAATATCATATGCAGATCGTCGGCATGTGCAGGCAGAGGCAGGGCGATGCCGTAATCCACCGTGTCATCAAACAGGGTATTGCCCACGCACGGTGCCGCAATGCCAAGGGCCTTGAAGCGCGCACTCACGATCGTGTCGTCGATAGGCGCCGGGTGCATGGCACACAACAGCGAGGGCCGCCTCACATAGTCGTACCACTGGCGTGCGACCTCGGCCACGCTTCCCGGCACGGGACCCGTAAAGGCCGCGCGCACGTCGCGCAGAGTAACGGGACGGTCCACGCCAAGGCCGCGCACCGCTTCGGCCAGTCTATCGATGGGTGCCGCGTCGATCACGCCAACAGATAGACCGCCGCTCACCAGGTCGGCATAGTCGACGGCCGTCGGGTCGCGCGTGGCAGCATGGCCCGGCGGCGCAAAGGCGCCCGTATAGTGCGGTGCCACCATGTACCAGTTGGCCAGGGCCTTGAGCGAGCACGTAGCGCTGGCGAGAAAGAGATCCAGCGGGTCTGCAACGCCAAAGGCTGCCGCCGCGCGTGCATAGTCGATAAGTGGCACACGGCGCTCGATCAGCGCGCCCTTGCCGTCGACGCCCAGAGCGATGTGGTTCTGCCCGGCAAAGGCGGACGCGGCATCGGGACTGGTCATGTAAAGATTGACGGCGGCGCGCGGGTCGGCCTCGACCAAGAGGCGCGCAATCTCGGCACGCATCTCCAACGGCAGACTGCCCCATTCAGCACTTGTTGGTGGCGATGGCAAAGCCTGGCCATCGCCAGTGCCGCCGTGACCATTCTCGCCGACGGGCGCCGGGCCACGAGCACGGCGCATCTCGTCGGCGGCAAATTGGTCAGCCCACGCGACAGCGTCGGTCCATTCATCGCCTAGCCCATGCGCTAGCGCCATGCAGGGATCGTCGACTGATGTAGCCACCCCCAGGCGCACGACAATGTCGGCCAGCCTCTGCCGTTGCCTGTCGGACAGGTCGGCTTGTTGCGCGCACAGCCCGACGGCGGCCGCCACATCGGGGCGCACCAACTCTCTGGGGCGCTTGGTCCCCGCTGTGACAGACATTGGCCCTTGTATCTCTTTTTCTTTTTTCTTTTCCTCTTTTTTTTCGCCGCCTCTTTCCGTGACTGTGAGGGGCTTCTCTCGCAGAGGGCGGTGGTCCGCTCTTTTTTTGTGGCGCAAATTATGGGCTTCAAGGGGGATGGGTCTTTTTCCCGTTCCAGGGCGACTGGAAGAGGTGTCTAGCCTCTGGCCCATGTCTTGCCTGCACCGACCGACCAACCACACACCCTAATGGGCTCTGGCCGCCGACCACACAGGTGACGACCAACAAAAGGAGTCTGGCTCCGGTTGCGAGGACAAAGTGGTCGCACGCGCAGCCACATTTGGGCTTGCGCTCGCTCCCTCCAAGCCATGATGCACAAACCAAGACAAAAACCCCAACGACGGCAAAGGGGCGCGCGCGAACCAAAAACTCCTTTTGCAGGCTATGCAACAACGGATCATGTGCATTTTTGGCTCGATTGCCAAACCCATAGGCCATAGATGGTCGTTGGCCGACATGCAAAAAGAAGAGAGCGAAAACAATGAAAAGAAAAAGGAGCAGTGTGGCCACCTGCTGCGACAGTATTGTTTTTGTTGGGATTCAGTGACAAACAAAAAAAGTGTACAGCATTGTGCCGCGCCGGTTGAAAAGGCCCGTCGGGGGCGTGCCAGGCTGTTAGAGCCCGGCGTCGTCAGGCTCTCTCTTTTTTTTCTGTTGGGTGTCAAGTTGTCGTTGTCGAGGTCGAGTTATGCACCGGGGAAGCCGTCTCGTGGCGCGCGCGTTGGCCGAGATCATATTGGATGAGGCTGATCTAAGCGATGCCTAGATGTGCGGCGCTCGCTGGACTGTGGCAAGGGCCAGGACCTCGTCGAGGGCGGGCATCACGAGGTCGCCGAGGATGCCGACAAAGTCGCGGCTCAAAGGCAGCAGCCAGAGGTTGCTCTGCGCCAGCAGGTTCTCCAACGGCGCCAACAAGAGAGGCGACCCTCGCTGTGCGGCCGCGCATGTCCGTGGTGCCAGATACAGTGCGGTTTCGTCGGCTATCCCTTGTAGCACCTGGGACATGACCCGTCGGTCCCCTCCGAGATCCTTTTGGAGAGAGCGCGCCACGTCGTCTGCTCCTTCCGGCGCCTCCATCCACGCGCCAAGGACGGTGTCCTCTGGCGGCCGCCCCAAAAGGGACGTCAACCGGTCGCGGCTCACTGTGCCCAGCCACCGCAGACGATGCACCGAGTCTGTATCCAACGGCGGGCTCCCGTGTGCTAGGTGCAGCAGGTCGTGGCGCCTGATCGACAAGCATACCAAAGGCATGACCGACGGTCCGTTCCACCCGAGGATCTGATCGTAGCGCGCGGCAACGGGAAGGCGCGGCCTATCCTCGGCGTCCACCAGCACGTCGTCGGTGCCCACGGTCCAGTCGCGCCATTGCGCGACCACGCCGGGCAAGTCGCCGGCGAGCGGTCCCGACAGGGCCGCGCGCGCATCAAAGGCCGTGCCCAGACTGGAGGCGAGCATCTCCCAATACTCTGCCGGCATCTTTTCCAAGTCGGCATGGGCGAGACCGTCGGCGATGAGCGTGGAATAGACGAGCCTGCCGGTGGGTCCGCGCGGCGCATCAGGCTGTGCAGTGGCGACGACAGCATCCAGACCGTCAAAGGGCGACGAAAAGCCCAGGGTCTGCTCGATGCCGGTGGTCTCGTCGACTTGAAGATCGGCAAAGGCGCGCAGCGTGCACAGGGCCGACGCCAAAAAGAGCCGAATGGGATCGCTCTCGCCCAGGACGGACGCCAGCCGCGCATAGTCGATGAGTGGCACGCGCTGGCGCACTAGCGTACCATGGGAATCGACGGTCGGGACGTCACGATGCAATCGGCTGATGACGGCGCGTGCGTCGCGGTTGCTCCCATAGAGGGCCATAACCGTGCGCATATCCGTCTCGGCCAGGCGCTCGGCCACTTGCATGCGCAACTCGGGCGGAAGGTCGTGCCAGATTGATGTGGGTGCAGACGGCTCGATGGATGCTCGGCAAAAGGCACCAGTGCGCTCCGAGTCTGGCAGTGCGGCACGCCTGCGCTTGACGCACACATTGATGTATGCCGGCGCGTCCTGCAAGTTGATTGCGTCGGTCCACTCGTCGCCCAGTGCCTCGGGCAGGTAGATTCGTGGATCGCCCCATGCAGGCATGCCCAACTGGATGGCGACATCGCCCAGGTGTTGCATTTGCGCAGGCGAGAGTGATTGGGGCGGCTGGGCACAGAGGCCGGCGGCCGTGACGACCTCGGGTCGTACCAATGGCGCGCGCCTTTTCCTTGTCGGCCGGTCGGTTGCAGTGCCCATTTCCATCTCCATCATACACGGGCACTGCCGGCGGCGCGCCTTTTTTCCTCCGTCTTTTTTTCCTCGCCTTTTTTCAATTCTCTTTATGTGGCAGATGGGGGCACAAAAAGTCGATGGTCGGCGCTTGTATGTCGGCGGCCTTTGGTTGCGACTTTTTTCCCTTTGCCGCTCGCTCTGGTGTTGTGGTCTCTTTGTAGCCGGACCGGCTTTTTTTGTTCTGTGGCCCATAACGGCCTGTTGGCCAATGGCCCAATAGGAAAAAGGCGTCACCTGGCAAAAAACCAACGGCATCGGGCAAGATCGCCAGCGTCGGCATGCCCAAAAGAGCAGGGGCCACCTGCGATGCAAGCAAGGGACCACCAAAAGAGAGTCCGCTATCGCGATGGGCCAGAGCACATTTATTCGGTAACCTTGTTTTTTTAATATTTTTGGTCTTTGGTCTTGTTGGCGCCTGCGCGTCGCCGCACCTGGAAAAGAACTGAAAGTGCAAAAAAAGGAAGGAAAAAAAAGAAAATACATGTCCCTACAAAAAATAGGCGTCTCTTTGTTAAAAAAACAAAAAGGATATAAGCAAAGATACATTTAGACAAAAAAGGAAAACATGAAGGTGGGGTTTGCGAGTTGTTTATGGGCTTTGCTGCTGCGTGAGAACCCGATCAAGGACGGGCGAGCGCAGGTCCACGTAGAGGGTTGCGCCATAGTTGCGCAGGGGCATCAGCCACGCGCGGCTTCCAGCAAAGAGTTGGGCAAAGGATGGGATCACTTCTGGGTGACGTGCGGCGACGGCCGCGCACGCGCTGCCTGGCGCAAGAGGCCCGATGCCCGCCTCGATCAGCGACAAAAAGCACGCGACCGGCGCCTCTTGTTCTGCGAGAACGTCGCGCAGTTGTTCGGCCGCCCCGGCGACCACATCGTCGGAAGGTGCCCTCACCCATACATCAAAGAGTTGTGCCATGTCGGCACGGGCCACGCGCTGTAGGCATTGACGCGCAACATAGTATGGAACCGCGAGCGCGTAGCGCAGACGCTCCAGGTCGGCACGATTGGGCGCCGTGGTCCACACGCCCAAGGGTATGCCCGTGCGGTCCATGTGGGCCAGATGGGTGACACGGGGTGGCGGCAGCGCACGACCGCCGAGCACGACATCGGATCGCACAGCAAGGGGTGTCGTCGACCCCAATAGATCCGACGATGAGGCCGTGACAAAGTGGTACCACTGGCGGGCGCTGGCGGCCGGGTCGGGCCCCACAGGACCGTCGAGGAGCGCGCGCAGTTGGCCCAGCGTAAGTGTGGGTTGGTCCTCGGCACTGCGCGCCACAGCAGTCAGGGCACCCACACTCATCTGGTCCAGTTGGTCCGAGGTCACGCCGGCGTCGAGCATGGCCACATAGTCGACAGGTCCAACGGATCGTTCGTCGCCGGTTGGCTCCGCCGCCGTCACCGTGGGAAAGGCCGACGCATCAGGACCTGTGATGCGCCAGTTGGCATAGGCCTTGAGCGTGCACGTGGCCGCAGCCAGAAAGAGTTGGACCGGACCGGCGGCGCCCAGGGCCGCCGACAGCCGTGCATAGTCGATGAGCGGCAGGCGTCGCTCGACCAACTCACATTGTTCGTCTAGAACGGTCACCGCGTGGGTCTGGCCGGCAAAGGCCTCGGCGCCTCGTAACCGCTCGCATAGAGGGCCAGTGCCGCGCGCGGATCGGCGTCAGAGAGGGCATAGGCCACGCGCTCGCGCATCTCGGGCGGCAGCAGGACCCAGTCTGTTGGCGTTGATGGTGCAGATGCCATTGTTGGTATTGTTGTAGTGATCGTGGATCGTGCACCGGCACGCGCTTCTTCGGCGGCAAACAGTTCGACCTCTTGGGCGGCTTGGGTCCACTCGTCGCCCAACGCGGCGGCCAGTGTCGCACATAGATTGTCGTCATTATCCGAGGCAGACACGCCTAGGCGGCGGGCGACGGCGACAAGTCTGGCGTATTGACGCTCGGTCAGTGCGTCCTGAGCGCAAAGGGCGACGGCGGTCGCCACGTCGGGTCGCACTGACTCGGCGCGGCGCTTGATGCCCGCGACAGGCGGCCGTTGTTGTTGCATCGGGCGCGCTCTACTTTGTTTTTCTTAAAAAAATTCTCTTGTGTGCCAAAGATTCTTTTGGCGACCTGCCGTCTTTGTTTTTTTGTGTGTGTACCCGCCGTCTGGGTTGTATTAATGGCTGCTGGCTTTTCTCTTCTTGTTGCTGTGTGTGGGTTGTGGACACTGCCAGTGATTGTGATGTGGCAACAATATACGTACGCATAGAATGCTTTTTCATTTGTCGGTGTACTTTGCCTTTTTTAGCGTATGGTATAATGTGCCATTTTCCCTCTTTCTTTTTATTTTTTTCCAAACATCCCACTCGTCGCTGCCACAGCCACAGAAAAAAAGGGCCTTGCAGCGGTGCCACGGCGAGAGGCATATATCGCACAAAAAAGGCGCGACCACAAAGACGCGCCTAAAGGGCCTCGCTGCGGCGCGCACCCACGAGAGACCATGAGAAAAAATATACACAAGTACAAAAAGAAGAGGCCTTGCGACGCAGGAATAATACTGAGGCGCTTGTGCACCAAAACAAAAAGAGGAAAAAGGGTTCTCTTTTGGGCGTTGGAAAAAAAAAGAATGGCAAAGGGCGCTAGAGCAAAAGAGTGCACATGCACACGAGCACAAACGGGGTCGGGTTTCAGGCCCCGCCGTGGGCGGCAATATAGTTGACCACCTTGTGATGACCTCGGGCGCGGGCAAAGGCAATGGCGTCGGGGTGCCACGGGCAGCCGATCTCGTGCAGGTAGCGCACACAGTCGATGGCGCCGTGCGAGGCAGCCATGCACAGTGTCTGTGCATCGGGTCGCTGGCCGTGCTCGCACAAGTAGCGCAAACAATCGACGCGCATTGACATCTTGGCGGCAACAGTCAGGTGGTTGGGCGTAATTGTGCCTCCCCTCTGGCACAAGTAGGCGAGGGCATCGGCGCGTCCCCGGCGAACGGCCGCATCCATCGCGGCAGTCGACACGGTACACCCCGTGTGCTCGCAAAGGTGGCGCAACACCTCGACACGACCATTAAGGCGAGCCTCGGTCTCAACGGCTGAGGTGCCGGCCGGACAGCCGTGATCACGCAAATAGGCAAAGACGGCCATGTCGCCAAATTTGATGCCGTCCCCCATAATGCCGGCCGCCATGGTGGCGGCGTCCCATGGGCAGCCATTTTCGTGCAAGTAGGCCAGACTGTCGACCTGGCCCAGGCGTGCAGCCAAGGTGCACATTTTTGCGACAAGGCGCATGCCGCAGGCCTTGACATAGGCCAACAGGGGCAAGTGGCGCGCACACAGAATTGCCTCGACAATCTCAACATCTGGGCGTAGGCCATGCTGGTAGACATAAAAGATGCCCTCGGGGTGAGGTGAATGATACTCTCCATGATGCCGGCTCCCGTGCCAGTCAGCGCCCAAAAGGCGGTGCTCGTGGATGCATCGCATGGTATCACGGTGCCAGCATCCTGCGCCACTGTGCTCCTCGGGGTGGTTCTCGGGGCAGCCGCGGGCGCGCGCGTACGCGACGCAGGCCTCGTGGCCGCCGCATTCAGCCGCCGCTATTGTCCACGTGTCCCAGGGACAACCATGGCTGTGAAGAAAGACTAGACAGTCGAGATGGCCGTGCGCTGCGGCTGCGCTGCATGAAGCCTCGTCCCATGCGGGCGCATCTGGCAGAATCGCAAATGGTATGTGTGGGTGCGCAGGCATTCGCGCAAGATGGGTCAACACTGCGAGATGGCCGCCGGCAGCGGCAACTCGAAAGGTGCGCGCCAGCACAGGTTCGCCCCGATCAATGGCCCGTTGCAAACACGCAATGTGGCCCGCCGCCGCGGCGCGATCGACCATGCGGTCGCGACCATCGGGAGGCGTCGAACCGATGCAGGGCGCGCCGCGACCCAATGCAGCCACGTCGCCTGCAATCGCAGCGCAGTGCCTCGAGACCAGGCGCACACGGACGGCGAGGTCGATGCAGGCAATATGGTAAAAGATGCGCGCCACCACCTCGTCGGGCAGCGCGGCCAGCAGGTCGTCCTCGTCGTGCGGGTTGACCTTGTGCTTTTTGCCGCGCGGTATAGTCTCAACGAGCGCGCCGCGATCGCCGACCGCACGGAGCCGCTTGGTGCCAGAGAGGTCGTCCATCCGTATGGCGTGGTTTTACGGTTCTTTTTGCGGTTCTTTTTGCGATTGTTGAAAGTGCCCCCTTGGCCAATGGCGCGCAGCAAAAAAGAGAGAAAGAAAGAAAAAAAGACTTTGGGGTCGGGCGAATGCGTCGGCACAGCGGGCCGCAAAAAATGGGAGTGCGACAAAAGGCCGGCCAGGCGCAGGACCCAGTGGCGCGACAAAATTTGTTGGCAATTGTTACCGACACTTGGGGGTCGCATGTTCCCAAACTATCCTTTTATGCAATTGGCCAATCCGCTGGAGGATCGTTGGACTCGAAAAATACGCCGCAAAAGGGAGCCGAAAGACGGTGCGCTCGCGGGCACTCTCTTGCGACTCTGGCGCAAGATTGCGGCTTCCGCAAAAAGTCCTACAATAAACAAAAGGGAGCGCGAAAAAGAAAGAAAAAGCGAAATAATGTATGACGGCCGGCGACGGTTGAGAATGTAGTCCTCGCGCATGCAAAATCATGTCCCAATCCGACAGCGTATGTGCAAGAAAAAAAAACGGGGCAGCGCCACGGCAGACAGTGCAAACTTTTGTCTTTAAATTGTGTATGTGCATTTTTTGCGATTTTGTGAGACAAGATCAAAATGATCCACCCAAAAAAAGAGAATGGGCGCCCAAGAGACAACAACGGCCGGTTTTTTGGCGCGCGCTAGGGGTTGACGTAGCGGGGCATCGACACATAGCCGCCGAGCCACACGTCGCCCGCGGCGTCGTTGATGCGCGCGTGATTGTGCTGATTGCCCTGGCGTCGCCGCTGCCAGGCGCAACAGCGCGCCGCGACCTTTTTGCGATGGCACCAGCACGTGCCCACGACGACGAGAAAGGCCGTGGCCGCAGCGCCCACGATGCCGCCAGCGATCCACGCCACGGCCTCGCGATGGCACGACCAAAAGGCGTCCCGGCGTCCAGGTTTGCCGCCAGCGCAGGGACCCGTCGTGTTGGTCGACCCCGCCGCCGGGACCGTGTGGCACCCGTGGCCTTGGCCCGGACCGCACCATTCGCAGCCGCACCGCCGGTAGCAGACCTCGTCGTCGATGAGCGACTCGCACGGGCCGTCGGTCGGGTCCAGCGGCGACAGGCCCGACTCAATCCCCGCCGCCGTCTGTATTGCATAATCATTTTCTGTGTCGACCGACATGGTGATCTCGGAGCGCGTGGCGTGCGCCGCCATCGGTTCCCAGCAAAAGACCAACGCGGCGCACGCGAGCAAGAGACCTGCGTGCACAGGGGACGGCGGGCGACCGCCGCCTTGCTTGGCGTGGCGTCCCATGACCGTTGTGCCTCTTGTCGGCGATCTCCACATCTTTTCTTTTTTTTTGCTGTCCCCCTGGCGATGGCTCTGTGCGGTGCACGCTTTTTCCATGCCCATCGCTCCTTTTTTTTCTTTCCTTTGCGAGGCGACCGCCGCCACCACCACGACCCTTGCGTGCCCGCAGGGATCCGCCAAAAAAGGGCATGCAAAAAAGGTGAAAAAATGTTACTTCCACCGACAGCATGCATGGTGCGGTCAGGTTGGGCAGACCGGTCGCCATCCGAGTGCCCTCACCGAGATTGTTTGCACGATTCAAAAGACAAAAAATGGCTTTCATGTTTTTGAGAGAGGCTATACAAAAAAACCTCAATAGAGGCGAAAGGGGGGTGTTGTGATACCTATGTCGTGCATGAGGCGCCCTAATAGTTGTTGGCACGCACGACCGTGGCGACGGCCATAAGGCCAAGGCAGATGCCCACACCGAGTGCGGCACCGTCGCCGACAAGGCCGACGCCGCGACGAAGCCATGCCCATCGCACGCAACTGCCAGTGTCAGTGGGACTGCTTGGCACAGCAGAAGATGGCGGCGGCATCAAGATGACGTCGATGCGATTGTGTCGGCGCTTGGCCCAGTGTAGGGCGTCGCGTCCAACCTTTCCATTGACTATCTTGGCGTCGAGGATATAGGCACGCAGCGTCGTTGCCCCGTTGCAGAGGCGCTTGCGATCTTTCGGTGTGAGGGGATGTACCGAAAGCGACTGGTCGAGATGATCGTGGCGATCGATGGCCCACTGGCAGCGGTCGCGCCGGTCGCGCTCTTTTTCGCCACATGCGGCAGCACCGCGTCCCGAGGTCATGATAAACTTGGCCAATTCGTCCATCTCGGCAACCACGGCCCGGATGGCCTTTGTGGTCTCTTGGTCGCCTCTGCATGCGGCCCGAAGGGCGGGCATGCGCAGTCGGTCGGCCACGCAGGCCAAGCGCTCACGCGCCTCGGGATCAGCCGGCACGGTGCCATAGCACAGATAGTCCACGACCGGCGTAAAGTCGGCCGGCGAGCAGTCGACAAAGACAGGCTTGTGGTCGTCGTGGGCCAGAGAGGCCAGGGGCGCCAGCAGTGACCCCGGCTCGCATGCCGATAGCGTCTCGGTGGTGGTGCACATGCGTGTGCCTCTCAGGTCAAAGGTCACAACGGAAGACGGCTTGCTTTGCGTCCACGACTGCGAGGGCGAAAGGTAGAGGTTGCATGACGAGTCGTCCATCGACTGGTGGTCGTCGGCCCGACCGTACGGGGCGTCGCCGTCGTTGTTGTTGTTGTCGTCATCATTGTGAACATCATCGCGGTGTTCAAACATGGTGTCACTGGTTCGAGGTCGGTTTGTGTTGTCGGTGTGTCAATGCGTTTTTATGTTGCAGGCGCGGCTCTGTGATGTGTTTCCATACGCCGCCGACCATTCGGCCTTTTTCCTGGATCGGGGAAATCGGCAGTGGTTGGTTGGCTTGCGGCGCTTGAATGGGTCAACAACAAAGGTATGAGGCCAATCAGCATGTTGGCGCCAAGTCGTCGGCGAATGGCGCAGCAGCGACACCGAATGGCCGCACAAACAAAAAAGGAGGGCCGAGCCACCACAAAAAGGACCGCCGAGCCCAACACGCACGCCACACCCTCGACAAGGCCGACTTTGGACGACGAGACAAAACAACAATAGACACACGCACGCACCAAAAAACAACGACGATGCAAAATGGGATCGACATCGCCGCGCCCCAACGGTCAGGCCGCTTTCCCGTGGCCCCGCCGGCCCAGAATCGGGGTCTGTGGAGGATAATTCTGCCGATCGCCGGAAACATTCTGTTGGTCGCACTGCTCGGGGCCATTGGCAGCACAAGCCAATCGCCGGCCTTTTGTGTCGCCATCGGTCTGACATGGTTGTTCCTTGCGACGACCTGCCGGGACGCCCTATGCAGTCGGAGCGAACAGAGAGCGATCGCCGCGCTCGCGCTCAACGTCGACAGCGCCGTGCGCACCTACACCGAGGGTGCGACGCCCATGTTTGAGATTGACGAGGCCGTCGCCCATGCGCTTGCCGATCCCTGGCATGCGTGCGGTGGCGCCGCCGCCCGTCTCAGCCTCTATGTTATGTACTCGCCGCCTGTCGAGGCCGGTGGCTCGATCGCTCGCGCCGTCTACACGCGCGACCAGGCCGAGCGCATCTGGCCCCACCTTTTCCAAGGTCCGACGGCCCGACAAGACAGACGCCGCCTGTTCAACTACACAGTGCGCATTCCCACCACGCGCCGCGTCGGCGCATCGCCCGTCGGCGACGTCTGCATCATCTCGGTCTACACGGCCCTCCACCCCGTCGACGCCTTTGCCTATGCCCTGGACACGGGCGTGGCTGCCAGGATGGCCGCCGACCGTCTTGTCCAAAATCGCCTCCAGGAAGAACACAAGAGACGGTTGGAGCGCCAGAAGGCCGTCTGGGACGAGGAGGAGCGCCAACCCAAGGCGCAGCATCCAACGAAGCCATCCGAGGCGCAACAGACCGCGCAGCCGCCGCCGCTCTTTGTCGTGCCGCCCATGACCCATTGACTTTTGGGTTCTTTTGGCGTGTGTTGGCTCTCGTCGCCAACTCTTTTTTTTTCATGGCCTGCGGCATCTGCGCGCCTTTTTTGGCTCTTTGTGCGCTTGCGCGTGCGTGCGACAGGCTTTCTAAAAGAATATCAAAAGATATCAAAAAAAAGACCTACCCTTTTGTTTCTTTTTGGGATTTTTTTTCGAGAACCAAAAAAATGCGGGCGCAACAAAAGTCGGGGCAACCAGAGCGCCGGTGGCCTGGACAGTTTTTTTCTAGTGACGGAAATGGCGCATGCCGGTAAAGACCATGGCGACGCCGGCCTCGTCGCAGACGGCGATCGAGGCTTGTCGCCGCCGCGTGAGCCGCCCGGCTGCACGATGGCGACGACGCCGCCGGCGATGGCCTTGCTCGGGCCGTCGGGAAAGGGAAAGTAGGCGTCGCTGGCCATGACCATGCCCGCGAGGTCGAGCGCCGGCCTCGGGTAGTTGTGCGCGCGCATGAGCGCCACCTCGACGGCGCCCACGCGGCACGGCTGCGCGGCGCCGGCCGCGATCATACGTCTGTCCTTGACCAGCACGACGGCGTTGGACTTGACGTGCTTGCACGCGCGCTCGGCGTACAAGAGGTCGAGCGTCTGATCGAGGTCGGGTTTGGCCTGCGTGACCACTTTCCAGCGACGCACGCCATCTGTAATGTCAACATCATCGCCCCTGCTTCGGACATCATCCGCGACGAGATCGTTGGACGCCGTGTCGCGCTCGTGCACGAGCAGACCGCCGAGGGCGCCGCGCACCGTGATCGGCGTTGGATCCCACGTATTGATGCACAAGAGGGTCTTGCGCGGCAGCAGTTGGACAACGCCTTTGGCATAGCCGGGCGCGAGGACGACGTCGAGGTAGAGATGCGCGACGAGCGCGGCCGTGTCGGCGTCGAGCGGTGCGTTAAAGACGGCCACGCCGCCATAGGGCGACAGCGGGTCGACGGCGATGGCGCGCTGCCAGGCTGCGGCCATCGTGGTGGCGCTGGCCAACGCACATGGAATACCGTGCTTGAGTACGGCGGCGGTGGGACCGTCAAGGAGAAAGTCGGCCATGAGCGCGATGGCGGCATCGACGTCGAGCAGGTTGTTGTAGGACAGACGCGGTTTGGCCGGGTTCATGGCAACGGGCGTGATCACGCGCGAGAGGTCGCCCACAAAGGCGCCACGCTGGTGTGGGTTTTCGCCATAGCGCAGCGTCAGTGTCTCTGCCGTGGACGACACCTTGCCGCCGGGGACCTCTGCCACTGTGGTGAGGTCGGGCGCGGTCGGATGGGCGCCGCCGGGCGGGACATCGGTGACAGGTGCAGGCGAAGCCATATCAGCAGGTGTCTATCGTCGGGGCAAAGTGAAAAAAGGAAAAAGCGCAAACACCGGTCGATCGACCACCGCGAGGGCGTGCCAATTGAACCAAAAGCAGAAACAAGGAGAAAAAAACTCTTGTGCGCTTGCAGCGGCAGCGGCCGACCTGACGAGGTCGGCCGCCGTTTTCTTCCGACCACCACTTTTTGCCGGCACACAGAGGCCGCCAGAAAGAGGAAAAAAAAGGCGAGACACAGGCTACACCTTTTTCCTTTCGGCATTTGCTCTTTTTTTTGTTACTGGATATTTTATTTGCCTTTTTTCATGTCTTTTATGCAGGGGAAAGAGGGCGAATGCTGGGCAATGGCCGGACACCAGTCGGCCGGTCGGCGTATTGTAGACGACCGACCAGAGCCGGCTTTGAGCCGAGGAAGATGCTGCCTCTGCCTGGGGCTCCCCAACGCTTTACATTTCAGGCCAGAGGTCCGCGACGACATGGGCCGCGCCGTCTTGCTCCCACTGCGCGGGATCTTGGGGGTCCAATAATGATGTCCAAGACTGGCGCAGGGTCATCAGGTCGTCATAGAGCCCTTTGTAATCCTCGTCGGTCGGACGCGGCATGCCGTGCGACCGAGAGCGCTCTCTGTTCGGTCCCTGAGTGCCGGCGGGGTCGTGCTGCATTGCCCGCGACAGTCACGAAAGGGAGACGAGGAGAGGGACCGCGAGGGGTTTAGGCGGTCGGCGGCTACTGCCCGATGGGAGAGCGTGCCTTTGTCTTTTGGGCGTCGGCTTGTTCTTGGTGATTTTATTTTGATGGGCATGGCCCGATCAACCTTTTTGCTGGCCCGATAAAAGTTGCACCGACGTGTGGCGCTCCTTTTTTTTGCGCAACGGCTGCGCACGTATGGCCTTGTGCGGTTGCGGATTTAAGGCGCCATCTCGCAGTTTTTTAAATGGTGATCAACGCGGAACGCAATTTGGGGTTTCCGAAATTTTTGGAGCGCCCTGAAGGGAAATAACCGGGCGGGCGAATTCGTCCCTCCCTTGCGAGTACCGCGGAGGAGTGGAATTCCAAACATGGTCGCGGACCATGTTTGGATTCCAGGCTTTTGCCGATTTTGTCCGGTAAACGCGTTCAAATTTTTCCGAAACCCAAATTACGTTCCGTCGCCACCACCATTTAAAAGAAACTGCGAGATGGCCCCTTAAACTCTGCCCATACGGCCTGGCTCGCCGTCCAGCCCAAAGAGGGACACGACACTCGCCGGAGGGCAGACAGGGCAGACGCAGGGTCCGCGTGCGTAAAACAAAAACGCGGGGGCCAACCCAAACTTGGTACCGCAGACAACGCGGTGGCATTGGTGTCGCCGAGTTGTCGATCCGACATGTGCCCAACCTGAAAAAAACTCCCAACAGACGCGACAAACACACCCGACGAGCAAGTTGCGGTCGGTTTTTCAAAAAAAAGGAGAGAAACAAGACAACCTCAAGAGACGCCTGATGTGCGACCTTTTAAAAAGAGACACGGTCGGCGATAGCAATGCACAGGATGGCCAGACGGTGCGCGTCTATGTGGGCCTCGGGGGCAACACGGCGCCCGCGCCCTGTTGATTGACGAGGCCGTGCGCCGCGTCGCTGCCGAGGTTGGACCCGTTGTGGCCACGTCTTTTCTGTACGAGACTGCGCCGCAACTAGTGACCGACCAGCCGATGTTCCTCAATGCCGCCGTTCTGGTCGAGAGTCGGATCGTCGACCCGCACGCGCTCATGTATGTGCTCCAAGGCATCGAGGCCGCCATGGGCCGTGCGCCGCTGGGCGAGCGTCTCCGATACGGACCGCGGCCGATCGACCTCGATATCCTGTGCTATGACGATGGTATCACGACCGTCGACTCGGACGATCTTGTCGTGCCCCATGCCCTTTTGCGCACTCGGTCCTTTGTCCTGCAGCCGCTCGTCGACATCCGTCCCGACCTTTTGATACCGTCCGGTGTCGGCGCGGTCAACGGCACATCAGCCACAGTTGCGCAATTGTGGGAGGCCCTCTTGGCTGGATCCAACGAACCGCTGCCGAGGCGCGTGCTCCCTTTGGGCGCCCACCGCGTCGTCGACCTCGACTCGATTGCCGGCCATCGCACGCCGCTCCTCATGGCCATCGTCAACGCCACGCCCGACTCGTTTAGTGGCGATGGCATACACACGGTTGTTGACGAGAGCGCCAGTGATGCCGATGCCCCGTCGCCCAGGGCCCTTGTCGAGCAAACCATCGCACACGGCGCTGACGTGGTTGACGTGGGGGGCTACTCGACTCGTCCTGGCCATACCACTGTGTCTGTCGAGGACGAGACTCGTCGCGTGATGCGAGTCGTGTCGAGTATCGCGGGTATCCCGTCAGATAGCCCCAAAGAGAGCGACGACGGTGCGCATTTCCCTCGTGGCGACAATGTCGTATTGTCTAGAGACTTGCTCTTGTCCATCGACACTTTTCGTCCCGAGGTGGCACGGGCCTGCATCGAGGCCTTGGCGCCCTCGCACGACCGCCGCGACGCCGTCGTGTGGATCAATGATGTCATGGGCATGCGCTGCGACCCGCTGGCCATGGCCGACCTCTTGCGCCAACACGACGGCGTCGGCATCGTAATCATGCACAGCCGCGGAGCGCTCGATGCGATGACGAGGGATCCGGTCGCGGCCTCTGATCTCTTGGCACCACATCCAAAAGACAATGACACGGATGACATTATCACTGCGGTGGCGTGCGATCTCTTGGCGACGGCGGCATGGGCCGAGGCTCACGGAGTCGCGCGATGGCGCATCGTGCTCGACCCCGGCATCGGCTTTGGCAAGTCGCTGGCCGACAACGTGGCCCTGGCAGGGGGCGCCGCGCGGCTCAGGGCCGCCGTCGGTGGCTACCCGGTGTTGATCGGCGCGTCGCGCAAGTCCTTTCTGGCCAAGGCGACCGCTACCGCTGCCGACAAGCGCGCCCGTGACGCGGGCCGCACAGTCACTGTGGACGACAATGGCGGTCTTTCTAGCGAGACGCGCCAACACGCCAGCCACGCTGTGACGGCCATTGCCGCGTGGGAGGGCGCCCACATTGTACGCGTCCACGACGTCATCGGCTCGCGCGCCGTCTTGGACATTGCCGCCGCGCTCGCCAACGGACCTGCCGCTGCCGACTAACTGCCCACCGTCCCCACTCTTTCATTGTCTTCTTTTTTTTGGCGCTCATACCCTTTTACGGATTATATGGAGAATCCTGACAAACTCAACTTTGATGTCGAGTTTGAAAAATAATTAAAATGAATAAAAAAATTCAACTTCAGGATTTAGGAAGTAAAGATTATAAATCGACCTGGGAATATCAGGAAGAATTTTCAAAGATATAGTCGACTTAAAAATCAAAAACCGAAGAGAAGAACTCGATTTACCAACACCCAATTATTTACTTTTTGTAGAACATCCGCATGTGTATACATTAGGAAAAAGTGGTGATCTTGAAA